GGGCAGGTTGCTCACAGCGACCTCTCTGGCGTGGGCACAGACGATCATCACGACGAGGCCCACACTCATGCTGCGGACTCGGGCGGGCAGTTGGACTGGGACGTGGTATGGGCCGACGCTGTGCACAATCACCAGAGCGACGCCGAAGGCGGCAAGCTCGACCATGGCGCGGCGCTGAATGGGCTGACTGATGACGACCACACACAGTATCTCCTGGCCACCGGCGCACGCACTGGGGGCAGCAGTCAGGCGCAGACTTTCACCAATGGCATTAAGACGAACACGGTGGCCGAGCGGTCCTCCGGTTCGGGTGTGACCATCGACAGCGTGCAACTGAAGGATGGCGAGATCGCAGCCTGCACGGCCCGCGGCTGTCGCGCCATCCGTACCACGACGCAGAGCATCCCCCACGGTTCGTGGACAGCACTGGACTTCAACAGCCAGGTGCACGATACAGACAGTGGATTCGGCGGCACCGCCTTGAGCCCTGATACCAAGCTGTATGCTAAGACTGCCGGATATTACATCGCTGGCGGAGGCGTTACCTTTGCATCCCCTGGCGCTGTCGACCGCAAGCAGGCCATCATGATCCAGAAGGATGGCACTACCAAGCTGGGGCTTAACGACGTTTATGCTGGTCTGAATGCGTCGACCAGTGTCTCGGTCGTGACAGGCATGTTCTACATGGCAGCTGGCACGTACGTCGAGTTCCTGGTGTTCCAGGACACTGGGAGTTCCTTGAACACACAGGCGGCCACGTCTACCACCCAGCAGAAGGCCAACGGTTGGCTATCGAATCACACAGATTCTACGCAGCACCAGCGAGCCTGGTAGACTGCGATAAACCTGTCACAGGAGGCAAGTATGAGCGAAAATCTACTCAAGAATGGTAACTTTGAGCAAGACTGGGGCGACGAGCGTAGCCACCGTTGCCTTGTGTTTGAGTCGAGAGAGGTGGCAAAGTGGAACTAAAACCCGGTCAGAGTGTGACAATTAAGTGCCAAGATTGCCATGGCACAATCGAGGGCATCCCCTACGCTGAGGACTTCAGGCTGCCTATGGCAAACCTGGGCCAACCTTGGTACGAGGCAACCCGGCGCTTTGGGGCGTATGACTATCACCCCGACCGATGTGAGGATTTTAACCTCGAATCTGGGGGCGATACTGACTTGGGGGAACCGCTCGTTGCGCCGTTTTCGGGCATCGTTCTCAACGCGCGCGACTGGGGTAACCGCATTGGAAATATCGTACAGCTTCTGGGTGTCGCACGCACCGGCGAGTTGGTCGTGTGGGCTGGCTGGCACCTGAAAGATATGGCAGTCAGCGATGGCCAGGTCGTGCGGATCGGCGACAGCCTGGGATCCATTGGCAACGCAGGTGGCCAGTACAGCGCCCACCTGCACAACCAGATATGCATTACGAACATGTGGAGTATCCCGACGCCAAACACCTACGTGGGCGATACCAGGTACAAGTGGGTGCAGCCATCTATCTTCTACATCGAGCACGGCGTAGACCCAGCCTTAGTCAAAAGAGTCTGCGAGTGGGACGGCGCCTGATTTGGGATAAATCTGCGATATATTTGGGATATCGGTACTGGACGAGACGCCCAACAAGGTGTATACTGGGGACAAAGGAGGCCTGCATGGATATTTTGCCGGGGCGAAATCCACCCCTTGACAAGTGTTAAGTTCTTTGCTACACTAATAGAGGAGGTGGAAAACAATGCCCAAAAGAAAGTACGACCCAGAACAGGTGAGGCAAGCGGTCATCGAGTACCTTAAAAATGGAGGAAAACAAACCTGGGCAGCGGCGTCGAGGGCTCTGGGTATACCGCCATCCTCCCTCAAGGACACCATGGAAAACACGTGGCCCGAAGGGGAGAGCCTGGAAGAAGTGGTGGATGCCCGCACAGAGCAGGTCGTCAAGGCTCTCAAGCACGGGCCCCAGACCAGGATCCATCTCGCGGACATCCTGGATGTAGGGCCCGGCACTATCGACAAGATCCTCGCTGGCATGCGCGAGAGCGGGCGCTACGAGCTCTCCGAGCGAGCGAACAAGATCGTGATGCCCAAGCGGCCGGCGCACCGGCCCAAGTTGGACTACATCTGGCCACAGGGCCAAATGATCTCATTGCTTCACCTGTCGGACCTGCATTTTGGGTCGATCCATCACCAAAATAGTGCCCTGCGGCATATCACCAAGGTGGCCGTAGAAGAGGAGGGATGCAAATATGGACTCGTGAGCGGCGATATCACCCACGGCATCAATATGTACCGGGGTATCAACTTTGACCTGTACGCTTATGGAGGTGACGAGCAGATCGACGCAGCCTGCGAAGGCCTGCCCCAGTACGAGGGCTTTACCTGGCTCCTGATGGGCGGGAACCACGACGAGTCACACTTCAAAGCAGACGGCGTCAACGTGGTTCGCACCATCTGTGAGCATCGCAGTGACTGTGTATACGCCGGGTTTGGAAAGTCAGACATCCCACTTATGCAGGGAGACACCGGGGCACTGAACGTGCGTATGTGGCACCCAACCGGAGGGGCACCTTACGCCAAGTCATATAGAGGCCAGAAGGGCGCGGAGGACGCCACAAAAGACTGGCTGAACGAGGCCGTCACAGAGGCCGAAACACGATTGATTGTTATCCTACAATGGGGCCACGTCCATTACAAGGACCTGTTCTTTCATGGCCCCATGACCGTCCTCAACCCCGGCTGCTTTGAGAGCCAGAACATCTACTTGGCCGAGAAGGCGCTCACGCCAGAAATCGGCGGGGTGATCAGCCACACGCAGCTATCTGGCGGCGGGTGGTCGTCACAAACACAACTGCGCTGGCTCCATTACCGGGTTGCCGAGGACGATTACAAGCCCGTGAAGCACACCGATCTCATGGATGTGGAGATCTCGGAACCGTTATTCGTGCTTCATCAAGAGAATGAAAGGAGTGACTGAGATGGACTTGGAACTACTTTTGTGGGGAGTGCCGATCCTGGTGCTTGTGTCGGCGCTCAAGGCGTTCCTGCAAGGATGCGGCCTCAGCGGTAACGCCCTGGAGAATATCTGTGGCGCCATCTTTGCCGGCCTCGTGGTCGTGGTGATGCTTTTGGAGGACCTGGTGGCCCTGCTTCCGTGGCTGGCCGCCTATGGGCCGATCACCCTGGCCGCCATCGTCGCGTTCTTGACATACAGAGGATACTGGCCAGAAGCGCTCAAACAGCGGCTGAAAGCGGCGTCGGCTACGGATACTGCCCTTGTCACACTCGCGGTGGCCCTGGGAGTGGTTGTCATCCTTCTCCTGTAGCAGGCAGGCCGCCAACTGCTTCGGAGAGATGAACAAGCCCCCGCCTGGAGAGCGGGGGCTTATACTTTATGCTGCGAAAATTACCTCTGGGGGTATTTACGTGACATAGACTATAACCGCACACAAGAACAGTACGGCGAGCACCCCGACAAGGCAATAGAACGAGAGACCAGGCCCTGTGTACGTTGGATCACCCGGGCCACCATTCATGTTCCAGTCTCCTTGCGCCGATTCCCGATTATCATCCATTACCAGCCTCCAGGTAGCCGGCCGATGATCCATGCGCACAGCGGCACCAGCACCATCAAGATCGGTACTATCAGCCACCTTGGGGCACTCCCCCGCCTTCTGCGCGGTGTACTACGTTTCCTGTACTGACCACTGCGACTCGGCTGGCGGTAGTAACGACGACTCATGGTACTTCTCCTTTTCTGTCTGGAGATCGCGCAGTCGCTGGGCGGCCGCGGCCATGTCTAGCTGTATCCCCGCGACCAGCATCCTGTCTATAATCTCCATCGTGGGAAACTCAAAGAACCCACTAAACTCTCCAAAGTGCGCCGGCAGTGTCATTGCGCACCCTCTGACGTTGTCACTTGCGTGAGCTTCACATGCACGCCGTACTCGTCGCGCCACCCCATTCGATCCCATGGCACCTCTCCGGCGTTCCCTTGCGGCGCAAACGGCATCCCGTTATAGCTCATGGTAGCGCTCCCGGGCCCTGCGACCCACACCTCTGTGTGCCAGTATTCCCCGGCGTACTCTGAATACGTCACCGCAAACCCGTTTGATGCCCAGGCATTCTGCGCGCACACTACCTCTCCGTTCGGGTAGGTGACGGCGACCTGGCCAGGCCCACAATGATCAGTGGGCCCGGCCGCAACACACAAGAGCACCAAAGCCAGCCAGATTACTCTTCTCACATCGTCCTCCCTCTCGGCGCAGGCCGATCCCGGAACCCATCATCGCGGGACGGGCGGCCCATATTGGGCGTTCCGCCGGGCCTGCGTGGCGACCCGCCAGGCGGGCGGCTGTGACTGCGTGGCGAGTTACCGCGAGAGTGGCTGCGCGAGGACTGGCCGTGTTGTTCATGCCACTCTTGGAACTCTTGGTTGGCCACCTTGAAGTTTGCGATCTCCTTGGACAGTAGCGATACCAGAAACTCAATCACGTACTCGACGAATGCCAGTATGCCGCCGACCACGAAGATGACAAGATAGTTGAGGGTTGTCACGATACCGTCCGCTGCCGCGCTCAGGTATAGCCCCAGCCAGTTCGTCACGATATCGGCAACAAACACCAGGGATCCGATGGTCATGCCGATGGCGCGCGCGTCCGGGCCGAGTTCTGCGCGCTGATCTGGGTCTGTCATAATGGACGACGTTGCCATCTCGATTGGGCTCATGATGATGCTCAGGGCCCAACAAAGATAGAAAGCGCTCTCGCTCTTCCCAAAAATGGGGATCATGCCATCGGCGCTATATAGAATGTCGAAGTACAGGAGCACGAGCGCGGCGATTATCCCGGCCCCCATCCACCCAATCTTCCAAATGGCTGTGATGCGCCTCTTCGATGCAGATTGCAGGTCTTTGTCTTCACCACTTCTCCGTGTCACGGTTTCTACCTCCGTTTTTGGTTTACAGATCGGTTCGGTTTGTTGGTTTCCTGGTTATAACCGATCCAAACGAATCGCTAGCCACTGTGGAGTGGGGCGGTGTACGCCGGCCGGTATCGCGTGTGCCGGTTCTTCTCCAGCGTCTCTGACACCCCGATCTGGTGGTAGTCATGCCCATTCCCGAACGTGGGCACCCAGATCTTGTCTCCGTCTGCTGCTATTCTGTTGAGGTATTTCTTCACCTTGCTGGCATGAGCGCTCTCCCAAGACACACTCCTGCCCGACCCGCCCACCAGCTTCATGATCTTCAAGAGATGTCGCGCACTGTTCCATATCGGCTGGCTTACGCCGGCCTCTTTGAATGCGCCTCTGGTGGGCTCTCGGCCCCGTTCATAGTGCCACATTGCCTGCAACCTGGCACACTCCACGATCTTTTCGGCCAGCGTTGGGTCCTGCGGGGGCTCGTCCGGGCCCTCCGCGTCCTCGATGTCTGCGTCCCACCCGTCATCCTCGTATATCTGGTATTCGTACGGATCCTCGTCCATGATGGGCGGCGCCGCTTCCGGCTCCATCATAGCGCGGTGGTACTGTAGGCCCCCCACGAGGGCCCCTGCTGGCGCCCCTGCCCCCAGGCACAACACTGTTAGCCCCAGGACTAGCTTGCCATACCCGATATCCGGCTCATTTGTGCCCAGGAACGTAAGTCCTAGCACTGTGGCGAGCGCCACTGCCCCCAGGAGGACACCTAGAAGGGCTCCTCTTTTCAGCGCATCTTTCATTGACCGCTCTCCAGTTGTTCTAGTCGCGTCAGGCCGCGCTCGAGCGTGGTGCATTCAGGGCCACTTAGCTGTCGTTGTTTTTGCGCCTGTATTAGAGCGCTAACTACCTGCTTCCAGGCAGCCGCCGCACTAAAGTTCTGCGCCACAAGCTGCGCGTGCTCGATATTTGCTGGCTGCGATGGCTCACCCAGATACAGAGTCCCGGAACCAAGTGGGTCATACACTTCATCCCACCCACTGATCAGGGATGGGTTCGTCCGATGCAGTTGCTGTACCGCTCTCTGGGCAGCATACTCCCGCCGCCGCCATGACCACGACAGTACAAGCGCAACAACCAGAACGGCGAGGGATGCGCCGCCCACGTACACGAGCCAACGCACCACGTCGTAGAAAGAGACGGTGGCCCTGGTCTGTGACTGCACCACCTCGGGCATTGGCGTCGGAGTTGGTACAGGAGTCCTGACGATTACCTCTGCGCGGGCTTTGGCCTCCGGGCCAAAGCTACGGATTCCCGCTGCGCCCATCGCGATCAGGGCAAAGATAAGCACGGCGCCCATAATGATAGCCAGGCGCCCTCCCCCTCCCCCACTGGTGTGTACGTGCACGTCGCTTCCGGGCCTCAAACCGTTATCATCGTAAGAATACGACATTGTCATACTCCGTTGTCTTACTCTGTCACACCTTGCCCAGGTCCCTGAGCTTAGCCGCCATCTCCTCGTGCTCCGCAGAGATCCCCTCACTATGGTGAGGGTTAGACCTCGGGACTGCGACTCCGTTATGCTCCAGGCGCTCCAGCGTCTCAGCCATGCGTTGATGTTGCTGGATCATGAGCTCGCACAAGGCCTCTACGCGGTCCTTGCCTTCTATGTACTGGCGAAGGGCCTGCCTCACCTCCCATGACGCGTTATCACAAGAATCGAGATAAACGACCAAATCGTGATCCTCGGGCGGGAAGCTAATGGTCTTTCTGTCTCTCTCGTCCCTCATCATTTGACCCCTAGCAGCTTGAAGTAGCCCCTGACGTTTGCCATGACCGGGTCATCCACCAAGATAGCCCGGGGGATCCTCTCCTGGATATATGCACCCAGCAGGGCCCCGCCGCCGCCACCGATCAGCAACTTGTCGATGCCAACCAGGTTCGGCCAACGCTGGCTCGTCTGGGCCACAACCTCGGCAACCATTGGCTCTGCGATCCCTTCAATGACTTCGCTAAGGTCTATCCATTCCCCGTCATACATCACTTTGCGGTCAGTGACAGCCCGCATCAGCTTATGCGTCCGCAGCGAGAGGCCGGGGCAGTTATCGTTCAGCCATGCCTGTAGCGCGCTTGTGATATCCATCGCACCCTTGGCGATAGATGTGCTCCCTGACGGGACCTCGGCCAGGCCATCCAGGGCCAGGATGTTGGTGGTATTTCCACCGATGTCGATCACTCCGACTGTGTAGTTCAGCCATGAAACGTCGTATTCCCCATTACCGTCGATCGCCTGGTCAATAACGACACCCCAGGCCTGGGGCACTACCCGGACCTCGTGCACGTGGAACCGCTGGGGTTGCCGGCCCTCGCGTACCACAACGTGTGTATCCTGAAGGCGCGCCCTCACGATCTCTTTGTTGGGCTTGTAGTGTGCCATCGGCAGCCCGACACAGAGGTCCAGGTTGTAGTTCAGGGCCTGCGTGACCTCGGTCAACGAGGCCAAGAACAGGTCGTACCATTCAGGCGACCGCACCCAGTCAGGTGACCGGGACTGCACGACGTGGCGACTTGTCATCAGTGCCCGCCGGCCGATAACCACATTCCGGGGCTCACGCAGGATAATTGATTTCCCCTCGAACCCCAGGGAGAACCGTGCCTCGTCGGGGGTCCCTACCGCTGAGGGAAAGATCGAACTCCCATGCTCGCCGTTAGCCCAGAGTACCTTCGTGCCCCAATACCCGACGTCTACCGCGACTCGTACCTGGCTCATTGTAGCATGCCTCCTTGTTCTTTCTGCATGGCCCGATACTGCGCGGCCCGCTTCCTGAACCCCTCGATGGTTTGACCGGTGAGGTTGTGCAGCACCGCGTCCAGGGCCTTTTCGACCTCCTCGTTGTCTCCGAACGCCTCTGCCACACCCATGATCGTGGACATGACCACCGTTGTAGAGACTAGTCCGGGCGGCCGGACGAAAACGTGACGTGGCATCACCGGCACATCTGGCTGGCCCGGGCGCGCGATCTGTATCGTCTGCACGTCCTCTGTAAAGACAAACGTGCCTACGTACGCCCAGCCGGCCTGCGTCCACTCCGCCAAATCCTCGACGGCGATAGTCTCGTTCACCGGGAATGTCTTGATGATGTTGTTGATAGGGTCTTCCATGTTTATCCTCCTGATATCTGTATCACTAACCACAGCGTCAGCACCGCGAAAATCGACACGGTGGCAACAGCTACGACCGAAAAGCGGACCAGCGGCCCCAGGAATATGACCACCCACAAGGGCTCGTCCTTGGGATACTCGGCACTGTAAATCACAATATCCTCGCTCACTGAATCACCGCCATTATGGCACAGGTTACAAGGCACGAGAAAATTGCCCACAGAGCCGCGAACCGCATGAGTGGAGTGTGTAGGAATGCCGGCATATCGACCCCAGGCTTCGCAGCACTCCAGACGGAAGGTTCAACTGTCTCGTCGCCTACTTCCTCGATATAGTCCCGCGCCCACTGCGGCGGACTTGCGTGATACTCTACTTCATCCATGCAACCGCCTCCTCTCTGCTCATCAGTGGATTTCTCTTCTGCGGTCTCTGCATGCACTCCAAGACCGTCAAGAGTCGCCCGTCCTTGATCTCTGGCGTCCACTGCATCTGATTCCCACGACCAGACACCCACTCGAGGCGCCCTTTCTCCAGGATCGCCTGATACACGTTGTGGGCGGCCACAACGTCCTGTCTCACATACTCGATGACCAAGTCCTGACGTTCCCGCCCCTCTTTCCAGGCTGCCGGCGCCTGAGCACCGGTCATTCCATCTAACTTGCCTTCGACGCCCATCCCCTCGGCCGCCGCCTTCAGGCTGCACATGTAACCGAGGTCGTTCATCATCTGGAACCCGGGATCAATCTGACCCCACGCCAGGGCGATGATGTCGTGCTTCATCGACTCGGGGGCCTCCTCCATCAGGACCCAGAAATCGAAACGCGCTCCGTTCCACGCCAGGGGAGGGTTGCCGCGCTCGACCTGCGAGATCAGGTACTGTACCATCACACAAACCTCGTCCTGGTCCATCTTGGGCCGGAACGCCTTGGCCTTGTCCTGCTCCAGCGGGTGCCAGTCCATCAGGCGGTTGCCCGGAATGGCCAAGGTGGCCGCGCAAGTGATCCCCATCTCGCTGAAGTAGGGCTCCCAGGGCTCACCCTTCTTCAGGTTGTCCTTAGCGATCTCGATGTCAAAACTGACGTATCCCATGCTAACCTCCTAGAAATTCCCACGACCAACTCCGGGGCGATACGCCCGCGATGTTGCAGGCAATGAAGTGGTTGGTGACGATCCCAAGTACAATCAGGTCAGTCAAGACGCCGGCGAACACACAGCTTGCCATGTGCCCCCTGGCGCTAAACCTGCCCTCGCCCTTCTTGCCGATGTACCAAAACCACACTGTGAATAGCATCTCTCACCTCTGGCTCTTACCGCGCTTATATCCCATCACATAAATGACTTCTGCTATGAACCTGATCGCTCTTAGGTATACTGACATCTCGGGTGTTGCTTCCTGCGCCCCACAGAGCGCCGCAAATGACGATGCCCACTCGACTAATGCGGGCGCAATGACACCCCAGTCCTCGCTGTTAGTGGTAATGATCTGCGCACGCACGTTTTCTAGCATATCGGCATGCCGCGAGAGCCCCTGTAGCCCGGTCATTACTTCCCTCCCCTGTTTCCCCGCCACAGTCTCAGGCCGATGATCATAAGAACGGCCGATATGGCGACGGTCTGCCACCTGTTCCCGGCGAGGCCCGCCCCGAACATCCCGGCAGCCGCACCTATGAAGACATTTGCCTTCTTACTCACTCTTTGCCTCCCTTGTGTCCGCAAACTCGTTCGGGCTCACCTCGCACTTGGCCAACCGGTGCAATAGGGATGACCCATCGAAGTAGCCCTTCTTATACGAACTCTTCATAGCCTGCTTGATCAAGACAATCAGGGCTCGTGCTGCATCGCGCTGTTTTTCTGTTACAGAAATGTGATGTCCGTAAGAGGTTGGGTGGTACTCACCGATTACCTCTGCGCCACGCATCTGCTCATGCTTGCCCGTGTTGGCTTGCATCATGGCCAACGCGATGTCTCGGAATATCTCGGAGATCTCACCCAGGCCGTTGTAGTCGGACCACACACAGTCCGTACGCTCCTCACGGACCTGATTACCGATGTCAAAAGCGGCCTTGCACCTGGGACACAGTTCGGGCTCCCACCCACGCTTCCACTCTCTATAGAAGGTGTCGTTCCACTTCTCGCCGCACGCGATGCAGCGCAGCGTCGGGCCACGCCTGACCCAGGCATAGTCAACGATGTCCTTCTGGAGATCGAACGGAAGGTTCTTCATCTGCGCGGTAGACTTGGCACAATCGAGGGCCCCGGCCTTGGTATACATCCTATCGGATTCCTCGAACTCGTGCGTCGCCATGTCCATCCTGATGACTCTCCACCGATTGTAGGCCGGAGAGTTCCACTGGTTATACACAACCTCTTTGGCCACAAAGACACGCGTTGTTTGGTAGTTCTTCTCTTGTTCTCTGGATGAGTATCTCGTTGGCATCTGCGCCTCCCTACAGGGCGGGGGAGAGCCTCTCGGCCCTCCCTCGCCCCGGCTCGATTCGCGCCTAGAAGAAAGACTGTTCTTCGCCTTTCGAGCTCGTATCCTGTGAGGTTGTATCGTCGGCCTTGCCTAGTTTGACCTTCAATTCCTGGAACATCTCGCGCTTCGACTTCGGCCGCTGGCCTTTCCCGTACATCTTGTCGAGTTCCTTGTTAGCCTCAGTGGGGGACGCGATCCCGAGCTCGTCCTTGCAGTGCAGGAAGAACTCGCCCCAGCCCCAGTCCGGCTCTCCGACCACGGTGGCGCCGAGCTCCTCGATGGCGGCCTGCACGACGGGATCCTCGACGGTCTCGGTGGCGTCAGCGCCCGATGGGGCTGCGGTTGTGATTTCCGAGAACGGGCCTGCGGCCGTTGTCTCCGTCTTCGCTGGGTTGATCGCCTGTGGCGTTGGATCCTCCTTAACGATGGAATCCTCGTCGAACACGTTGCCCTCCAGCTTGTCCACGATCGCGCAGAGCTCGTCGTACCGATCGACCCACTCTGACTGAGGGATCCCGCACGACTTGATTGCGGCCTCTACGGTGTCGTGGCCCACGCCGTTCTCGGCCGCGTGCTCCAGGAGCATGTTCCAGATGGCCCTGGGGTTCAGTATGATCACGTCGGTCGGCTCGTAGAACTCGTGCCCAAAGCCCAGCGCTAGGGCGACAGCCTTACAGATCGACCGGCTAGCCGCACTAGATCGCCCCGAGGCGTCAGGCATCTTGCGCACGTTGTCAAAGTTCCCGACCGCGGTCCAGGTAAGCGGCAGCACGTCTCCGTTGTCAAGCTGCATAAACAGGGTCAGCTTGCCGCGCGCCCAGGCCGTCCACTTCTCGACGTCCTCTCCGTTCCGGCGGGGAATCATCTCCTTGCAGGTGCCGGTCTCCAGCACGTCAAAGTTCCAGAACGGGCCAAAGGCCTTCTGCATCAAGAGCGTCACGTCCTGGTGTTTCACATAGGTCAGCTTCGTTCCGCTTGGCCCCTGGCGCTCAAAGGTCATCTGCGGAGGCACTGGCCCCAACAGGGTTTTGAATGCCGCGTCTGCCTTGGGCCCATCCTGTCTCAGAAGTGAGTTGTAGTCCATCAGTTACCTCCTCGGTGGTTGTCCTACTCTGTCATAATATACCATGGGGCTCGACATCTGTCAAGTACCCAATTTCCCTAGCTCGTCGGTATTACCCTTTACCTTCAGGTACCATGGACGATCCTTCTGTAGCTTCTTGCGAAGAGCAGCGGCCTCCCTGCGCCGCTGCTCTTCGTCGTCTTCTTTTGTGGGCGCGCGTGGCGCCATCTTGCGGAACGGGAACCTTAGTCTCATAAGGACCTCCTATTCATCGTGGTACATCCTGCCCCATTCTGTACAGTGTCGTTGCGAGCAGCAGGAGCAGAACAACAGACCACTTAATCTTCATGGTCGTATGTCCGTTCTACGCGCACGTGAAACAGATCTATCAAGCCAAGCTGGAAGGCCACAACCACCGCCCCTGTTCTGGATGTGACGCACAGCTTCGCCATCACTGATGACATGTGGTTCTTTACTGTTTGCCTGCTGATGTCATAGTAGGCGGCTATGCCGCAGTTCGTCCATCCCCGCGCCGCCATCTCCAAGATATCCATCTCACGATCTGTGAGACTCATGATACGTACCCCTCCTTCCTCAGCACATTCATCGCAATGTAGTGAGATATCAGCCTGGACGCATCACCCTTTCCGAGGCCCTTGGGCGGCGTAACGCCCATCCTATGAAGTGTTCCTAGCTGGCCCTTGGATGCAGGATCCTTCCTCCACCGCTTGCGCTTCTTGGAGAGGGTATTGCAGGCCCGTCGTTCGATGACGCCAGCCGCCATATCCATCATCTCCTCGATATCCATTCCTGCATCGAGCTCGTACACGCGCCACTGGCCGCCGTGTCGCTTCTGGTCCTGGCCGTACCACACCCTCCGGCCCAAGGCCATCAGGTGCCAACAGTCATCCCCATTAGGCGGCAAGATGACGAGTGTCCTCTGGTACAGGTTTCCGCTCTTTTCATCCTTAGTTTCGCCCAGGCCCAGGGAGAACACGGCGCCATCGCGGAACCAGGCGTGCTTGCTCCCGTTGAACAGGGACACCAGTGTAGCCTTCGTGCCAGCGCCGGTGACCGTATGCTCATCGAACACATTGATGCCGGCGCTCACGCCTGGGATCCCAAGTTCCTTGGCTGCCTTCTCCGCCTTCTTGACCTTCTTGCTCTTGCCAAGGTCGAAGAGGGTCATCAGGTCTGCGCCGTGACCGGCGAACAGGACTACATCACAGTGGTCCTTACCGGGATAGGGGCGCAAGCCGCGACCTACGATCTGTGTGAACAAGCCGGGCGACCTGGTGGGCCTGGCCATCAGTACAACCTCAGCGGAGGGGAAGTCTGCCCCCTCCGTGTAGACCGCGCAGTTGCACAGTACCTGTATCTTGCCCGATGTGAACCCGCGCTCGATAGGCTTACGATCTTTGTCCGACATCGTGCCGTCGATATGGGCAGCCTTCACGCCCCTGGACTTGAGCTCCTCGCACAGCTTCTTCGAGGACGCAACATCGACGGTGAAGGCGATGGCCTGCTTGCCCTCGCCGCTGCCTACAACCTCTTTCTCTTCATCGTACGGCGTGACAAAGTGCTCGAGGTAATACTTAGCGACAAGCAGATGCCACTGAGCAGCATCGAGAACGTCTGCGAGCTCGCCGGTGTTGAAGTCGCCTGCGGTGACCCTTACCCTTGACAGGTCGGCGGCAAACTTACCTTGCTTATAGACCTCCGTTTCGACCTCAGTTCCCACAGGGGGAACTAGCCACCCCTCCCGGATTCCCCAGCGGATATTTTTCTGGGCTCCTCGGGGGAGCTCCTGAAACGTCCACTCGCCCTTTGCCCACTTACCGTCGCGCCTCCACGGGGTCGCAGTGAGGCCCACGTGCACCACGTTTGGGTTGTGCTCCCTGACCCACTTGTAGATGCGCTCGTATGACTCGCTGGGGCCGTGATGGCATTCATCCGTCACGATGATGTCGATCTTGCCCGCGGCCAAGAGCTCCTGCATCCGGTTCTCGCGGGTGAGCGTGGCCACGCTACCCAAAATGATGTCTGCATCGACGTCGTTCTTGCGCGCCCTGACTACACCGATGTTGGCATCTGGCCATAGTTCTCGGAGCCGCTCCAGGGGCTGCTCCACCAGCTTGTTGCGGTGGGCCAGCCACAGAGCGCGGCCGCCATCCAGGTGCTGGTCGATAAACACGAGGCCTACTCGGGTCTTACCCAGGCCGGTAGCCATCGCACACCCAACCGCCCACACGTCGTCCTTCTTCAGTGCTTCCCACAGTGCGTCAACAGCCTCTTGTTGATAGGGCCTGCAAGGGATTCCCATACGCGCCTCCTAGAATGGTGCCGGATCGCCGTGCTCGACCACCATGACAAAGTCACCCCTGATACGCTTGAACGCGAGGCCGGCGGCATCGAGCAGGGCGTAGTAGATCTCACCGTCCTGATCGAGGTACGCGACGATCTCCTCTACACTATCCTTGTGTAGCTGGGCCGCAACAGTATTGTCAGAATAGTACAGACGTCGAATAGGTAAGCCAGTTTCAACCACACTAGAAATGTGGGCCATGGGAAACCTCCTACGCGTGAGACGCTCTCCAGACGAACCTGCCGTTAATGCGATCGACATGCCCGTCCTCGTATGACAACAAGAACCAAACACTGCTGTTGTACATGCCGCCTTCCAGATAGGGCGTAATGGAGATCAATCCTCCCTCGCCGGCGGTATACCACAGGCCTCCGTCGTGATCGTCAACACATATCATCCTGATCTCGCGCGGGTCATTGCATATCTGTGTGGTCATTTGTCTCCCTCCTCTAGTAGTTCGTCTCCGCAAACCGCACACTGATAGAAGTCCAGATCGTAGCCTGGATGCTCTATCTCGTCCTGCGGGCCAAACCCTTCCAAGTCCTCGAAGCACCATCGGCACAGGTCGATCGGGGGCGTCTGCCCCGGGTCTTCCTCGCAAAAGTCCTCCAGGAGTGGCGCGCGGCCCCACATCTCCTCGATCAGAACGTTCACGGCATCGATATTCGCTTGCGAGTTGTCTATTCTAGGCATCCGGCCAGCCTCCTGTGCTCTCCAGCCAGCTTTCATAGATAGCCAAGTCGTCATCGTTGCATCGCGCCTGCACCTTACCCTCGGCCGCATCTTGATACTCGGCCAGGGAGTAGTACATGCCCGGGTCGCCCGACATGTCTGCATCCAGTAACATCTCCGTCCACGCAATGGCGATCGGGTGAAACGGATCGATGCCGCAAAAGTCGCGGATCGCGTCGATGTTCACGCCCCGCCCAAAGTACTCGGGCAGAAAGTTCGGGTTGCCCTGCTGGGCCTGATACTCCTCAAAAGTCTGTTGCCCCTCGTGCTCGGCGGCAGCACAAGACTCGCACAGGCTAGAACTATGCCTGTTATGCGCGCCTAGCGAGACGCCGCACAGACAGCAATGCGCACTCATGGCATTCTCCTTATCTCGGCCAGTCTCCTGGCCTCTGCTTCATCCAGCCCCCGGTGCCAGGCATACGGCACCTTGAACCCAAGTGTCTCGATCCACTCGTGGATCGCATCCATCCCATAGCGAGCGATCTTACGTGCCACCATCTCCCGGGGATGGGCGTGAGCCCACTCGTGACACGGCCCATGGCACAGCAGATGGCAGTTGTACTCGTGATTGATCAGTAGCCGCCTTTCCTTGGGCTGCCAGCCCATTGCCGCTCGCTTGGGGACGATAGACTCGTGCATATCCGGGACATTCTGCGGGCCCAGGCGGGCACCACAAACGTCACAAAACGGGAACTCCATAAGAAGGCGGGCTTTGAGCTCGTTACGACTCATCGGATCCATACTCGACTCCTTCCGCCAGCAACCACTCGAACAGCAAGTCCTTCGCATACGTCTCGTCCAGGAACCGCATCGCAGAGACGGCCTCCCCACACGTGAGATCGTTGCACGACTTCACATGCCCGTACAGGAAGTCCAGGAACCGGATACGAATCCCGCGAACAAACTCTAGGTCTGCCTTGGAGGAGCGCAGGTTGTGCCCCATCCACTTGTTCAGGATGTCCCGGAAGACATCGGTGTAGAACCCGGCCACCGTTCCCGGTAGCCGCTCATTCTCCGCAGACGCCGGCCAATCTCCACCGCGAGAAGCGTTGATTCGTATTGCATCCCAAACTTTCCCTGGCTCTAGCACAGCATCCCCCTGGCATCGAAGGCGCCACTTTCGTACAGCGCGAGATCCTCTAGCGTTTCAATCGGGAACAGCCGCAGGTAAGTCCCGCAGTTTGGGCACACTGCCACCTCTGTGCCGCTGTCGCGAATGATCACAGAATGCTCATAGCACGTGCACTCACATGTCACCCACACTGGATTCACACCGGCAACCAACTTGCTCACTACCACGTCATGTACGCAGGCGCGAGCCTGCAACGCCGCGAACTCCTCGTCGTCCATATTCATTTCAGGAATATCGAGTTGGCTCATTCGGCCTCCAGATAAGCTCTAACGAACTTGGCACTCGACGGCGCCCAGCGCGGCCTACCAATCACCGTCCATCCATGTGCAGTGTGCCGCCACCGAAGCTCCACCAGGTCAAACGTCTCGTCCAGGCCGTCCCGCTCGGGGTAGTGCTCAACCCACACAACCTTGTTGGGATCCACATTGAAGGAGTTGGCCACGTAAGCTGCCAGGAACTCGCAGCAATTTGTTACTGACATGCCCCGGTTCTCCGGGAGCTCTGTGATCACCACGATCCTGTTCGAGATTTCGACGCCACACACAGCCTGGCGTCCGTTGGGATCCATGAATGGCATTCTAAACATCGTACATCTCTTCCAGCTTGCTGGCGATCGTGCCCGTGACCTTGCCAGGGGTCTCGAGGACCGTGGCGATCTCGGGGGGAACCTTGCCTTCGATGGCCATATTCTCAAAGTACTCCGTGTCCACGGCCAGGGCACTGGGCGCGTGTTCGCGGGCCCACTGCACCAACTCGTACGGGCTGACGTGGGTGACCACCTCGTGCTTGGGCTTACCCACCCGCACGCCCAGGCCAGGAGCCGGCTTTTTGTTCTCGCCGTCAAAATTGGCCACGATCTGGGCCCGAAGCAGGAGCTCCGCAGCTTTCAGTGCGGCCGACACCTCCTTGACGATGAGCGCCAGGCGCTTATACTTCTTGCCCTCGGGGGTGGCGTACATCGCGGCCTCGGCCTCCAGCCTCGCGCCCTTCACGGCCTTCGAGCGCTTCCTCAAGATCACAACGTCGCGAATCTCTTTATCGAACATGCTGGTCCTCCTTAGTGATATGTGTACAGTATAGCAGGTTACTTAACGGCTGTCAAGCCCCCTCTTTTTCCAAGAGGGTCCGCGCCTCCTGAATCGCTCTCTCTACATCATCTGCTGTGACTGCGCACCAGCCTTGGCATATTGGCCCATTACACTCTCTTAGGTTAATGTCACTGATGCCACGCGTGAGGGCATTAGCAATACGCTGGCAGTCTTGTTTTGACGGGCTCCCTATCTTGCCATCGCTGACCCGGACCACGGTAACGTAATTGCAAATAAGCCCCCTGCTCGCCAGAAATGTTAGGTTGCCATAGGTCACAACTGCCTCGAAAGGACATGGGCTGCTCATCATCCCCCTATCTGGATCGCAAAGATCGTCTCTGTCTCGAAGAACACGGCTCCCCAGTCTGTGTACCGGGAGGCCCACAGGTTCCGCTGCTTGGCACGGGCCTGGTTGTTCTTGATATCCTTGGTTACGATTGCCTTGAGCGCTGGGCCCATCCCCTCGATCTCCATCACCTCGTACGCCTCGCACATACATGAGTAGGCCAGCGGATAGTGTCCGTATTGGGTATTGGTTCTCTTGGCTTCCTCGCGGGTGATCCAGATGTCGCCGCACACGACAACCAGATACCCGCCATCCTTCAAGTGGGCGGCTGTGTTGTGGACGACCTGGCGCCACTCCATCAAGAACTCGGCCACGCTGTCGCAGTTGCTCAGGTCCTCCGCCCTGTCAGAGAACTGGATGATGTTGTGGTAAGGTGGGTGAAGCACGACGGTGTCGAACTTGAACCGCTTGCCGTGGTGAGGCCCCTGGATAGTCGTTACCGTTGAGTCGTGTGCGCTCTCGTAGACCGCTATGTCTCTGGCATCTCCCTGCACGATCACTTTACGTGTCGGGTTCAGGTCAGACTGAAAGTGGCGGCGCCCTAGCCGGACAGCCTCTCGCCCGGTTGTCCCGCTGCCCGCCATCGGATCCCAGATCGTGCCTCCCTCGGGGCACCACCTTCTTATGATGCCCTCTGCGACCGCAGGAATGAAGGCCCCGTGAAAGTCTACGGGGCCCTCGTTCTCCAGGAGCCACAGGGAGGACAGGTAGCCGTCCTCCAGAAGACTTTTCCAGTCGTTCATTCTCCTCCCCTTTCGCGTGGAGATATTGCGTACAACGCGATTGCGACCGCGAGCGCCACGAGCAGTCCTAAGCAAAGCATGCCGGCACAGACCAGTATCACTATCATGGTGTTATTCTCCAAATTCTGTACAGAAAACGCGCCGCAGTCACCGCGATCACTATCAGGATAAAGTCGCGCATCACCCTCTCCTCCAAACTGCTATACACACACCAATTCCAATGGCGCACACGATTATGGCGATCCCGTCAATCATGTTCCAGTTCACTTGGACCTCCTCACAGGGCCATATTTGCTTCGTCCTGGCACTCCGGGCACAGGCCATCCTCCACCTCGTAGCCCCACATCTCGCAGCCCTTGCAGTAGCCGAAGCCAAGCTCTACTTCCAGTTGTATTTCTGTCTCATAGATTGCGCCCGTCACATAGGGCACGTCGCACTCGCGCATGGCCGAGAGCAAGGTCCCGCCTGTTCCTTCAAGTCTATTGGCTATTGCTTTCAGGGTCTGTTGGCTGACCATTCTGCACCTCCATATACAGCCATTGTGCTGACTCGTAGCACCCACAAATGGGGAGATCCTCCCCGTTGTGCCTGGTCCACACTGTCAGCTTGAACGTCGTGCACCGATGAAACCCCCGCTCCCTGAGTCCATACCGGTCGCTCTCGTGCCACTCGTTGAGTTGCTCCGGGGTCTCCCCCAGGACGAACGCGCTTGTCACATTGCGGAACTCGTCCGTTTTCTCGCGACCATAGAATGTCACGTACTCTGCCGGCCTCTTCTTGCTCTTGCGTTTAGCCATCGACGACAGCCCCCTTCCTGAAGTCGGGCTGCTCCTTCGAGAACTGGAGCGGGATAGCCCTATAGAGGATGCGAGACATCAGCGCCTCGGCCGCGTCTGCCGCACCCGGCTCTTTCGGGCCCTGCTGAGATTTGAGGTGTCCGCCCAGTTGCTTGACCGGGCGGTTGATGGTGATGATGGTCGGGCGATCGTCGTCTGAGCGGTAGTTCATGATACTCAGAATCCACCGCAAATACGTCTCGCCCGGCCGAACCTTGTCCAGATCATCCAGAACCAGAAGGCCTGCCTGCTGCGCCCTTCGGAGAAGGCCGGCCTCGGTGATGTCAATGTCCCTGTACCGGCCGGCCGACTCATTCGTACCCCACAGGCCCTTCATCATGTTCCACGCCTCTACACAGGCAAGGTGAAACCCCACCCTGCGATCCGTTACACGCTTGTCCTCGATGCCTGCCGGTAGGTTCCTTGACTCGCGGCCCTTCAAGTAATTGCGCAGGCACCCCACTGCCAGGCGCGTCTTGCCAATACCATAGGGCCCGGACAGGATCAGCGTGCCCTGGGGATCCTGCGACCACGCGGTCATTTTGTCCAGTGCGGAGCGCAGGGCCACTCTATGCTCCTCGAGCGGCGGCCACTCTGTATTGAACCCTTCCAGGGTCAGGCCCTGCATGTTCAGCCCGCCTATGCCGGCGTACCCCAGGCTACCCCGATAGATCGCCTGCTCCAGCTTCATATCTGTACCGTCAGTTGAGAACCCGCTCATTGCCTGTGCCGCGATCGCTTGGCACTCCGGGTTGTCACATGGAGCGTACCAGGTGACGACCCCGAGTTCATCTGCCTTGGGGTGAGAGTCGAGCCCTAGCTCGGTCAGCGTCTTGCTGATCGCGCGCTTCTTCTGGCCGCACCGGGAACACACAGACGGATCATCAAGCATGTACTCCCGCTTCTTCTTCTCCGTCTCCTCTAGCCTCTTCTGCATGGCATAGCCCGCATCTACCAAGGCTTGCCCCGTGAGATCACTCAGCGGAGTCGCCATCTGTATCCTCCAGTCTCAACAATACCGCCGTCTTGTGGTCCGCAGCATCCTCCAGCAGCCCCAGAAGCAGCGCCAGGTACAACCGCGCATCCTCCACGCGGCCGGTGATCGGCTCGTTCGAGCGAGAATCGCCGTGTTTCACGTAGTCCCCAATCGCGAGCAGGTGCTTGGCCATGTACACGAAGGACACAATCTCGGGGGAGACATCTGCGCCGAACATCAACTTCACCAGTTTGGAGATTACCTTGAAATTCTGCAACGCATCCTCGTCCCCCTGGGCATACTCGCGCCCCTTGGAGAGGTTGATCTCCATCTCGTCTTGCTGCAACACTTCAAGTAGGCTCACGAGGTCCTCGCGCTTCATAGGTTGATTACCTCCACTGCGCCCAGGTCGGCGTCCTCATACTGAACTTCTTTCGCCGGGACCGCTGCCCCCATCTCACGCAGGTGGTACTGGCAGTGCTTGACCAGCGCCTCCCGAGAGAACAGCGCGTCAACCGTTCCCCCTATGGACCAGCGGTTCCTCCGGGCTTGCTCCAGCCGCCAGTCCAGCCAGGAGGCCGGGATCGGCGGCAGCGGCTCCTGCACCACGCCATTCTCACATTTGTCCAGACCGTCTAGGCACGCCTGGTACACGCCACCTCCAAGAATGTCCCCGGACGCGATAGCCTGTGCGAGGCCGGTCAGCCGCTTCTTCCACCGGGTCTTCTGGAACCGCTTGGCGTGGGCCACGTCTAGGACCTGATGGTGGATCGGGAGCTCGGGCTGCATCCAGCCCTGCTCGGTCTTGTCGGGGTCGCCCCCGGACCCATCCAGGTCGTCGTAGTCGTATTCCAGTTCGGTGGCCTGCGCGGGCTGCCGCGCGGGTATTGGGTTCTTCTTATGGTTATTCTTAGGGATATTCTTTGTTTCATGGGGTGAACGCTCTCGTTCATGGGGTGAACGAGGGTGTTCATGGGGTGAACGCTCCTCCTCAGCGTTCAAGGGGTGAACGCCGGGGAGCCCTGCGAGCATCGCTTCGATGAGTTCCAGATCCTGCCCTTCCTTGTGTGCCTTCTTCTGCATGGCCTTCCACGCGACCCGGTCACGTAGCTTGATGTACGCCTCCGCCCACTCGATGCTGCGCTTCCAGATGTCAGGCACTCGTAGGTGCCACACTGCCTGATAGCCAGGGTCTTGCCGGACCTCGCCTTCGAGCAGCCCCATCTTTATGAGCCAGTCGCGTGAGTTGTGGGCGCCGCCCTTCGATATCATGGCCATCGTGGCCAGGTCGTCGGTGCCAAGGATGCACTCCTCGTTGTCGCCGGCGATCATCTTGACCACGCACCAGAACGTGTAGTCGTGCGGGGTGCGGGATAGGGCCCACACCAGTCTGGGCGTGATTGTGAAGTACCTTGTGTCGTGAGACTCGTTCTTGATCTTATTGGTCATTTGCGACTCCTGTGAAATAGCCCCTCGATGAGGTCTACCAGGAGGGGGATTGCGAACCAGCTTACCAGCGCGAGCACGGCCCCTGCAATGATGAATTGGACCCAGATCGGCAGTGACTCAAACATCAGTCGCCTCCCTGTTGATCTCGCAGGTGTATCAGGAGCTCCATTTTCTCGCGCTCTATCTCGTCGTAGTCGATGCCAAAGAACTCGGCGAGCCACTCCTGGATGTTGGCGTACGCGGGCCACCAGAATACGTACGGGTCGCCGCACAGGTTCAGTTCGCGCCCGCACACCGGGCACTCACCATAGTAGCCCGGCCCTGTATCGTCCTCGAATGGCTCTACCTCCAGCCGTCTGCACGTGTCGATCTCCTTCTCGTCGCGCAGCCACACGATGAACTCGCCAATGGTCTGACTGAGCTTTCTTACTTCCGACATCTTATCCAGGTTTGGGGTCCTCAGATCACTCATATTCATCCTCCGGTTCTACGAGCTCCATACCGAGCCGGCTGGCCAGTAAGCGTAGCATCCCAGAGACTACATCGGGCAGGTCTCGGCGGTCCCGTGCGGAAAACTCCTCTCTCAGCACGATCTCAAAGTCAAGGAGCGCGGACCGGGCCCTCCTCGTACTAAGCGTCGATAGGTATATGGCAAAATCTTGTGCACGCGAGTCCATATTGGTTCTCCTATAATATGACTGGCAACCACGTCGCTGCCGTGATCAGTGCCAGTACCCACCATCTGTCCTCGTTCCTGTATACGTACGCAAGGATCGGGGTCAGGTGATATGGGTTCAGGTAGGGCGTCAAGAACAGTCCGGCGATCAGCCAGGCGCGCTCCTTTTTGCGCGTCATGAAGTAGACCCCGATGGGAATCAGGTGGGGCCACGTGCAGATCTGCGGGTACGGCATGCCTACCTGGTCGAGCTCGATTTTGGCGGGCCACCACCCCCGTATCAATAGCGACACGATAGCGATTATGACCAGCTTGCTCATTATGGATGCCAGCATTCGCCAGTCATTATTTGTTGCTTTCTGTACAGAAAGCAGCGCCCAGGGCCACAGCACGATTGGCTTCATGGACACGAGTACGAGGGCCCAATCCAGCGGCAGCAGAAACACGATAGACAATAGGGCATCCAGATGCCCCAGTTGTAACCCGTCCATCACCGGCCAACACGCCACCAGGAGAAGGGCGCGCCACCACTTCCCCGTGCAGGCCACCAGCACAGCCACAGAGCATGTCAGCAGTACTCCGTACCCCAACTGTGGAGGCAGTAGCGCAACGGGTATGAGCGGAACGAAGGTCCATGGAGCGTATGACGTGGGGCCCTGCTCGTACAGGCGCTCTATGTGCAGTACGCGAGGCCGGAAGAACCCGAACCAGTCCCCGCCCATCCTCACTCCGAGTAGTGTGGGCATGAACGAGAACAGTTCAACGCACACGACAATGGCAAGGATAAGGATGGCGATCTCGCGGTGCCTCATGCCTGGTACTTCTCGCACTCGATCTTTCTCTGCTCGGCGGCGGCCCGCGCGGCGCCGTACTTGGCATTGTCCCGGCGCCGTCGCTCTTCTGCGCCTGCCTGTTTGAGCTCGCGCATTGCATCTTCGTACTCGCGCCAGTCGAGCAGGAACTCAAGATACTCGTTGTCTACGGGCCACCCGTCTGGCCACTCCGCCGCTTTCGTGATACCGAGCCGATCTGTGGTAGCTTGCATCCGGGCCAGGCACAACGTGCGTCCTGAGAGGGAGTCACCATCTTTGTAGCGAAAGACATCTTTGGTGCTGCACACGGCGGTCGTCGTGATGCGCGCAAATCCGACGACGCAATCGAGATGGACTAGGCCGCCACGCTCGTCCGGGACTGCGTCCATCACCGAGGCCATACGATGTTTTTCTGTCATGTAGTTTTCGCAGCCTTCGCAAATGAACCCTACTCCCCGCATATACAAACGGGGTTCCCGGGGCTCGTGTTCGTCTTTGATGTATCGGTACACTCTGCTGTTCATGTCACTCCTTTATACTGTCATCGTGTCGCCCGTGAGTTGCGGGCTGGTGTAGACAAAGTACGCAAACTTGTCCCCGATGTACTGCCATGCCCTCTCGTAGCCTTCATGCTCAGCCTGGACTGTCACGCGCCCCACGCGATCGATCGGGACCACTCCGAACTTGATCAGGTCGAAGAACCCGCCGTTCAACGTGGCCGGCTGTGGCTGCCTCTGTGTCAGGCGCCAGCACATCAGGCCAAACCCTGCTGCCATCGTGAAGGCTACCCCCGTGTACATCATGGCCATCGCCCACGTTACCAAGACTGCTACAGTTGCCGTGTCCATCCTAACCTCCTTATTCCACCTCTTGAATCAGTTCTCCATCCTCATTGAAGACCTGCATCCCGACGAGGGTGGCGCCTGTGCTCGTGTCTCTCACGAGTTGTCCCTTCCCGGCCTTGCTTGGTCGAAGGTCGCCCTTGCTGTCGATAGCTTGTGCGTGATGGGTCCACGTCGCTCGGTTCCCGATCAGCATCCGGGCCGCCCGAATCTCGGCAGGCTTGCCAACCAACACGAGTACAGAATTACCGTCCGGGAGTTCGGCCTGACCCGCCCGGATGGGTGTGCCTTTGTATTGCCGGACGTACGCCCTTACTTCCTGCTGGTTGTGGGTCGTGACATAGTCGAGGGTTCTGCGGACGTCCGCGACCTTCTGTTGCTCCGGGGCGTCCCCCTCGATGATCTTGGCAATGAACGAAGCTGCCTCGTTCACCCGCCACAGGGCCTCCGGGCTGTCGTAGATGTCGATGTTGTGCGCCTCGCACCAGGGGGCAATGACCTCCGCCACGCGCTGTAGCTGATGCCTGGTGCCGCCGCTGTAAGACGGGACGGCGTCCTCGATCGTCTCCCGGAGGTCGGACCACCCCTCCGGCGAATGCTCGTTTAGTCGTCGCCGATGTATTGCTTCCAGGACCAATTGCCGGGCTCGCTGATTGATGTTGTCCATCACCGCACAGTAGTCCAACATCAGCTTGTGTTTCTCAAGCTCGCGCTCGCCCGGGCTCATCACGTATCCTTCTTCTGTGCGGCGCGTGAGCTCCCGCTCTGCCATCTCTTCCAGGCGCGTGACGTATGCCTTGACTACGTCACCTGTCACGAGTTCAACTTTCTGGGGGATGATCAGTTCTGTTGCTTCAGTTGACGCCATATCTCCCTCATTTGGTACAAGTCGCGTTCCTGGTCCGGCTCTTTGACTGTGGTAAACTCATAGAATGGGCTGTGGGGCGGTAGGTGCCAGCACCCATCGTCCCAAACGAGTTCATAGTCATGCAGAAGATGAGTTGCCACCAGGCCCCGGTCCCGAACAGGCCGTTCTAGGCGCGGGCGGTAGTCCAGCGGCAGTGACTTGCGATACTTCTTTACCCGTGTCTCGATATCTATCCACTCCCGATACGGGATCAGCCACAACAGGCGCGGCCTTGTTTTCGATCCCGCCGTGCCGTGCCGTGTTCCCAGGGCCAGGTATGAATGATGTCCGTCCCGCTGGAACATCTCCAGGTACGCGCGCTGATCCGCGCGCAGGTGCCGGAATGGGAAGTTGGCGCTCTCCCACTCGCCGGTGGGGTCGTCGAACATCTTTACCTCGATCGCTACGTCGATGTCCATGCAGATGATGTCCGGCTCGCCCCCCTGGGGGTGATTCGCGCTGGTGTCGGGTATTTTGTAGGGCCAGAGGCCCAGACGACCCAAGAGATCTGTGAGTCTGCTCGTCGTCTGGGCCTCATTCATCCTTGTCCTCCACCGGCACGACAGCCACGTACTTGTGGCTCTTTGTGCCAGCATCCCTCACCAGCCCTGCCTCGATAAGCGCCGGCAGGTGATAGGCGACCGACCCCCGGTTGTTGAGCCCGGCGCGCTTTGCGATAGCCTGCAAGGTGGCGCCAAGTCGTACATGCTCCTCCTGGAGGTCGCACATCGCCTGGTAGACTCGCCGAGCCTTCTCTGATAGCTTCACTTGTGTCATGGTACACTCCTTGATGGTTTTTTACTTACTTTCCAAGTGTACCACAAGACTTAACGGATGTCAAGGCCCCAGTTCAGAACCCGTAGGCTACCGTGCTGCTGACGTAGGCAGAGAATCGGAGGCAGTTTGGGCACAGCAGCAGCGTGTCGCCGGCGTCCGCCTCACTGAACCGGCCGGTCGGCGCTACGCCATTCACCAGGGCCTGGGGAAACGCGTCCGCGAGCTCGGCGCCTTCGTCCAGAGCGGCGATCACGTCTGCGGCAGTGTCCATGGAGATCGTGTGTATCCACTTCGGCTCCTCTTTCATGAACGACAGTTGGCCGGCCGCGTATTGCTGAGTCGTCTCAAGCAGGGCTGCCCACTGATCCACGTCGTCCAGGGTGGGCCACCCGATCTGCTCCATGTCTTGGATGTACTGGTGTTCGGACTCCCAACTCGCGTGACACTCCGGGCAGTAGAGGTTGGCCTCCCAACTGTAGAAGTACTCGATGTCTCTCACCAGTGCCACGACGGGTTCTGAGAACCCGCCGCGCGCATCGCATCCGTTGTGTGTGCGAACGATCGCGTACTGCTCGCCGTAGAACTCCTCATTGCCGATGAGCAGGGATACTGCAAAGTCCTGGTCGAGGCTGTTCTTACTGTTGTAGGTGTAGAACCCGGCGCCGAAGACAGGCTCGTCCTCTAGCCATGCGTCGATGGCATCCAGGGCCTTCATGATGTCATCGTCCACTTCGAGCCCGCGGAAGTTGTCTTGGTGCTCAAGCGTCAGGTCGAGCGCCTCCCATAGGTTTTCTTGGAGCCACTCCACCGCATCGTTCCAGGAGTCGCCTGGCGCTGCATACAGCAGGGTTTCCAGGGCGATGGCGACAGGGTCGGTGGCGTCCAGGATCTGGTTCAGGAAGTGGGGCAGGGAAATGGTGGCGTACTCGATCTTGCTGCCTACGAAATGGACCTGCATGGGATCGTCGTCTTCCTGCGGGGTGACCCTGTCGTGGTGGTAGCCACAGACTCCGCCACTGTCGAGGAAGCTGTGGACCCAGAAGTTGAACGTTCCGCGGTCTTTTCCGTTGCTGTACATCAGTTACTCCTTTCCCGGACACAGTCCGGGCACATGCACTCACTCTCCAGCCACTCGTCTAGGCTTGCCAACTCCACCGGCTCGTACCCCTCTGGTATCACACCGAACGGGTTACACGTCCGGCACGGCGCGTACATGCAGTGGTCGTCTCCCTTGACCTGATACCACACAAGGGGGATTAGGCCCTCGGGCCACTTCTGGTACACGAACAGGACTCCCTCTCTGCTGTACCACTGCATCCCGTCCGCGCTCCCACAGTCGGGGCAGGGGAGGGCGCCGCGCGCGGCCTGCTCCTCGGCAAGCCGCGCGGCGTTCATCTCCATTCGCTCGTAGCGATCCTCAAATCTCTCGTCCACTACAGGCCCCCTCGGGCGCACTGGACAAACTCCAGCGCCTCGGTGATCACCTCGTCCATCTCCTCCCTCCACACGTTCATGAGTTGCTGGTACACATCCTCGGCGACGCTTTGGAACTCGTCTACTGTGAGGATGTTGGGGAGATGCAGCCCGCGCTCGCGCCCGAGCACCTCCTCGATCCTGTCGCATAGGTCTTTCTCGGTGAGATAGAAGAGGGGTGGGGCACAGTAGGCGTCATCATATTCCGTGCATCCGTTACTGCAAGTACTGATCTCGTCATGCGGGGCCGCGTGTTTGCATTCTCCGCTACGCGGGCACGCAAATGCGTGGACACATATCACTTTCATCGCGGAAACTCCTTTCCGATATTCTGCATCGTCGTGACCTCCATGTGGCTCGTCTCGTACCATCCGTGGCTCTCGAAGTAGGCTTCGACAGCTTCCCATCTGTCCTCTGGGATGGGGCCAAGCTCTTTGTACCACTCTTCCTGCACGTAGCGTGCGATCACCTCTTCCGCGGCCTCGGGGGAGTCGCAGATGTAGAAAACTGTGTCGTCGTCAATCGGGTCAATGCGCGCGTAGTACATGATCATCGTGTGCCTCCTAGTTCCACCAGTCACTCTCGTTATACTCGACCTCTTCCTCGATGGCGGGCTCGCGCGTGCCCCGACCCACGTAATGGCCCTGGAACGACCCCTTCGTGTTCCAGCGCACCTCGCACTGGTACACCCGGGCCAGGCCGTTCGCGATCCCGTCTGCCAGGTCTGCGAACGGGATCCCCGGCATCTGAAAGTCATCTTCGAGCGCTTCTTGCTGGATGATGTCCTCTACGCTGTCGATGTCCACCTCGACGAATACCGGGGTTTCTTCCCACGGCTCGCCACGCACTTTCAATTTATATTCCGCAATCCTCATTGTTCGCCTCCCAGGTAATCTCTGCGGGCTTGCTCGATCTCTTCCTGATACTCCGCCAATTCATCTTCGTGGTAGTGCCACTCGCCCAGCGCCCGCTCTACGCGGTCCAGGAACGCAGCGATTGCTATGGGGTGGTCGTCTTCCCCGTCCTCGTTATAGGTGGTGTAATAGCGATCGAACGCCTCTGACTGCACCGTCGCTTCGAGATACTCCAGGTTCTCCGGGACAGGCCTAAGCCAGCAGGCTCCAACGACCTCGGTCTGCACGTAGGCATAAGTGGTGCCGAAGCTGTCGCTGGTGTATAGCATTCCGAGTGCCAGGAGCTCTTCCAGGGGATTGAGTTTCTGGGCTTCGAGGACATAGTTAATGTCAACTTCTTTTCCTTCGTTGTGGTCGAAGTAGTACCAGAAAGGCAGGCACCCTTCATCCTCTGGCGGCTCGATACTGCTGTACGTGCCATGTGCGTCTGTGTACCCCACCGTGGTCACGGCGTCGGCGTGCTGGAAATCGCGCAACTCATCAGGCCACCACGGCACGCCGTCTCCCTCGGTGGGGATGACGGGCACGCCGTTCTCGTCCACGTCCACGTCGCCCAGGAATGTGGATACCGCGTCCCACCATGCCTGGATGTGGGCGGTGTGGTAGACGGCCATGCACTTCTTCCAGTCTACCGTTGGGCCCTCTCTCAGCGTGTTCAGGAAATCCACGGCTGCATCGTATCCTTCAACGTGTACAATTCCAGGCACGGCATACGGGAATAGTGCCAGGTACTCCGTGTCCATGTACTCGCAGGTGTCTGCTGTCGCCGGCTGGCCCGGGAGCTCGATGGAGAACGCGACTGTGCCATACTGTTCGCGCTCGTAGTTCACCCATCCATCTGGTAAGCCATCGGAGATCTTATCGGCGTACTCCTTCAGGGCCACTCTTTGATCGACTGCCAGTTTGTGTATCATGCTTCCTCCTCGTCGAGAATGTCCATCACCGCATCCATCACGACGCTGCCCACGTCGGTGATCTCTGCACGTTGCGCGTCGAATTGCACACGGAAGGCGAGCACGTCCCCAACGGCTCCACCGCTGCCGCCCGTGATCCACACGCTGAACACGTCCCAGTCGCCGTCTACGTACCCATCCACTCGAATGCCGCCCGTGTAGCCGCGTGGGTGCGCGCTGACGCGCCGGTGGCCTTGCCGGGTAACCTCGGCCGAGTTGTCGCCCATTGCAGAAACGTAAAGCCTAGACATCTTGTTCCTCCAGTGCCCATTCAAGGGCCTCCCTGTCGATCGCGGACGAAGTGAACTCCGAGCAACTGCTGTGTGTGCAGCCACGGAACCTAATCTCGTCGTATTCTGGTTTCTGTTTGCCGACGATGAAGTCAACGATGAGATAGTTCAGAGTTTCCTCTTTACCAAAGTAGTCCAGCGCGGGGTCTCCCGTGGGGATGTTGGGCGTAAGGGTGGTTCCGTGGTAGTCAAACTCCGGCTCGTCTACGTCATCCCACAGGCCCATCCAGTCCCTGTTGACCCACACGGTGATATGGTACAGATCTGGCACAAGCCCCATTATCATCCGTGCATTGTCCAGGTGGCTGAGGAGGCTCTTGGCTTCTCCGGGGCCGATCTTGACAACCCCGATAGTGGGGACGCCGTCGAACTCGTTCTGTGTCTGTAGTTCAAGGATCGCGTACATTTCACCCCCTGTTATTCCACTCGCGCCCGTTCACCCACCAACGGAGGGTATCGAGCGTGTCGATAGCGCGTGCGTAGATCTCGTCCTTGCTGCGCGTCCACACTCGCGATGTGTAGTTGTAGGGCATACACTGTGCGAGGATCTCGCCGCCCCAGCGTGTCATGGTCCACCCTACGTTGTAGCCTTTGCCATCGTCACCGTAGGTGTCCGCACTGACGATCTCGTAGTCGATGAACACCACATCGTAGCCAGCGTCGTCCGCTGCCGCTGGATCCATGCCTGCCGGGATATCGCCAGCGACGATAAGCCATTTCACGTCCTCGTCCTCGTCGCACACAACATCGGGATCCAGTACCCGGAGCGAGGCCTCGATCATATCGCGCAGTTCCTGGTCGTCACGTGGGTCATACATCGGTGTCCTCCAATGCTTTCTCGATCGCGTCACCTACATGCCTAATCAGAACGATCCTGGTGGGATCCCCAACGAATACCTGGTGCTCGTCCCAGACGTACAGGACAACCTCGCCGTCCTCGCTGTACTCGAGATATACGTCGGCAAGCAGAACGCGACTGTTGCCACCGAGATCGACTCGTATCTCCATCGAGGTGTTGTGTTCGCCAGTGTGGCTCTCTATGCTTACCGGTTCGTAGCGGAACGGCCCGATATTGGTTAGTTCGTGGTTCATCTTAGCCCTCCCCCGCGTACGCGAGCGCGTTCGAGTCGAGCCACTCCACGAAGGTTTGGCCCTGCGCGGCAAAGTACGCCATGCACAGGATCGTCCGGTGCGCATCTCGATCTTCCATGTCCAGGCCAAGATCCTCGGCCGGGACGTGGCGCCACACCTCCCGGACATCAAAGGCGACGAAATCCACCCCGTCGTCATCCAGGACCTGGTAGTGATAGCGCATCGGGTCGGTCCCGTACCCATCCTTGTAGGCGTAGTGTACGTCCACGGGGCCTTCCAGCCCTGGCAGTGCCTGTCCGAGTGTCATGAATATCGTTGGTTCTTGATACACGTATGGCATCTCATTCACTCCTTGCGATGTCTTCGAGGACATCGCGATAGATACGTGCGCTGCAAAACTCGAGGTGGCCGTGCGAGAACCCGCCACGGAAGCGGACATAGTCTTCCCCGATGTTGTCCGTGTCGAACAGCACGCAGTCTGTCACCATATAGTGAATTGTCCAATCGCTCTCGATGGATCCTTCTGGGATCTCTTCATCCCACACGGCCCCCTCGAGCGGAGTGTCACAATCTTCCCAGCTATAGAAGAGTTGCATGGGCGGCCACGCCCACAGGGTGATATTATAGACCGATGGATTGTCCCGCCGCAACTTGCGCGCGTCGGCCAGGGTGCCCAGGAATAGCCTGGCCGCGTCTTTGGAGATGTCTATCAGTGCCGCGCTCGGCGCATCCCCTGTCTCGTATGCTGAGTATGAGAGTTCAACGATCACGTTCATCTCACTTGCCCTCCTCATATTCGTCGATGGCGTCCTGCCACTCAGGCTCCCACAGATCCCACTCGAGGTTCTCGCTGCCGCAGACCTGGCACACATCCTCTCGCTCTCCTTCGATGTGCGCGATCCAGTCGCAGTCGTTGCACCACATCACGTACTCGTCCGGGAGATCCTCGAGCTCCCTCTTGAGCGCTTCCACGACGCAGTAGTGGATCTGACGCTTCTGCATGTACTGTCCCCAATTGAGCATGCCGGCGACCGTCTTGCCCACGCCTTCCCAGCCCAGTTCGCTGACAGCGTTCTCGCACCACATGGGCGCGAACCGGTCGTTCTGGAGCCACCTGTGCAGGTCCGACATGTACACGTCAGCCTCTGGCTCGGCATAGTACGCCTCGAGGGGCAATCCATCTTCTGCGACACAGAGAATGGCCTCGAGCGCGTTGTAGGTCTCGTCCTCGATCATATGGCAGCCCGCATCGCAGTCTATCCGTAGGTCGATCTCACCCTGTTGCGCTTTTTCGATCAGCTTGACCAGTTTGTTCATCTCAGCCCTCCATATAGAGAAAGTCGCCCTCTTGGTAGTCCGGGCTATCGGGGTTGCACTCTATTGGTGCTGGGTGGTCGTAGGGCTCGGGATACCCCCAGTCCTGCACAAAGTCGTACCCCGACTCAATGGCGCCACTCAGCAACTCGCTCATTCCGTCGCAGGCCTCCGCCACACTGCCTGCGCGTACCAGGATCTTGACCGTCGCAGTGTAGAACTCAGACATCTTAGCCCTCCCATCTCTCTACGACTTCGTCTTCGTTGTCCTCGACCCATTCCTGCGTCTCGCAGTCGATGCACTTGTAGCCGACCACTCGGAGCTCGTCCCCGAAGTCGGCGGCGTCCCACCCGACGCGCTCTCCCTCGCTCCAGAACTCCTTGATGTACACCTCCTGGACGATGGCCTTCTTGATGTCTTCGCTTCCACAGTTAGGGCATCTCATCTTAGTCGTCCTCCCATTCCTTGATCATAGCTTCTTCCTCGACTCCGGCGCTGGCCTCATCCCTGTGTCCACAAGAGAGGCACTCGTAAGAGTAAATACGCACGATGTCGCCCACGTCTCCCATCTCGTAGTCCAGGAGATCGTCATCGTTCCACCACTCGACAAAGCCTGTCTCTTGCAAGATAGCCCGCTTGATATTCGTGTCGCCGCACTCGGGGCATCTCATGTCTGTTCCTCCCAAGAAAGTACCTGTTCGATCACGTCGTCCGGCAGTGGCTCCACCAGCCACGCAGTGCCATAGGTGTACCATTGATCTTTGAGAAGGCCGGCGCGCCGCAAGATCTCACAGTCGTCAGTGTAGTCGCCCGTGCGTTCGCCTTCGTAGGTAGCCAGGTAATGCTCTTGCTTCCTGGTCCCGGCCACCATGGCGTTCAAGTGCCAATACCGCCACACCTCGACGATTTCTGCCACGAGCGGATCGCCCGGGAAGTATTCCATGATGGTGTCGTAGCACTGTCCGCCAAAGAGCCAGTTGGTGTGGATGTGATTCCACGCGGCACCGACGATACTGAGCTCGATAGGACAGACGATTTCTTTCAGGTCGATGGTGGTATGTACACCGGACTGCTTGCGTAACTCGACCTCGATCTCCACGGGGCAATTCCTTACGCCGTTGCCGTATCCGTCAATTTTACCCAGATATACTGTGAACTTACGCATCTTGGTCCTCCAGCCAGGCCAGCGCCTGTTGCAGTTGCTCCATCGAGATATACACAGGCAGCGTGTCAATAGGGTGCCAGTTGTCGCGGTCCATGATCTGGCCCGTGATGTACACCCCGTGGCGGCTTATGTCGATGTCTTGAATTGCGTCGCCTTCCTGGGCGTGGAACAAGACGCACGGCCCGGTCGGGTCGTCGGTTACATAGTCTGCATCGGCGCCGTTGTATCTAGTCCGTGGCATATTCAGCCTCCCGGAAGATTTCTTCTACGTCTGCGGGCAGGCGCATGGCGCCTACGTAGTCGATCCAGTCGGGGAAGTACGCTTCCATGTACTCGTTGAAATAAACGTCAACGTCTCTTTGCCACGCCTCGACGAACCCTTCATTGCCGACCGTCCGGCCGTCGTACTCAACGTCTACACCGTCACCCATGCACGCGGCGTCCAGCACGTTGCCGCTGTCGTCTTCCAGGTACAACTGGAAGTCGTGAAACGTCTCCGCAACTTCGAGTCGAAGCTCAGGCATCGTCCACCTCCTCGAAATATCCGTCTGCGTCCATCGCACGCTCAAAGATGCCCCGGATCTGATCGTCGCCAAGCTGGCACGCCATGCTCCAGAAGAATACCCTGATCCACTGCCGGTCCTCCTCAGCGAACTTTTCCCTCATCTTGTCGTACAGCCAATCGTGGGGGCACTCCCATTCCATCTCGTTACCTCCAGGTGAAATTTGCAGGGGAAGCGCACCGAAAAATCTGATACACTTCCCCATGCAAAATCGGTTACAGGTCCTTCAGGTATTCTTCCAGCTTGCCCCTATTGAGCCAGCCGGGAACGCCAGAGATCTCCTCGATCATCCTCTCGACCTCGAAATCGTGCGCTTCTACAAAGTCGAGGAAGTCGAGCGAGTTGCGCAATGCGCCTCTGTCCGGCTTGCCCTGCGTGACTGTCTCATAGAACTCGTCCGGGTCGAATAGGGCGCTCGCCAGTTCGTCCACGAGGCAGAAGACCGCGTCTTTCAGCTTGGGCTCGTCGCCATCCTGGTACTCCTGGGTGCTGCCGGTATACGCGCTGAGCCAGTAGTCACCGCCGATGGAAATGGCGACGGGTACCCGGTATAGCGTCACTGTGCCATAGTTCTCGACGTGCTCACTGTAGGCTTCCACGGAATTGTCTTGCATCAGAAACTCTACGTTTGCGATCCTGAACTCTTGCATGTTAGGCCTCCTAATACAGGCTATTGCCCCGGGCATACTCCAGGGCCTCATCCATCGCCACCCTGCGCGGCTCTTCCGGGTTTTCTTCCTTGCATTCCGCCCACTCTTCATCCGTGAGCTCCCAGAGGAAGAACCGGGCCATCTTCATGCCGTCCGGGAACTTGTCCCCCTGCTTGATCTCCAGGCATGCATCGACCTGGTAGGTGTGGCGATATTCCACACCCGGGCCGTCCGCGTCGGCATCTCGGATGTTCTCCCACATCTCGTCGGTGACGTGCCTGTGTGTGGTCGTCTCCACGTGCCAGCAGCAATAGCTGCCGATGAACTCGCACAGGTGCGTGATCTCCCTTTCGTCGTACAGGTAGATCCCGATCAGGCGACCGGCGGCGGCCTGGTAGTCGTCGCGCCAGTACTCGGTCTCGTCAGCCAGTAGGCACCAGATTCTGGGGTTAAGCATCAAAAGCCTCCTACTCCGTGTGTATCACCAGGCCGACCTCGGTTGCGTCGGCGTCTCGGCTCAGGATCTCGAATGCGCTCTGTGTGCTCATCCAATACTGCTGATATGAGGTTATCAGCAGCGCTCCGCCGCCGAACTCGCCCGGCCTCATGCTGGAGCAGGTTTCGGCCCACTCCACCTCGATCCGTTTGGTGGGCCGGAACTTCTTCAGGAACATCTGGATGTCGTCCGCGAGGATCTCCAGGTCCCCAAACTCTTCGGCGTAAAGCATCACGTAGTCGCCATAGAACCTAAAGCTGTAGTTGAGGGTGTAGCCCTCGTCGTACTCGTTTTCCTGGCGGAGCATCACGCCTCGCCAGTACGCTTCCTCCTGCGGTGTAAGGTGCAGGATCTGGACTGAGAACTGAAGATAGTTGTTAGCCATCGACCGCCTCCACGGTCTGATCGTCGGTGCTGTACACCTCGATCTGGAAGTGCGGCACGGCGGCTCGTGCGTATCTCAGGGCGCGGGAGACCTGATCATTTACTTCTTCTGAGATGTCCTCGTCTTCAGTCCAGGGCTCCGGGCTGTCATCGTCCAGGTCTACGACAGCCTCGATGAGCATGGTCACTGTGCGCTGAACCAGGACGCGGCTTGCTTCGTACTCTTCACCAAACGGATTGACAACGGTGGCCATTAGAGTTCCTCCTGTTCCGATAGGGGCTCATAGTGATTGTAGATGAGCGCCGGGTAAGTACGTTCGATTCGCAAGATGCCGCATGTATTCAGGGTGCTAGGGGTGGCGCGTTCCGCAAGATCAGAAAACTCGACGGGGTAGCCGTAGCGTTCTTTCCATGCGTCAGATTCACCGAGCAAGCATGCGACAGCCTGAATGGCGTCGGCAAGTGCTGATCGATCGCTGATGTAATTATACGTCACCACTAGCCACAGCCCTGCCGGGCGGTCGTCCGCGTCTATTGTTTCAACTAGCCATTCGTGCATGTCAGTCCTCCTCCGGGCGCAAGTACACCCACGCCTGCACCCACACGCCGCCTTCATCGTTGTCCGATGCCATCGCGTCGTTGTCGAACTGGACGTCGTCTGTGCCGTACTGTTCCAGGGCTGTGTGTAGCTCTTTCCCGGTGGCCGGTCGCAGGCCTACGAACTGGCCGCGAATCCAGTTCAGGAGATCCCACGCCTGGCCAGAGTCGGTGTACTGGTCCCCGTTCTCTCCAGTCCTTTCATCGAGCGCGTCGATCTCGGTTTTGATGTTATACATTCTGCACCCCCACTCTGAATGCTATGCCGCCCTGAAACCATCCCATCTCGCAGCGCGACTCAATAAAGAGGCGCTGCCAGTCCTGGAACTGCTTCGGCGTCAGTCGCCATTTTACACTGCCCGCGCTCATCGTCCAGTATGTCGCGTGCATCACGACGATCATCGGCCCATCATCTCCAGGTGATCGCGCAGGGCCTCGGCTTGCGCCTTTGTGACCGTGTCGCTAAGCAGTCCAAAGCTGTCCAGGAGATCGTCAGACCGGCGCCGCTCGGCGGGGCCGCCTAGCTCATACACCATCAGCCGGAGCCGGTGGATCACGTACTCGACATCGTCTGTGGTCAGCCCGGTAATGTACGCGATCTGGGCTTCTTTGCCGGCGTTATTGATCGCGCTCGCCTCCTGGCTCTTCAGGTCGTGCACGATATCGCAAAGCTCGACCCACTTTCGTCCGTACAAATGGGTTTCGTCCTGCTTAAAATTCGTCATCGGCCTCTTCCTCCTCTTGTTGATCTGCCCAGAACTCGTCGGCGCAGTACTGAGAGCAGAACTTGGAGTCTACATACTCCCAGAGCATCCACGCGTCACCGGTGATTGCTTCGCCACACCAGTCGCACTTGGGCAGCTTGTCCCACTCTTCTTGTGCCCACTTCCTGAGATCGTCGTCGGAGGGGTAGCTGGTGAACGGCATGGTGAATCCGGCGGTGAATCCGGTCTCGATGCGTACGGGATCGTGATCCCCGTCCAGGTAGAGCATGTGCTCCCATGCCTCTTTGATGCGAAACGCTGCCGCCAATGCCTCGCGCGGGTCGGTGTACTCCTCACAGCTTCCGAGCTTGCGGAACTCGGGTCCGTCTGCGAGCATATCGGAGCCCGCGAAGTCGCAGCCACCCTGGGCGATCTCCACGACCAGGGGTTCTTCCTCTCCCCAGTAGCTCTGTCGGCTGACAAAATATTTCATCGGCACAGCGCCTCCACGCGTTCTTGGAGCCAGTCGTACTCTTCGTTCGTGAGTTCCGCGACCTCGGATATGCCGTCGATATTGTAGTACAGATCGGACTTGCTGCCGAGGAAGTCGTTGTAGCCCACGTGGTCGGCTTGCTGTCCGAGCAATCCTCCGTCGCTCGTGATCACCAGGGATACAAGGCCGGGGTCGGTGCGCCGGGGCTCCACGTCCAGCAGGCAATCCAGAATCGCCATAAACATTGGGCTGACTTTCACCGCAAGGATCTTTTCTGTTACAGAATCTCTCAGGCTCGCCATTTCGCCTCCAATTCTTTCATGGCTGCGCGGGCCGCGTCGATCACGGCCTGCGGGAACAACCTGTGCTCCTCAGCAAATTCATACAGGTCGTCCGTCCAGTCGTACCCGTACTCGAACAGCGCGCGCGTCAGATCCTGATAGCTAGAGTATGTGTGATCCGGGCACGCCTCGATGGCCGCAGCGAGCAGTTCGTCGAACTCGTAGTACTGCTCCTTTTGTATCAGGGCATCGAACTCGGCGTACGCGCAGTCCTTGTGGCACACTCCGCCATCGAACGAGCCTTCGTCGCCAGGCGCAATGGGCTCGCCGCAGATCCAGCACCCGGGAACAGGGTAGACCTGCCGGCTGCCAGTGCCGTCGTGTTCACTGACAGTGCCATACAGGTAGTAGTTATCGTCGCCCGGCTTGCCGCTCTCGTACAGGGTGATGCGGTCATATTGATCCATGGCCGCAACCTTGCGAAGGAACTGTGCGCCGGTGTCTACGGCAAACGTGGTATTGCCATGGAGCTTGCGCCACCCGACGTTACCCACTTCCATGTAGAAGTGGTAGAAGTCGTTGTCTGCCATCCACTCCTCGACGCACTCGCACAGCCAGCGCCACTCCCTCTCCTCCAGGTCCCAGTCGTGATGAGATGCCTGATCTTGCGCGTCCTCCTCCGACATCCCCTTCTCGTTCATCAGGTAGTCAACTTCTGCCTTCCACACCTTGTAGGCATCCCACTCAAAGAGCGGGGCCTGCTCACTGCGATCGCTCAGTTTGGTGCGCAGCGTAATGTTGTTCATTAGGCCTCCTGTAGGCGCACATACTCGGCATTCTGTCCCCACCGAACACCTTCGAGAAAGACCGTGCCTCCGTGATCCTCGCCGGGTGACGGTGGTACAAAGCACCGAACCTCGTACACGGTACCACGCTCTAGCGGGCTGCGTGTCGATGACGCCACGACCAGGTCGCCAGGCTCATAGTGAGTGAAGACGTTTGTGTGAGTTACGGAATCCTCGTATGCCATTAGACCTCCAAATCTTCCAGTTCGTGGCCAATCACGTTGTAGGCGGCGCACTCCAGGACTGCGCTAGAGTGGTGCCCGGCGTTCTCCATGATCTCGTCCGCCAGCCGCGCAATCTCCTCCATCTGCTCGTCCGTCGCGAATGTGCAGTACTCCGGCAGGTCGTTCCGGGCAAACTCGCCGCCAGCCCACGCGAACTTCACCTCGTCGTAGTCCTCGCCGGCACTTTGCCACCCGTCCTCGATCAGGTCGTGGGCCTGGGCCAGGCGCAAGCGAGCCCAATACAAGTTGTGGTCAAGCAGCGGCTCGGTGATGCCGGCATCGTAGGCTTCTCGCTCTGCCCTGTCCTCTTCGTAGGTGCGCAGGCCGCCGTTATTCCCCGCATCCGTGGAAGTCACCGGGATCTTGAACTGGCTATTGGTACACCAGGGCTCGCCTGGGTTCCAATAGCTCACTCCAAAGTATTCCTCCACGGCGCTGAAGAGGTTGTCGGCCTTGATGAAGATGACATCGCACTCATCCGGCGTTGCGTCCAGGCTCAGTCCGTACGCCTCGCTCTCGAGTCGGTCCAGTTCTCTCGTTAGGTCTTCGATCGTAATCATCAGTCTTTACCTCCCTAGTGCGTGATCGTGGTCTGCGCACGATTGCAAATAGCCTTCCCAGTCGCCAATACGAGCGCCCCGGCTGATGGGGGCCAGGAAGGTCTCTATGAAATCGAACTCGTCCACCTCGCCGTCCACGTCGATGAGCCAGGTGCGCTCGTCGGTCATGCGGGCCACGGCAACAAACCCAACTAGCAGGAGCTCGCGGTCGATTGTGACCATGCAGTGATCGAATGGCCCGATGACGACAGCGCGGTCTTCTCTGCTTCCCACAAAGCCCGCGCGCTCTGCGCGAATGTACGGGCGTCCGGGCTCCAAGAACTTGGCTGACACAAACTCTCTCATGTCCTCCTCCTAGTCATCCCAGCCGCCATGCGGAATGGTGACGACCTCTACAATATCGTATTCCCAGAGCTTCCCGCCTACTTCGATCATCCAGCCCCCTGCGTCCTCACGCATTCCCCCCACATATACATCGCCCATATACAGCAAGGACCCATTGAGAGTGAGGCGTGGATCGAATGGGCCGATAAATTCTTCTGTATCATCTGCGCGCCACGTCCGGCGCACCAGCCGCAGGTATGTGTGCCCAGGCTCCAAGAACTCGACCGACTCGAACTTGTTCATGCTCTCCTCCTAGAAATGGGCCGTAACGACGTCCAGGGTATCGGCATAGAACCTTTCGCCGCTCACCCGGAACACCATGTATGGCTCATCATAGTCGATCCACCCGACCTGTTGGGGCCCCATGTACAGTATCCCATGGCGAATGTGCACATCCCCTTCATCAAATGGGCCAATGTACACGTGGTCCGGCTCATTTCCGAGCCGCAGGTACGTTTGCCCATCCACCAGGAGCTCGACCGGCTCAAACTTTCCCATTTTGCTCTTCATTAGGCCCTCCGATACACCGTAGTGCTATGAGAGACCGGGTCTCTTTCGGCTAACTCTCTCTTGCGCCTCTTGAGCGCCACGCCCAGTGGCTCTTTCTTCTTGGCGCGCTCTTTCTGTCGCTTTTTCTTGCGCCTGCTCTTACGTTTACCCATCAATGCCACCTCACACTTTCATGCGGCTCGTACTCGGGCTCCCGTTCTGTCCCCAGCATTGTCATGAACGTAACCCCGCTATACTCCCAACTCCACACGATAGTCCCATCCTCTTGCTTCTCAGAGCAGTCCCACCCGGCGTCCGGGAACAACTCCCAGAATGTGGTATTCTCTAGCCACACGATGGGCTCCATGCCCGTGAATGTGGAAACGGCCTCTACGCCGTAGGGAATGAACCGCTCTAGGTCACGGATCGTGTCGATGAGTACTTCTAGCCCATCTTCTCTAAGCCTGCGTGCCATGTTCCCTCCTACAGATAGGGCAAAAGCGCCTTGCGTTGTGCTGGCGCTTTAGCCTCTTCTCGAGATCCTTGTCTCCGATCCACACCCTCACCAGGGTAAACCCGATGCCCTCTCGGGCTAAGAAGGCCATAATCTTGGCCCCGTTACCTTCCCTATGTCGTTTCATTCGTGCGGGGACATTCTCGGCGTACCCGATGTAATGCTGCGCTTGTCCCCGTGGGTTGTTGAGGTCGCCGATGCGCTTATCGAAGTGGAGGAGGTAGACAAAGCCCATCACTCCAACTCCGCTGTGTACCAGGAGACGATGCTGGGGCTGCCGTCGTCCCAGTCCAGGTCGTAGTACTCTTCCCAGATCAAGTCTTCTAACTCATCTGCCGTCAGTTCGCGAAGCTGCCCCATGGTGCGAACCCCGGCGGCTTCGAGGATGAGGCGCTGTTGCTGGCGGTAGGCGTTCGCTGCGTCCGCATGGTCTCTAAACACTTGGACGAGCTCGACGTAGTGGGCGCACGACTTGATGACTGTGTAGACTTTCATGCTTTGTCCTCCTGTGTCTTATTTTAGCATATCGCTTGACGCCTGTCAACCCCCCAATTCACACCTTGACGCACGGTGTTAAGTGCGCTATAATTGTCGTGGGAGGCGTACACGTGGGAATCTCTGCAAAAAAAAGTTTGGAGTCCCAAGAAAGGGACCGTCTCGAGGCCGGGTTCATCGACTACTACCTGAACCAGACGCCGATTACCAAGGCGATGTCCAACGCGGGCGTCCCCACCTCCACTTATTACCGATGGCGCGATGCATTCGAGGACGAAGTGGAGGAGGTGCAGGGAGTCGCAGCGGATCGTGCTGCTGCGATCATGCGCCGAAGACATTCCGAGTTCCTGCTGTCGCAGGTCGGCGCGTCCGTGGAGGTTCAGCGCCAGGCTCGCGATGCGGTCTTCGAGGGGGTGCCCATGCTGGCCGCCATTGCCCGGGGCGAAGTACGGCAGGTTGGCGACAAGAACGTTATCCCTTACCCCAGGGATATCGCCAGGGCAATGGAACTTCTTCTTCAGGTTGCCACCTTCGGCGTTCTTCCGGAGGAGAGCGCAATTCTGTTACAGGAAGAGGAGGCAAGCAAGCCGCCTCCCCAATTCCCCGGACTCGCCTTCTCGAAGGTGACGGCAACCACTCCGTCCGGGGACACCGTCACCTTCAAGAAGGGCGACACTTTCGATGGGGAGATTATAGACGAGCCGTCTCCCGATTGAGGCGCTCGATCTCGGCCTCGAGGGCAGCGATCTCGCGGTGGCATTCCTGCTCGTACTCATCGACAATCTCCTGCGCCTCGCTCCTGCTGATCGGGCGCGGGCATGATCTGAGCAATTTGTCTACGTCATAGTCGGCGCGGTACGCAAAGTACCACAGGTCCCCATCCTGGTCCCACGCGATGTAGTTCCTGGACGAGTTCGAGTCAAGGCCCAGGTAGACGATCTGTTCCTCGCCACAATCCATGTAGCAGCAGTGATATGTGTCGATGTCATGGCCACAAATTGGGCAGAGATGGATTACCCCTGGCGATACATATCGCCCGCAGCGATCGCAGAAGCCATCCTCGCCGATCTCGCCGGCTGCGCAGTACTCGCATGCCTTGCCAGTTGGATATTCCTCTTGATACAGCAGGTGTTTCATCACTACCTCCAGGTCTTGACTTGCGTCTCGCCGAGGCGCTCGATGTACTTGGTGCCGACGGGCGGCGGCCGGAACTCGCGTTCGCACGCTACTCCGCCGTCAAAGTCGTCACCGCCGATCTCCAGGGCGTACGTGGGGATCAGCGCCGTCACGCGCCACCATCCGTCCGGGCGCAGCATCAGGTCGCCGACTGCTACGTGGATCCTGCTGTCGCTGACACGCATTATAGCCACTCCTCAGCTTTCGAGTCAAGCTGCTCACCGAAGTGCTTCAAGTCCATGTTTGCGGCCTCGATGTGGGCCACCAGGCCGTTTATCTTGTCGGCGATATCCTGTAGGTTACGCGCTTGTTCAACCGTGTAGGGGCCAAGAACGTGCGGGCGGTGATACCACAATTCGTGATCCTCGGTTTCAACGACATATTCATCATGTCCGAGTTCGCACTGTTCGCCGGTGTCAATGTGTCCTAGATCCACGACGAGCCCTTCCTCGACTACCTCGCCCAGGAAAACGTACTTGGACGACTCTATGAAGTCCCCAATGTGCAGGTAATAGCCTATGTCTCCGATAGCCATTAGAAGGGGATCTCCTCACCGTCATCCTGCGGGGCCTGCGGCGCGGTCTGCGGACTGCTCTTGCGAGGATCCAGGAAGATCACGCGGAACCCGGTAACCTTGGCGTTGATGCGGGTCTCGCCGTTTGACTTGTATTTCTCAACGGGCTGAAGTGGCCCCGCAACGAGCACACGGGAGCCCTTGCTCAGGAACTTGCCCGCAGCGTTGGCGGTGTTCCCCCACGCCGTGACTGAGAACCACGCATCGTCGGCGTTCATGCTGAAATTGCAGACGGGCGTTCCTTTGCCCGTCGTGTTCAGCCGGGGATCGGATCCCAGGTTGCCTTCCAGCACAACCTGCGCGACACTGACGTCGCTATTTCGTCCCATCTTCACGGCCTGAAAGACCGTGACCTTATAAAACTCTGTGGACGTCCCCTGGCTCACGCCTTCGATGCGGCTGCCGGAGATCAGGACCACGTCGCCCTTCTCCAGGCTCTTGAAGAACGACGCCATCTTGTCGGTGCCGGCCTGCAACATCATGGGGATCTGCTTGTCTCCGCTCTGCGAGAAAGCTGCGAATCCTTGCGTCACACTCAACATCTGGACACTGGCCGTGAGATTCTGGTAAGACATTTGTTTCTCCTTAATAGGTAGGGTATAGGCCCGTTGCTTCTTGGGCCGCGGATACGATACTCCACATGTCGCTTGGTGCAATAGCCAATTCTTGAAGCAGTTCTTGTTCCCATTGCGCGGTGCCACGATGACCCACGGCTCGCCCCATCACTACGTAACCCACGAGCTCGGCGATCAACGCACTGTGGTCTGAGGTACACTTACGGCACCAGTGGCCATCGCCATACAGGCGCGGTCTCTTCCCGCAACGCGGGCACTGTTTGCGCCTGGCCATGATGACCTCCTTAGAGCAGTTGAAGCTGCTCGGGTATGACAACATCCTCCCGGAGGATACGACGTTGTCCTATTTTGCCCGCGGGCAGGTTGTGTACCTGCGCCGTGACCTCGGTATACCTGATTTCAAGGATGGTTATCTCTTCCCCGCCCTTGACTGTCTTGGAGCGGGGGTTGGCGCGGACTACGGCGCGGTCGCCTACCTGCACAGGGCCACCTCGTCGAACGTGAACGCGAACACGGTAGAGTCGAGTTCGACTGCCTGCGTCCTTGGGTAGACCGCGTTTACTGTGCCGCGCTCGTGCAGCTTCTCGATCATAGCATCTGCAATGTTCAGCATGTCGGCGTCGATGCACGCACGGACGATCTTCACCTTGTCACCAACCTTGGGCGTGGCAACCTCCAGCGCGGAGACGTATGTCGCCTCGATCTCGGACAGTCGCCACCGCAAGTTTTCTGGGTCACTCTCGTCCTGAAGGGCGATAGACACATCCTTCATAAAGTTCTCGAGGATGGCGAGCCTGACTTCATTCACTGTTTGCATCTTCGTCTCCTCCCAGTTCCCACTCCCGCTCTGCCGCGAGCACGTTCATGAATGCGTCCTCGATCTCATCCAGGGTGATGTCTGCGGGGACGCATCCGATCACTTCCTCGAATATACTGCACAGCGTCTCGAGATCGTCTTTCTCGCCGAACTGGATCGTGATCGTGACCGTGCGTTTATATCTAACTTTCGCCATCTTCGGCCTCCGTAAAGAACGCGTACGTACTGGTGAGGGGCCCCTGCGCGTCAGCGGCGGGGCGTGGCCAGATATTAGCTGCCACGCCCTCGTCTGTTTCATGGATGCAAACGGACAGGTTTCCGATGTGGATCCAGACGCACGTGTGCATCTCGTTCAGGTCATAGTCATTGGCGGAATCGTCGTGTTTCTTAAGTGCATGCATCCCCGGCCTCCTTCTGTCTCTTGCGCCTGTCGCGCTGGTAGCAAGCGGAACACATACCACGGGCCACCAATTGCCTCATCTTGTTGCATTCTGTACAGAATCCCACAGAACGGGAGTGGCCGTGCTCGCGCTCCCACTTGCTCTGATAACAGCGCAAGCATAGCCCTTTGGCGTAGTGTTTGCGCCACTTTCCGCAGTTTGCACAGACAATGTTCATACTGGCCTCCTTACCACTCAGCGTAGAACGTGTACATTCCGGGGTCTATTTCCCCAATATGGTACAGGTACTCCAGGACATCCATGAGCTCCACTTCTCCATGGCGGCTTACCTGGAATTGTAGCGTGTCGAGCACATCGGCGACGTCGTGGGTACACGTGTACTGGTCAAGCTGGACACTCCACACGCACCAGCAGGACTCGCCCTGCATATCGACGGCCCCCTCGCAGGCCATACCAACAAAGCGGCCGAACTCGGCCTGTACCCAGTCCATCACCTGCTGGCCGTCGATTATCCTCACAGTTTTGACTAAAACCAGATCCATGACTGCCTCCTAGTAGTACATATAGTAGTACCTATCCCGGTACTTGTTTTCTTCTTCTGCCTGGTAACGGCAGATAGCCAGCGCGTTGGGCCAGCCCAGTTTCGCTGCGATACCGTCCAGGTTACTGGCAAACGTGCTGGCAAACCACCGTTCGTCATTGTCGGTTTCGGCCAGCATTTGCAGTATGGCCCATCCCTCGGCCACTGCCTCAAGGGCGAGATCATAGTCGTTCATTCCAGTTCCTTTCTGGCAATATAGGCTATCATCTCCGCGCGGCCACCCTCGATGATGTGGGTTGCCTCTCTGCGTTTCCAAGTATCCACAGTCTCTTCGAGTTCGTGATCGGTGGCCTGTTGCAGATACTCCCAGTAGCCGATGCGTTCAAGGAACGCATTGCAACTACTGCGTGTATAGGATCTCACCTGGCAACCTGCGCGGCCGCCACACCAAGACTCCAAGAACTCGTCCGCTTCCGTGAACGACTCGAACTCGACTGGGCGCTCCGCAATGGAGCAGTCATCATCCTTGACGTGCTGCTCGAAGAACCCCAGTCCCAGGAACGTGCCAACGTACCATCCCAGGTCTTCACTCCAGATACCGTATCTTTCCCTCATCGTCTTGCCTCCGCGATCATGGCATCGAGCATCTCGGCCACTTCATAGTGAATGTCTGTGAGCTCCTCGTCGATCTTGGCAAGGCGGTAGACTGCGCCAAGGACGGGGAGATGACTCACCTCATCCTGGAGCACCGCTTCGCGTGCGCAGAGCTCATCATAGCGGGCCTCTTGTTCGTCGGTCATCTCTAGGTAGAGCATATCTCCCCCTCCGGCTGAAAGACAATGCGATCAGACGCTTTGAACAGCCAGTGCCACCCACGGTCTTCGTGCACTCTCTCAAACTCGGCTATCCAGCCGCGTTTCCACATCTCTGACTCGAGAGTGCGAGGCTCGTATGGGTTATCTTCGAGGCGCTCGCGATCACTGCGCGCTTCGATACCCTCGTCATAGAATGGCCAGAAGCCGTCATCGTACCCTGCCTGTACGCCCTGGTTCCACGGGTGAAACCTCTCGTCGTGCCCACTGTATGGGTTGTCGGCGTGTTTCCCCTCGTAGAACCCGGCGTTGTATCCTTCTTCCCAAGTTTGGTCGGGGCCTGTTGCGCTCATGTTAGCTCCTTTACCATGTCTTATGGGTCGTATCCCAAACCCATGGCGTACCCTTGTGCGTAGTCTTCGTAGTCTTCTTCCAGCTTGATTTCGGGCATCAATCGCGCCTCTTCTGGGATCTCAGAGGCCGCGACAGAGTAGTTTTCCCATCCGTCGCTGAGGGGGTAGTCTTGTGCAACGCGGCGATACCCTGCTCCTACGGCTTCATCTTGAGAGCGGGCCCACACCGAACCTGCTAGGGTCTCGATATACACCTCATTGCCCTCTACGTAGCTGGCGCTCATTGCCACTGCGTACAGTCTCATGGCTTACCACCCATCCCCGCACTCATAGTAGTCGCGGATCTCTTTCAGCTTCTCGTCTACGCAGTAGTCAACGTGCTCTTCCATCTTCTGGGCCAACTCACGGATGAACAGGTTGAACTCCACGCTCCAGAAGTTGGCGACGAGCGACCACCCCTGACTGGGGCTGTCCCCGAACTGCTTGTCCGGGGTAAGCGTGCCGATCCAGCAGATCAGCCACTGCTCGGTGTCGCTCTTCTCGTCGAAACCGACGATCTCGTCGTATCCCTCCATGTGGTCTGGGATCCCGACGCTCTCCATTGCCTGCTCCAGGGCAGCGCGGCACTCAGGGGCACTCACTTCGTCAGCGCGTTCGGCCAGAACATCGCCCAGCCAGAGGGCCAGGTTACTGACTGTATTGTCTTTCATGTTACCTCCTTACTCACTCATTACTGCGACCATTTACACGCTTGGACCCAGCCATTTTCCCATTCTATCCACCTGTCATCATCGTAGCAAATGGGATAGGGGTTAGCGCCGAACGGAACACCGCACTGGTATGCCTTAAACCCTTCTTTCCAGGCGTTGCTCATACAAGTTCGAGACATACATTCACCTCCCTAGAGCGTGAATCTCGTGGTATGCTTTGTGTACATACCCGTCAGGAACCTGTGTTGCCCAGCATCTGTGGGATCTGTACCCACACGAACAGGGGAGCCAATCTAGCGCCACCCCGAGGCCGTACCTCTCGGCCTCCTCCTGAGTGTCTGCCAGAACACTGCCGACCCATATTTCGGAGCCGGTGTCACTTATTGCGAGGGCCGCTATACTATATAGTGCCATCTTGCCATGTCTCGGCGCTCATTGCCACACCCTGCCCACCGCCTCGGCAACGCACTCCTCCGCGTCTTCCCTGCTCATACAGGCGGGGGTAGCGATGAAGACATCTTCCAGCCCCTCTATCAGGGCTTCCATCACGGCTTCCCGTATCTCTGCGTACGGCCAGTCTGCCATGTCCTCCGGGTACATAGGTATCCGTACCACGATGTCGTCGTAGCCTATAGGGGTAGTACGGGAGATACGCCAGTCCTGGTCATCCCAGCCACGGAGCCAGTCTACACGATTGGACGTATAATAGGGGCAACTATCCCTGGACTCGTTGCGCTTGCGGGCCAATACGCCTTCGTTGTAGCATTTGTCGGTCATGTCACCTCCTAGAATACACGATCCAGGGCCTCTGTGACGGCATTGTGCGCGTCATGGAAGGATAGCCCGTACTTTCTCAGCGCTGCCTCGATCTCGTCAGTGAGGTCGGCCCGGTCTTGGCGCCTGGCCACGTGATACTCGTGCATCCAGCCGCTGCGCCAGGCGCCCGATCTGCTTTTGTCGTATGGAAACGAGTCGAGGAACGCATTGCGTCCACACCTGTACTCTTGCTCCTCGCATGGTCTCATTACTCAGCCTCCATCTCGGGTATGCTCAGTTCGCTCATAGTTATTTCCTCTTCCGCCGCCATCGCTGCTCGGCTCGGGCTGCGTGCCAGCCATCCTCCCATTCTGCCCGGTAGTCGTCACGGATGTGCGGGTTCTCAGACAGATCCTTGTCCTCGAAGAAGGCCAGGTGGCCCTGCTCGTACGGGGTTGGCACCTCAACGGCCACCGGAGTACCATCACTTGCTATCTCAAAGCCCCACATATTACTCAGCCTCCATAAGCAGCGTGTTCCCATCGACCATGAGGGTAATGAAGTGGAAGCCCTGATCCGAGCACGCCCGAACATCGAGTACATCCGGCAGCGCCGCGATCGCTCCGCGCAGGCCTCCCACCGTGTTGATCTCTACGGCCTCGCCACTGAGCAGTTTGCGCGCTGGCTCATTCGTGCGGCTGGCGTCATCATACTCTGCCCATACCCAGCCTGTGTTCCAGAAGAACCTGTTCTCGCCGTCTTCGTACGCATTGGCCTCGGGGCCCTCGCCGTTCCAGTATGCTTGGTAGCCTTCATCAAATGGGCTCATGCTATATCTCCTGTAACGCGGTGTAACGCTACTGTAGCGCTACACAGGTGTCTGACGTCTTCACTCTTTTGGGCCCCTACGTGCGTGCCCTGGTCGATAACCAGATATGGTTATCAATCTATAACCTCTAGCTCACCCTGCGTCCAGCCGGCGTTCCAGTCAGCGTGCGCGGACTCAGAGGGCGGGTAGGGGTTATCGTCCAGGTCCACGTCTCGAAAGTAGGCTTCATGGCCTTCCTGGTACGGGGTTTGGGCCTCAAAGTCCTCCTGTTTAGCCTGCCAGTAGCCGCGATGCCAGTCCCACCACTCCTGAGACAGAGAAACGTACGGGCACAGGCTCCCATCTGCCCAAGCGCAGTATCCTTCGACGTAGGCGGTTGATTCACTCATCCTGGATAGCTTCCTCTTCTCGCCGGGCCTGCTCCCAGCCGGCGTCCCACTCCAGCCACGCATTGTCTTCGGCGTTCACTGGATGCGGGTTGTCGGTCCAGGAAATGCCATTCTGGTAGGCATCGTAGCCTTCGTGCCAGGGCCAGCCCTTATCTTGCTTGGCCTGGAACCAACCATTTCTCCAACCACGCCACTCGCAGGTCATGGGGGTGTAGGGGTTGCATTGGCACCCGTGGCCGCGCTGGAAGTCAAGGTATCCCTCGTGGTAGCTCTCGCTACTCATCTTGGTCCTCCTAGAAGGGGATCTCGTCTTTCTTGGCGTCTTCCACTCCCTGATGAAAGCGCTGGGCGTGCCACTCATCGCGATAGGGGTTGGTAACATCGAGGTAGAGCTCGTACTGGGCATATCCCTCGGCGTGCGGATTGCGCCGGCCGTCGAGGACGATCTCGATCTCCATTGCCCTGTCACAGCGCGGGCAGTATAGGCCGATCACCGGGTTGTTGCGTTCGTTCGTTGCGGTTCCCACTACAGTCAGGCGGCCCTCACAGTTGGGGCACACGTAGGGGAGGTGGTGCGTCACCTCGTAGATCTCAATCATCAAGCTCCTCCTCAGTTTCTATGGTGTCGAGGTAGTCCTCCTCGGCGGCATCTTCAAACCCTACCTGCCAGTCGGCGTACTCGATGGAGCCTTTTTCATACTCGTTGGGACGGTTGTCGTGCCAGTAGTGGAGATAGCCGCGGGACCAGGCAACGGATAGTTCACTGCTGGCGGGTGTGTCGATTGGTTCGCTCTCGTTGCGCCGCCGCTGTTCTTCCGCTTCTTGGTTGGCCGCGTACGTCCAGCCCCTATCCCATGCCGACCACTTTGGGCCGCTTTCGTACGGGGTATCCTGCCACGACAGCCCTCGCCAGAACGCCCGGTATCCCTCTGCCCACTCTGTGGGGTTACTAAGCACGCTCATTGCTTCTTCCCTCGCTTCTTTCCTCGCTTGTTCTTGCGGGCCCGATTACGCCTGGCTCGGATCTTGGCCTCGCGGGCCTTCTTCTTCCGGGCCCTGGCTGCGTCCGCGCGTCGCTCGTGCCGGCTGCGGGGGTCTTCTTCCCCATCCATCTCCGGGACTTCCTCCCCATAGCCTTCGGGGAGACCGTGCGCCAAGAGCCTTTCACGTTCCGCGATCTGCTTGCTGGTCAGTTCGTCCTTGTGGTTCTGCATCAGTTCACCTCCGGGATGACTGGTCCGATATCGAACTTGGTGAGTAGTGCGTGCAGTTGCGCCAGTGTCATAGATCCCACAATGTAGTCCTGACACCCCATGATGAACCCGATGGTCATATCTTTGCTCATGGCCAGGGTGTAACCATTGGGTAGCGTCAGTTGCTTGCCGCACACCAGTTCGCGTACTATCGAAATCGTGCGTGCCTGTTCTGGGTCCATCAGTTTACCTCCGGGGAATATCTTGGATCGTACTCCAGGGCTTGCTCCTGCAACCCTAGACCCCATAGGAGCTCGGCCATTCGCCGAGCTCTCTGCTTGTTCGTGGTCAGGGTCGGGCTCTCTAGGTCCCCTGGGTGATACTCGATAGCGTCACAGTAAGGGCACTGCCACTCCCCGCCACCGATCGACCGCATCACGCGCCGCCTCCTACAAAACTTGTAGCATTCTGTACAGAACCCGTCCCACTGTCGGAACGGGTCGCGCGCGCCCTGATACGCATACTCCCGCATGGCGTCCTCACTACGGAGGAGGGGCCCGATCCCTATGCCGCTCAGGAGCTCGCCGGCCCAGTACATTTCGCCGTTGTACTCTACGTAGATGTCCAGGGCCTCGGTGGTGTTCTCGTCCGCGTACTCGAGCCACTCGGCGTACGGAAATGGGGAGGGGGAAGGGCCGTCCGGGGGGCAGACTTCTAGCCGTGCGTCCGTCACCTCGACCCAGATCGGGTATCCTGCCAGTACTAGCCGTGCTAGGTCTTGATCGTTCATAGGGCCTCCTTATCTGGTTCTCATTCTACCATGCAACTAAACACCTGTCAAGGGGCCAATTCACATTCGCCCCCTGAGTAGGTGGGGGGAGCCACCAGGGGCTCCCCCAGAGAACGGTCTACACGCCCACGTACACCACCGCGATATTCCAGAGCTTGCGCCATACGGCCTCGTTGATGGTGGCGAACTCGTTGGTTACGGACGGGTCGGATTTGAGGCTGAGGCGGAACATGTAGCCAGGCTTTGCGTACACCCGGCCGTTCAGACGCTCCACGCAGTCCTCACCGCGCTTGTGGGAGATGGCGACGGGCGCGGTGCCCATGCCTGCGGCCTTGCGCTTGTTGCGCAACAGTTCCCGCGCTCGCTCGCCGGTCACGTTGAAGAACTTCCAGCCGTTCCCCTCCATCTGAGTCTTCAGGCTGGCGCTGATCTTGCGGCTGAACACCTTGGTATCGTTGCCGTGGCGGGCAATGGCGCAGCGGCCCTCACCCAGGTCGATCATCTCGTCGCGCAGGCCCAGCTTCTCGACGGTTTCAGCAGAGAGGTTCACTGTGGTTTCCTCCTGGGGGAAGATCTGTTCTGGGTGGGCGATCCCACCGCGGTCCTGCACAAACACGTCACCCTCGGTCGCCGCCATCTTGGGGCTCACCTTGATGGTGGGCGGCTCGATGCCGTGACCACTGACGTCCTCGATTGGGCCCGGTAGCTGCTCGGCGGCATCTAGCGCCGCGGCGAGCCGGCCGATCTCTTCGCGGTTTCGCTCCACGTTGCGGATCAGGGCCCTCAGAGACTTGACGTTCAGGCGAGAGTAGCCCGTGATCCCCAGGGCCTTGCAGCGAGCGATCAGATCGTCACGGGACTCACTCGCACGACGCGCACGTTTCTTCGCCACTTTTGCCTCCTCCTTCTCGGGGAGCGGCTCGGTCGCCACCTCCACGATCTCGGCCGGCACTTCCAGGCCGGCGAACGGATCATCATCCGGCTCGGGTTTCTCGAGCTCGGTCGGTTCATCTGCGTGGCTCTCGGCCTCGGAGATCTCTACGGCCGCGTCCACGGTGAAGGGGTCCTTCTCGGGCCCGTAGTGTTCGGGAGGAAATGCCTCCTCTTCTACGTAATCGCCCGGCCGATCCTCTGGGGGCGAGTAAACCTCGTCCCACTTGGTTACTGGCTGGACGTACTGCTCGCGCGGGTCCTCGTGGCCTTCGTAGGGCATGCTCTCGTCGTAGCGCACCGGGTACTCTTCGATGGCCGGGTAGTCCGCTGCGGGCCCAACGTTGCGCACGGCCCGGACCAGCGTGGGTAGCCGGCATGGCTCGGTCATCTGCTCGGCCGCGCCCGGGGCATTGAGAACGATCATGACGTCCTTGCCGTCATCCTCGAATTTGACCGATTCCCACCCCATGTCCTTGGCCGCTTGCACGGCCGTCTCGATCATCTTTTTCCTGCTGATAGCCATCTTAACTTGCCTCCTGTGTGATAACGACCAGGCCGCCCGATGCGTCCCGGTAAACGTCTGCTTCGATCTTCTCGAGGCCGAATCGGTTAATGGCGTCTTCGATGTGTTCGTTGGCCCCGATGCGATCGGTGTCGTGAATCTCGGTCACGTATCCATCAAAGATGTAGCGCACTACCACGCGGATCGCGTCATACCAGCAGCTAGGCACGGTACTCCTCCTTGTAGCGGCGCCGCGCGTCCTCGAAGTCCACGGGGCCCACGACGTACCGCACCATCCCCCCTTCGTCGGGGGTGTCGCGCACGACGTACCCGTCCAGCCATTCGACGGCCTTCCACATGGGGGCGGGCACGTTCTTCTCGATCCCATCCACGAGGCACCGCATCACACCAGCACCGAGGTTATTACTGTACTGGATGATGATGCAGAGCTCGGTAGCGCCAGCGTCTATCGCGCGCTGGCGGACGTTCCGATAATCAGTGGTCTCGGGGCCGACCTCGGCGATCTCTTGCGTTATGCTCGTGATGTCCATCTTGCCTCCTATCCTTTGAGATGAAAGACGCCCCCGGTCCTTCTGAGGGTGTCCGAAACAAGGCGCAGGTCTCCCTGCGGTGTGTACTGGATGCCGTTCTTGACTGCGGCCTCCAGGAGTTCGTTTGCGACGCCACCGTTCCCCCTGGTGACGATGATTTCATCTGGCCTGACCTCCACGTGCACGTGGGAGCCGGCCGGGATCTTGAACGCCCTGCCTGCTGCCGTCCTGTATTTCATTGCCCTTTCCTTTACTTGTCCTTCTTGCCGCCCTTGTTGTCTGGGTTACCGGGGCCCATATCGTCCCCGGTGTCGTTGGGTTTGGGGTCACCCTTGGGCTGCGGGTCATAGCCGTTCCCCACGCCATTGTTCCCGTTGCCCTCCTTGTCGCCATCATCGGCTGGCCTGTCGGGCTTGTCAGGCGTGTCGGGCTCATCACCGGGATCATCGGGCGTGTCGGGATCGCCGGGGTCATCAGGCGTATCGGGCCCATCGGGCGTGTCAGGCTCATCACCGGGATCATCGGGGCGATCCGGGGGATCGTCGATCAGGAACGCCTCTTCGTCCTCGGTAGCAACTTCCTTGCACGGGAGTTGTACGGTGACGACCTTCGTGAACGTGACGGGTGCGGACACGGTAACCACAGGTGTGGTATTGATGCACGGGGCGGCCTCCTGCTGGCACTGGCAGCACTCGCAGTCGAGCTCGCCGTTGGAGAGAATGGTGCAGCGGGCGCCATCTTCACGCACGAACTCCACGCGATTGGCAGCCAGCGATTCCATCTCGGACTGGGACAACAGGCCAGAGGCCTGGGGGGCAGCCACGGAGGCCGCGGGGCCAGAGGTCTGGGGGGCAGCCACGGAGGCTGCGGGGCGAGCGATCAGCAGGGCCAGGACGGCCCCGAGGGCCACGCTCAAGAGCGCAACCAACGCGAGAGAAAACTTGGACTGAGACACTGAACTTACCTCCACGGAAGATTGGTGCCACGAGCCGTAGCCGGGGCACACGCAGAGATCACCCTCTTGTGAGAGTGAGCTCTGCGCAAGCCCCGGCTGGAACTTGCGCTATTTGATTGTCAGGCGAACACTAGCTCCTCTTCTCCTTTCTCATAGGCTACCCATAGCAGGAGCTGCCTGAATGCGACCACATCACCGGCGAAGTGAAGGATATCCTGAACACCCGAAAGCGGGGCGTCCCCACTGTAAACGTTGGCCTTGTTGGCCCAGCCGTTCAGCAGTTCGCCACGCATCACGGACAGGATCTCCATGGCGTCTTCGCGTGAGATGACAACGACCCCGCAGTCATCGCCACCCACGACTTCGTCAGCGGCAACGGCGAGCAGGCCGGCCATCTTGACCTCGACCCCATAAACGTCGCAGTACATACCCATCGAACCTACCTCCACGGAAGATTGGCGCCTCGAGCCGTAGCCGGGGCACACGCAAAAACCTTATAGAGGCTTTAAGGTTTTTGCGTAAGCCCCCGCCGAGCTTACGCGTTTCGGCCGCCCAAACCGCTGGGAGGCCACACCCGCCACGAGACGGGTTACAGATTCGTCTGGTCTATTTCAACCAGTTAGGCGCTGGTGTACAATGCCCGCCAGCAGGCTATTCTTTTGTGCTGTGTAAGATGTTTTGATACGACGCCCAAGCTGGAACCCCTATGTGTTGTCGATCGCGACCGCGAGCCGGCGCAGGGCCTGCGCCTTGTTCTCTAGCTTCTCGCGCTCACCTGGGAGGACGGCCTCTTTTGCCACCTCCTTCATGCCGAGGGCCTGGTTGAAGATGTAGCTGGCCAGAAAGTCTCTCTCGGCATCCGACTTGAACTGATACTCGAGGGTGATCATGAGCGCTGCCTACCGCAGTTCCCTGTGCCGCGGCGCGGGTGACGCTTGGCCGCACGCTTGGCCCGGGTCCTCTTGGAGGGCCCAGAGTAAGGCGGGCAGACGCCCTTGGTGTGGGACGGGGGCGCCACGAGGGGCGCCGGGTTGGCCAGGATGGCCTGATTGATCATGTGGATCCAGGGGTTGCCGTACACGTTTTCGATCATCGGATTCCTCCTCTACTGAATAGGCCCCAGGAACATGTACCATAGGACTTGGGCGATGAACTCCAGCGCCTCCAGGATCAGGGGCGAGGCGAGCCCTGCGCAAACCAGGCTCGCCGCAAGCACGATATATACTGCGGCCTTTCCATTGCGCACTTCCTATACACCTCCTATAGAAAAATGGGCCACTGCTGAGAAGCCCGCGCAGGACGTCTCCTGCTACGCCAGTACCGTGTTGGTCGCACGGCAGCTACTTATACGGAGGGCAAGCCCAAGGTATGTAGCCTGACTTGGCTTCTCGCGGGGCTCTCAGCAATGGCCCATTAACATGTGGGGGCACTATTACCCCCGCATCCCAAACCAGAATTGTCTACATTTGCATATAGGCAATTCTGGTTTGGGGCCCTGCTAGTACAGGGCCCTCTATTTAGTTGTTAGTCCCACATAGTGCATTGCCCATCGGCTATGTCGTCCTCCTCATAAGAGGGTTGTGGGTAGCCGTAGCTCTCTGCCATATCCTTGGCCCATTGCGGGGTTTCTGGCCAGTCGTGCCTTGGCCTCTGCACAGCTATGCCCTCGAGATCAAAGAAGTATTCTTCGCTGAGCCCGTGCAGAGCAGACACAACAGCGATCTGAGGGTGATCCTCTGGCACGCCTGCCAGATAACCATATCGACGGCCGATGTAAGCTGCCAGCTTGTCGATACTGAGAAAGAGCAGCCCGTCAAACTTGATGGCGTTCATGCTAATAACCTCCTGCCCTCTGAAGAGAGAGCATATATAGGCGCTCCACAACGGAGCGCTCCCAGGTCAGAACTGTCTACATTTGCATATAGACAATTCTGACCTGGGCCCTATGCTGGATAGGGCCAGGTGTATATTGTTATGCGGGGCTGGGGATTGTGAGCTCCCCAATCTCTACGTGCAGCCCCTTCTCCCTGGCCTTTGCTGCCACACAGCGCTCGAACGGCGAGAGCTTGGCGGGATCGGCCTCGCTCAAGGAGAAGCGGCTACGAATGATGATGATGTCCCCTGCATCGTTCTTGAATACCAATACTGTTGTCTTCATGATCTTCCTCCTATATGATATTGTGCAGAACGCAGCACATACACAGTTGTATGTGCTATGCTCTGCACCCATCCAAGTCAAATGCCCGAAGGCTGCCACAAGGATGGGTGATAGAGACTAGAACGAGGTGAGTGTCGCCATAATGGTGCTGATGGTGGGGATCAGATACATCCCCAACATGACGACTGCTGCCGCGAACGGTGCAATGAGCAGGATACGGAGCATCGGGTTGTGATCGTCGCCATAGCTGTGCATCTTATTCTCCTTATACTAGCGCACTGGTCGTTGCCAGCGCCTACGAATGATAATATCCCCATTGTCGAGAATCTCGGCATTGATGGGCATATTAGGACGAACGAACAAAGCGGCCTCTTGATCGAGATAAGAGAGCCCCGCCATTGCAAGGGCCTTATTCAGGCTCGCGCGATGGCCGTAAAAGTACATTGCGAATGCTGCGCGCTTGTCTTGATCCAGGTCTACGATTGACATTGCCCCTGCCTCCTTATATGATTTTGTTGTAGATGCGACCCCACCTTCATCTACAGTCATTACTACTACCTATTCTGACTGGCGCGCGCATTAAGGTTGGGCATGCCAATTGGCCTCTTGACTGCCTGCCTCTCCCGTGGTATCATTGAAGCGCTTATCAGACATGCTGGTGAGGGCGCCACGGAGTTACGCACACATCGGACGGGCTCGTGGGCGCCCTCTTGGTCTGTGGGGAGGTTGGTATGCTTCCTGCTTGTCCTCATTGCGGGTCTCTTTGTGGTGTATATCTGAAGCGGCAGGTGATCGGCTGGGCTGTCACGCGTTTCGATGAGACGGGCCACCTGATGGACCAGTCGTACGACAACATCTCTCCGGGGCGGGCGGGGATCATTCGCTGTTCCAGTTGCAACGAGCAGCGGCACGACCTCGAATTGCGGGAGGAGCAGATCGTACCCTTGAATTGACCCCTTGACAGCTATGGTTTTTGCGCTAAAATAGAAATATGGGCGCGTCCTTGTTTCATCTATTGGGGCAGGCATGTCATTGCTTTCCGGCAATGGCGCGCCTGTTTTCGCATGGGGGATGACATGCGTTTCGTCTGGGAGTCTATAACGAGACTGGTTATCCTGGTTCTGCTGGGGATGTTGCAGGGGGCGGTAGTTCGCGTATGCGGGGTGGAGATGGTCGGCCCAGGGTGGGGGGTTTTCACGGTGAAGGTGGCGATCTTGGCCTTTGGGTTGATCGGGCTAAGGGTACTCGCGGACGACTACTTCCTCGGGCGATTGGTGGGTTTTCTTCCCCGGCGCAAAAAGAGCCTGCGGAGGGCGGCCGAGGACCTATTGAACTATGCCCATGACCAGCATTTGGGATATGGGCTAGAGCCATACCTGGGCGCTCTGGAGGATGAGCTCAAATGAGTTTCTGGAGAAGTACGAGATGGTAGATGGATGGTAAAGCCCATGCAGCGGCTTCCCTCCTGGCCGCAATCCCTACCGGATTGCTCGTCGCCGCGATGGTGGATCCCTGGGTCGGGCTCTTTGCAGCGGCGGGGTGCGTTCTGGGAATCTTCGTTGGGCCGGACCTTGACCAGATTGACCAGATCATTATTCACCATGGGGAGAGAAAGCTCATCAAGTGGCTCCCCGTCGTCGGGTATCTGTGGTTGGCGGTTTGGGATCCCTATGCCCGGGTTTGTCGGCACAGACACGTACTTTCCCATTTCCCGGTGGTGGGGACCGCCGGCAGGGTGGCTTACATACATGCATGTCTAAGGATTTTTAGTGTGCAATGGCCTCTTTCCACAGAGATGACGATAGGGTTGGTTGCGGGGCTGTTGACGTCTGATATTCTTCATTGGGCGATGGACGGAGGCCCCATCTACTTGGATTGGGGAAGGAAGAAGTTTAGAGTAACAACCCTAAAGTGGGTACTAGCTGGATCAGGGTAGATGTCTGAGATTCTTGTCGGTGTGTACATCTTCTTCTGGGGCTTTATAAGCGGCGTTGCATTCGGAGCCTACGACAAAAAGCACAACGCCCAGTCGCTTCTTGCCATGTTGTTTCTGCCGGGTCTGGGCCTTGCATTACTCTTCCTTGTCATATCGCTGATCTGGGAGATCGCGCCAACAGTATCTTTGGATGCTACATCAAAAGGGATAGTGGAGTTTTTCGCGCATGACTAATCTTCGAGGGCGTCTGGACAATCTGTACTTGAACCATTACTATCAACACGGACTCGGGGAGCGGCCCTATCAATACGAGGAGCCCTGGTTGTCGTTCTTTGATGCCATAGCAGACCGGATCGTGACCGACGTTGGCCCGGAGACAGTGTTGGACGTTGGGTGTGCGATGGGCATGCTGGTGGCAGCCCTCCGAAAGAGGGGGGTGCGAGCATTCGGGTTTGATGTCTCGAATCATGCTATTCAGTGTGTGCCGGACGAGTACCAGGATTTTGTGTGGGGAGGGGACGCCAGCAACCCCGAAACCTATGCGCACGAGCTCGACCGTTTTAGCCTGGTCGTGTGCATCGAGGTCGTCGAGCACCTCCTGCCGGCTGCGGCAAAAAACGCTATTGGCCTAATGTCTCAGCGCGCCGATTACGTCCTCTTCTCCAGTAACCCCCAGGACTACACCGAGCCCACCCACGTCAACTCGCGCCCCACTGCATATTGGATGCGGGAATTTGCCAGATATGGCATGTTCCGTACACCGAATTACGATGCGTCGTATGTGTCGCACTGGGCCGTTCTGTTACAGAAAGGCGAGCGTATGCCCGGCGCTATGGTGTACGAGTACGAGGAGCTACTTGCGAGGCTGACACGCCAGAACCACGAGCAGCGCGCAGCCATGCTACGCCTACAGGAGCAATTAAATGAAAAAGAGTAACGTAGGTGCCGAATTTGCAGATTCTGTAACAGAACGCGCGATCCCCCCGGTGGAAGAGGTCGCCATCTCTGCCTCGGCGATCAACAACATGGGTCTCGGACTGCTCTATCAGGGAGTGGCCGCGCTGGCCCAGGCGGGCGTGATAGACCTGGACGAGGCCCGCAAGATGATCAAGAAACCGCCATTCACAAAGATGCAACAGGATCGCATCAAGGCGGTTGTTCGACTTCACAGGGACCTGGTCGTTCAGATTCCGGCCGCTATGGGCAAGTGGTTGGTCGAGGTGGCGAACTCGTGATAGGGGTTGTCGCCGTTCCGTTTTTCAACACCGCCGAGAATAGACGCCACCATTGTGTCAAGCGCGTCCTCGAGACATTGCGCAAGCAGGTAAGGCCTCCACATGTTATCGTCCCGGTGGACAACGGATCCACAGACACCCGGTGCTGGGAATGGCTACGGTGCACCAACGGGTTCTACGCCTTGCGCATCCCGGAGCCGATGAGCATCTCTCGGGGGGTAAACACCGGGTGGCGCCCCTGGGAAGATGATATGCTCAACGAGAAAGCGGTGGGGATCAAGTTTGACTCGGATATGATCGCCGCCGCGGGCTGGCTAGAAAAGCTACTTGCGGCAATAAAGTTGAACAACACGGAGATGTGGAACGGGAAAGTCCTGGGCCAGGTAGGCTTACGGGTGGCCCGACACCCCGACCCTCCTCCCGACGATGCCCCCCGTGGCCCAGGGGGGATTGTAGAGGTGCCATTCGTACACGGGGCGTGTGTCGCCCGCACGCCTATTGCCTTCGCGGCCATCGGGTACGAATGGCACCCGTTCTACGAAAAGTTCCTGCCTGCGCATGCAGATATGTCTCTTCCGTGGGGTAGGTGGGGGTATGGGGACCACTGGACGCAACAGCGGCTGAGGGCTGCCTGTTTCTACTCCGCCATTCTCCCGGACGTAAGGGTGACAGGGATATTCGGCGACGGCTCGATTAGCCGACGGGACAAGGCGAAGATCCTTGGGGTGGCACAGTTGTCCAGGGACGAGGCCGTAAGACAGTTGGACGCCGGCGAGATCGGCTATCATCAGGAGTTTGATGGGTACGAGAATCCGGAGGAGGCGATCAGTGTTTAAGCTGCGGCCATGGAGGCTTAGTGGGTTTCTGACGTGCACGAGAACCAGGGGCGAGATCGGGTTTCGCAAGAATGGCACCTCTATCGATATCTGGGTCCGGGTCAATGGCGAGCTTCGATGGTACGCAGTGCGGGCCAAAGAGCTAGTTGGGTTCCTGCTTACCCCGGACGAGACGATGGATATCCTAGAGGCAGAGAGCGACGGGAATGCCGAGGAGGTTTATGTACCCGCGAACCTATTCGGCTCCATGGCTGGAAAGGACTCGACGACAGGATGAACAGGCCACATCAACCAACGCTTGACCTTGTCGGTGACCCGCGCATGAAGGGCGTTGAGCTCGGCGGTGCTAATTCCGATCACCCTGACGGCAACTCGTTCTTTCTGAAGGCGTGCATCAACGTGTCGCCGGCCTGGGCGGAGGACCACTACTATAATGAGTCGGACAAGAGCGGCCATCGAGGGTTCTGCCATCTACATGGTCGCGCCGGCTACATTCCCCTCTTCGACAACACGGTGGACTATGTAGTGTCCTCTCATGTCATGGAGCACGTACCAGATCCGGTTCGGGCATGGTATGAGTGGCAACGTGTCGTGAGGCCTGGCGGCTACTTCCTGATGATCGTCCCGCACCACGATCAACTCAAGACCGATAAACGACCTCTAGAATGGTTCACCATGGAGCGCATCGAGCGCGCGTACGAGGACGGATGGGGCCACGACAATGTACCGCCTGCGGACACGCAGCCCTGCGTCGGGGGCCCGTATGGTCACTGGTGGAAGTTCACACCCGAGTTTCTGAAAGAGGCCATTGATTATTGGGCAGGTTGGGACCTGATCATGGAGGAGGACCCGGACAGCAAGGTGGGGAATGGGTTCTTCTTGGCATATCAGCTATGAAGACTGAGATCCATACAATCAACGGGGAGGAGATAGCGGAGGTCACAACGGATGGCCCCGATGTGTTCGTATTCTTTGATGGGGTTACCGTCATGTACATCGACGGCAGGGCGATCATAGACGCACCGCACGGCGCAAACCCTGCATACTATGCCTACCGAGTAGCGCTGTTATTGGGGTGTGAGATCGAGTGGCGCGCCGCATTCTTCATCGAGGGGGGCGTCGTGCGCGAGAGCGACCTAGTCGAAACCAGGAGGGAAGACTGATGAAGGTAGTGTACGTGGGTGGCTGTGGCCGGCTGGGGCTACCCCTGGCTGCGGTGTCTGCGGACTGCGGGCACGAGGTGTTTTGTGCAGATATCAATCAAGAGATGGTGGACAGGGTCAATGCCGGCGACGTAGACACGATGGAGCCAGGCGTGACTGATCTGGTAGCTGAGTACGGCGGCAAAGAACTGCAAGCCACTACGGACATCGCCGAGGCCTGCTCATGGGGCGAACTGATCAATGTGATTGTTCCGACGCCCAGCAAGCGTGGCGGGTCGTTCAGTAACGCGTTCATCCTTGACGCGTGCGAGCGTATCGGGCTAGGCATGTGCAAGAACTCTGAGTATCAGGTCGTCAACATCGTAAGCACTGTTATGCCAGGATCCGTCAACGGAGAGATCGCTACTGCGTTGTCCGCTTGGGCCGCTGGAGTACTGGGTGAAGAGTGGGGCATTACCTACTCGCCAGAGTTCGTGGCGCAGGGCCGGATCGTCCGAGATTTCAGGCACCCGGACATGGTCATGATCGGCGCTGACACGGAGCGGGCCAGCGATGTCGTGGCGCGGTACTATCGCAGTATCGTCGATGTGGAAGACAATTTCGTGCCGTTCCGTTTTATGAGTGTCGCGAGCGCCGAGGTGGCCAAGATCGCGCTCAATGTGTCAGTGGTCACCAAGATTCAGCTTGCCAACCAGGTCGCGATGATCTGTCACAATACACCCGGAGCAAACGCGGGGGATGTCCTGGGGGCGATTGGGGACGATTCCCGCATCGGGCATAGGTACTTCTCACCTGGTGTGTGGCCTGGGGGGCCATGTTTCCCCCGCGATTGCCGGGCCCTGTCTGCGCATGCGGGCATCACAGATACGCCTGCCGTCCTGATCGGCGGCGTGGAGGCGTTCACGAATGTGATGGCGCACTGGCTCGCTGCGCAGGTGTGGCATTACGGCTCCAGAATTGGGATCCTGGGCCTGACGTACAAACCCGGCGTGGATATCATGGAGGAGTCGCCCGGCATCAAGCTGGGCGAGATGCTCCCGTCAGCGGCCGTGGTGTGGTACCATGACCCCACCAGTGATCGTGTGCCGTCCCTCGATGAAGTAGTCGATATGTGCGACGTACTGGTGCTCATGACACCCTGGGAGGCTTATCATGCTCTCGAGGAAATGGACCTCTCTGGGAAAACGGTGATCGACATGTGGGGGTTCTTGGATTCCAACAAGATCCCCGCCCTGATTCGTTTTGGAGGCTAAAAATGACAAGGGTGCTCATGTTCTCTGGTGTAGTATTTCTCGCCTTGGTGATCCTCTTTTTGCTGATTGACATGACTGCCGCCAGTAAGGTCTTAATCGCCGGCCGCGTGACGCAGGTGTCGTCGGCTGGCTGGCGCTACGACCAGGTCGATGTGGCCACGAGCTATCGCGAGAGGCCGTTTGCCTTTACAGTTGGCGCTGGCCTGGTATCTGCCGGCCAAGAGGTGCGCGTCCGTTGTGGCCGCGGCATCTTCCCGGGCTCGTGCTATAACCCGGTTATGGTGCATGATTGGGCGGACTAATGGACACAAGGGTATTAAGGGTGCGCCAGTACAAGGCGGGCTACGAGGTCAGGACTGAAGAGGTTGCCTTTGATGGCGGTGACAAGGTGACCATCAAGTCTGCGTATACCCCCGAGGGCCATTATATTGGGGATAGCGTAGCTGCCCATCGCTTGATCGTGCAGCGCGGCATCAAGCCAGAGCCACGAGACCCGCCCATCCCGGACGCTAACGATGGTCGAGGGCGCACGTGCTCTATCGGATTTTGTGAGCGCGAGCAAAGGTGGTACGGTTGGTCGCACCGTGCCATCTGCGGGTTTGGGATCGGCGATGAGGTCACCGGTCCCGGCCACGTTTGCGCTACTTCCGGGTGGACAGACGAGTACCTGGCCGAACATCCAGAGGAGGATCTCAGTCTCCCTGTGGGCTTTGTAGCGCGGACACTGGACGACGCCAAGCTGATGGCGACCGCATTTGCTAGTGCTGTGTCATAATGATCCTGAAAACACCCTGGGTGCGTGTGTGGTATGACACTAACGCAGACTATTACCACGCCAGTCGCGGGGATGTCGTCATGATCGCCGCCATGACGACAGATAACAAGATCATCATGATCCACCAGTATAAAGAGGGCCCCCATCATGCGGTGTGGCAGCTTCCTGCTGGCCATATCAATGCCGGTGAGCCGTACGTTGATGCGGCGGCCCGTGAGCTACATGAGGAGGTTGGCCTGCGGGGCGAGGACTGGGAGGAGTTTGGGGATTGGTACATCGACACATCCTGGCGCAGAGACAAGGTGCGCGTCTATACTTGCCGCGTCAGCCTGCCAGCAAAGTTCGTACCGTCAGAGGCTATAAGCTCTGTAGGCGGTATCCCTATTGGTGACGCCGGTTGGATGGTGCGCCGCGGGCAGGTGTTAGACCCGCATTCATGTATAGCGATCCTGCTCCTGGAAACAGAGCTACTTTATAAATGGAGGACAAATGAAGACATTTGACGAAAACTCTGTCGTATCCCTTGTGACAGGCGCAGCCGGGTTCATTGGCCACCACCTGGTGCGCTTTCTTCAGGAGAAGGGGCGCTACGTGATCGGCGTGGACTGGAAAGAGCCAGAGGGCTACGAGTGCAGCCCCAATTTCTTCAACTGGAACTGCGACCTCCGGGAGTTCCCCAACGTCGTCCAGGCGTTCGATGGTGTTCATGAGGCCTACTGCCTCGCAGCGGATATGGGCGGCATGGGGTTTATCTCCAGTCACGACTATACCATCTTCCGTAACAACATGTTGATCAGCCTGTTCTCGGCTGAGGCTGCGCGCGTAAACTGGCGTGACTACGAGAAGCCCGGCCGCCTCCTGTTCACGTCGTCGGCGTGTGTCTACCCAGTGCGGCGGCAGATGTTCGCTGACTCGCGTCCTCTACAAGAGGGCGACGCCTGGGACGGGCACCCGGAAGACGCTTACGGAAGAGAGAAGCTACTCACCGAGAGTCTCTACATGTACATGCGCGGCGACGTCAAGGCCAGCCATGTGGAGGTTCGTATCCCGCGCTTCCACAATGTCTTCGGGCCCGAGGGGGCCTGGGACGCAGATAACGACAACCGGGTCAAAGCACCGGCGGCTATGTGCTACAAGATGGCCAAGGCGGCTATTACGGGCGAGTACCACATCCCGATCTGGGGCGACGGCCAGCAGCGGCGGTCGTTCTGCTACATCGACGACTGCGTGGAGATGGTCTGGGCCCTCATGCAGTCTGACTTCGGGGCCCCTATGAATATCGGGACCGACCGATCGGTGTCGGTGGACGAGCTTGCCATGATCGCCGCCAGGTGCGCGGGCATTGAGGACAAGGCGACCCTGGAGCACGACATCAGCAAGCCGCAGGGCGTCAGGGGAAGAAACGCAGACTTATCTTTGATGCGCCGCGAGCTCAAGTATGAGCCGCAGGTATCGCTGGAGGAGGGCATGGAGCGCACGTATGCCTGGATCTATGACAAAGTAAAGGAGAAGATGGCATGACACACATTGTAGCAGGCGCCGTAAGGCACATCGTAGTGGGCCTGGGAGAGGTCGGCAGTGCGATTCTGGAGTGCCTGGTCTTGCATCGCAATGATGTTATGGGTGTAGATGTCGAGGACAGGCACGAGGGGACATGTGAGTATTTGCACATTTGCTTCCCGGGCGACCTGGAGGGTTTTAACGAGGCTGTTCTCGGGTACATCGAGGAGTACAGTCCCGGGACGTGCATCATTCATAGTACGGTTCTTCCGGGTACAACGAGGGAGATTCAGCGCCGCACGACGTGCCTAATGGCGTACAGCCCAGTCCGCGGTCGGCACGGGCAGCTTGTGAAGGATTTGCATGATTTCACCAAGCTCGTTGGTGCCCCCCTGGAGTCTGCTGCGCACGACGCTGCTACCTCCCTGATAGAGGCAGGGTTCACGGTAACCGTGATGAAAGATGCCATCTCCCTAGAGCTAGGTAAGCTATTCCAAACTACGTACACTGGCATTCTGGTCGCCTGGGCACAGGAAATGCAGCGCTACTGTGATGAAGTCGGAGCCGACTTTATGACAGCCCAGAGAGTGAATGAAATGCCCAACCTGCCGCATGTCATTCACCAGCCAGGCTTTATTGGTGGACATTGTATCATTCCCAACACCGCGGTCCTGGACCGCATCAGGCCAGGGGGGCTATTCACGAATGTCGTGCGTCTCTCAAACGAAGATGTGGAGAGCCCTGGTACGCCGGGGCGGCTATGGCCGATTCCTTACAGGCAAAACAAATGATAGGCATCATCTACTTCGTAGTCGGGTGGCATTATCTGAAACATGCCATAAATTCCTTGAATAGCCTGCGGCGTTTCCATCCAGATATGCCGGCCACGCTATTCTGCAACGATGATGTTGGCTCAACTCCATTTAACCAGGTCATGCGCTACGAGTCGATCAATGATCAGTACCCCCACAACGAGCTTCATCTGGATCGGGTGAGGTGCCTGGCCAGATCGCCGTACGACATCAATCTCCACCTGGACGCCGACACCTACGTAGACGACAGCCTGGATGACATGTTTCGGTTAATGGAGCAATTTGACCTGGCTATACATCAGGGCATCGCCCGGAGAGGCGCCTTCCTTGAGGATGTCCCCCTGGCATTCCCCACCCTCAATTCGGGCGTGATACTGTGGAGGTGGACCCCCGAGACACGCGCGTTGTTTGGTGACTGGGGAGACAGGCAGGAGCGATGGATTGCTGAAAGGCCTGATGAGACGATTGGGCATGGCGCACATGCCTGTCAGCCCTCGTTGAGGCGGGCGCTGTACTACAGTGGCGCACGCTTCACTACAATAGGGGAAAACTACCTGACCCAGGCGAATTTCGGGGGCTTACTCCGGGGGCGTGCGATTATTCTGCATGGGTGCCGGGGGCACCCTGGCTTATTGGCCAAGGTAGCGGAGCGGATCAATGAGGGGCAGCCGTATGCAAGCCGCGGCAGCTTCCGCTTTCACACTGCGGGGGGAAGCGTGGTCGATTGGAAGCCTGGGCGGGGCCTTCTTCCCGATGATGACTGGCTAGAGAAACGAAAGGAGATTTATGGACTCTAGGAGTGCGGTCTGCCCTGCGGAGGAGGCGCCCACACTTAGAGGCCTCCTCTTCCCGGGCCACCAGGTCAAGCTAGACTCGGAGACGCCCGAGTGGGGCGGAGCCTGGCTCTATCCGGCCCGCGGCGGCCAGGCAATGGCCTACGACGCGGCCTTGCTCGAATTTGCCTACAATTGTCTCATGCGGAATCCTGAATTTCAGCTTATGCTTGACATCGGGGCAAGCACGGGATCGTTCAGCTTGCTGCCCGTGTTTGTGCCAGGGCTATCCTGCTGGTCGTTTGAGCCGCAGCCGGGCCCGTTTGCCGTGCTAGAGAGAAACCTCGCGCTCAACCGTCTCCAGGATCGTTCGGCGGCCTTCAATATGGGGATGTCTGACAAGCTGGGGGACATTGAGTTGTACCAGCATCCACAGAGGTATCAATCCGGGCTCTCGTCTTGCAAAAAGCGCAATGGATGGGATCCTATCTCTGTGCGTGTGACAACGTTAGACAGGCTCGGCTGCACCTCGGTGTCGTTTGTGAAAATAGATGTGGAGGGGTGGGAACTGAGGGTCCTGCAAGGAGGCCGGCAATTTCTCAAAACTGTGCAGCCCGCACTCCTGATCGAGCACAAGCATGCGGGGATAGAAACCATCACGGACTATCTGGCCGAGACCGGTTACTCCTGGCTTGATCTGGGAAATACCAGGGACCTGTACGCATGGAGGCGCCCCTCGCACGCGCCGGAGGTTCAATGAAACTATTCCCCCAAATCTTTACTGCGGGCATAGCCAATTCTGGCACATCATTCCTTACAGAGTTGGTAGTCAGGGCTACGGGCCTGTCGCCCGGGCCGGCTGACGGCCTCAAGCCCGCAGACCACAACAACCGGTACGGATTTTGGGAGTATTTGCCGTTGCGCAGGGCTTTCTGGATGGCTTCTGGTGGCAATTTCGACGTGCAGAAGATCCCGGTCGCCCCGGTGCGGCCTAACAGTGCCATCGGCCAGCCCCTTGCCGATATGGCCAGGAGTCACGGCGTCGAGGTCTTCAAATGTGTCAAGCTACCCTGGATCTACCCGTGGTTTGAACCCAGGAAGGCAATAGTGATCTTCCGATCGGCGGATACGATATACAGGAATCACCCTTCCGCAATGACGCCGAACGAATATCGAGGAGCGCACACCAGATACTACGATATGGCTGCCAAGTATCTGGAGGCCGACTGGGATATACTACATGTCAGGTACGAGGACTTCTTAACCGACACAGAGAAACAAATCGAGCGCGTGTGTGAGTATCTGGGGTGCCCTTATCACAAGTGGCTTCTGCATACATTCAGGCCAAGGGAGTAAGACACATGAACATGCGGAGTGGTGACAATAACCCTAACAAAACAGGAGGTATATTGCCATGATTACGTTTTTCACGACCTGCAAGGAAGTGGGGGTGCCGCAACACAACGCCATCGAAAGTTGGGGGCGTATCGACCCCACTGCCGATCTGATCATCTTCGGGTCGGAGATCGACCGCGAGGAGCTCAAGTCTGACAACTGGCCATGCACCGTAGTCGATACGGTATACGGCCGCCCTCGAGTAGACGAGATGTTCCGCCTGGCCGAGGAGATGTCTACACAGCCGTTTTGTTGCTACGTCAATGCCGACATCATCCTCACCACTGCGTTCATTGACGCGGTAGAATACGTCGCCGACCAATTCCCAGTCTTCATGATCACGGGGCAACGTTGGGACGTCGATGTGAACATAGACGTAACCGACCTCGAGGAGGCGGAGATGGTGACCCTGCTAAAGTCCCGGCCTTCCCTGCGCCTGCATCCCACCTCTGGCATGGACTACTTCTGCTGGCGGGGACCGATCTGGGATGCCGGAATCCCGCCGTATGCCGTCGCTGCGTATGCCTGGGACACCGATCTGATGTGCATCGCACTCGAGTCCGGGTATCCCGTGGTGGATATCACCCCAGCCCACATGGCGTTCCATCAGGACCACAAGCTGGGGACCCGTAGAGACTGCCCGGCCGCCAAACACAACCTGGAACTCCTGAAGCATGAGGGGGATGATTGGCGCTGGCGGCTCCGGGGTACGCAGCATGCCACGCACATTCTGTACGAAGAGGGGGGACTGGTAGAGAAATGAAAAGACGTGAGTTTCTAAAGGGTTTCAGCCTTGGTGCGCTGGGCATCATTGCAGCGAGTATCAAGATCCCGGATATCCCAGAGGTACCCCCTCCCGACGAGGGGCCGGTCAATGACACCGCGGAAGGGGCGATGAAGTGGATCGAAGAGGCGGCCGCCGATGTGCATTGGGAGGTCTCTTGGCTGTAACATAATATGGCAGAACTAACACGCGAGGAGCAGCACGTCTTTGACGAGGCCCTGAAAACAGGCAACTTGAGCCTGTTCACAGAGCGCTTCTTCAGGCTGCCAAACAGCGGTACCCGGTTTACGCCGGAAGATCGCGTGGAGCAGTACGACCTTCTGCATGATGCATGGCAGAAGGCCGGCAAGCCGGACACAGATTTCGAGGTTGTGCTTGGGGATGTCCCCACTACACTGCGGGTGGAGTGGGACGAAGCCGAGCATTACAACGGGTACCCGGTATTCTTGCTACGGCATGGGTTCTTGATGCTGCCCTGGCTCAACAGGTTTATTTCTCCCGACATTAACCTGGGTCTTGCCATCGCTGGAGCGGGTAGTGGCAAGACGTGTAGCCTGGCCATCGCGATGTTATCGTACTGCGCGATGTACCCAGGGTTTCGGGCTCTGAACGTGGCCCCCACTGGTTACCAGGCCGAGCTAATGTTGGGAGAGATCGAGAAGTGGTGCGCAAACAAGTCTCTGTTCAGGCGATTTATTAAGCCCTCGAGGGGGGCGCACTCGCTGTGGGTGCAAAGACCGTATCCCTTAATCACAATTGAGGTCTATGATGGATACCCGTCACAGCTTATGTGCCAAACTGTGGGTAGGGACGCCACGGGCATCCTGGGCTCTGAGCAGGACTGGATCAACTGTGACGAAGCGCAGCTTCTGGCGGGGATTTCCGCGGCCGAGCCCGCGCTATACACCCGTCTTCGTGGCACACGGAGTACAGGAGCCCTGAGATGGGGCAAGGTGACCTGGATCACGAACCCGGGACCCAACCCGGAACTGTCTGCATTGATGGGAAAGTATCAGGACCTTATCGACAAGGGCGCGAAGGATGTTTTGGTTCTCGAGGGCGAGGACTCTAGTGCTAACATCTATGTGACCAAGTGGCAGCTAGAGAAACAGTCCCGTGTGATGAGCGGCCTGGAGGTAGATCGCTGGCATGGCGGTATGATGTCGGCCGCTTTCTCTGGCATGGGGATCAGCGAGCATCTTCTGGAACGTTGCCGAACACAGGAAATGGACAATTATGCAGAGGAGTTCGGTAGGCACGACGACGTCGTGGGGCTGCGCGCGTACGAGATGGAGTACGAGCCCGGACACGGCTACGTCGTTTTTGGGGACCCGGGCCTGAGTGTCATCGCATCTCAGTCCACCATGAATGTTCCTGTTGTGATGGTGGCTGACGTCACTGACTTCCTGATGCGCAGGCACGGTACCAAGTTGGTAGCCCTTCATTGGATCGACGGGGATGGATCTTACACGCCCTGGATCGACAAGATGAAGGCAATGATGCTCAAGTATCGGGGATCGGGCTACTATGATGCTGGAAACGTACAGACCGCGTTCGACGATCTGGAGGGCGCCTTTGGTGGCGACTTCAACTGGCCAGTCGAGCCAATCTTTTTCAGCGGGACCATCGTCCCCAAGCGCTGGTCGGTGACGATTCTGACTCAGTTGATGCGGGATGCGCAATTTGCATGGCCGTACATCAAGGGGTTGTGGCATCAGGCCAGAATCTTTGACGTGTCCAAGAGGACCAGGGCAGACGACTTGATATGTTGCCTACTCGTACTGTGTATGGCGTTTCAGAAGGAGAACGCGTTTTGGGAGCGTCTTATGGCGACCTACAAATGGGAGGAGGGAGAAGATGGGCAGCCCGTTCCGGTCCTCGTGGATGACGAAGTTACGCAAGTCGGTGACGACCGCCATGCGCGCCTTGCATAAGCACATTGTGGTGTCCCTGATTGGTGCCCTGGAGTGGAATTTCCGCGACTGGGCCCTCAATAAACTGTACCGCAGCCGCGTTTTCCAGGGAGAGAACGCCGCCACAGAAGACAGACACAGGAGGTTGTCATGACTACAGCACTCGAAATAGAGCGAACACAAGTAACGTCATCCATGATTCGGTCTGCCGGGTGGGACGGTGTCCTTGTGGTCGAGTTCAACAGCGGCGACATCTACGTTTACGACGCCCCGAGGGAGTACTTTGAGGGCATGATGGTCGCAGAGTCTGCTGGCAAGTTCTTCCATACTTGCATCAAGCCACTTTTTGAGGGTCGCAAGATCAAAGAGGGGTCTTGACAAGGCACACAATATGAGATATCATGAGGGACAACCAGGCGTACAGGTGGACAGTGATGGCCGCCTGCTGATCTGGTACAAGGACCAGTTCGGCAGAATGCGGTCGAAGCACATCCTTTTCTGTAACAGAACGCAGGTCGAGTTCCGCACTGCGCACATGACCGTCACGTGCGGGACGGTGGTCAAAGACGAGAACGGGAACATGTATATCAGGATCGAGCTCCCGGACGACTACGAAATGTAGCTCTACGACGACAAATTGCAGTTTAACAAGTGAGTATGGGGCGTGGGCTGCCAATGTGCCCCTGTGCAGGCAGCATCTGGCCCGGCACTCCGTAACAGGCATCCCATGCGCTGCCGCCGCGATGCGCGGAGGAGCCCCAGCCGGGGAATAACTGGCTCCCAGGGGGCACGCCCCATACTCACTTGTACAACAGAAACCCCAAGATTTGGTGTACCAACGCCACCTCAATCGAGGTGGCGTTTTTCTTTTTCGGGAGGCCTATGGCACGAGACCGCGATATTTGGGAAAGCACGGAGTGGCAATCCCGGCGCCTGAAATATCAGCAGTACGAGCAATGGTTCGACGGAACCAAGCTCGATGGCACCATGCCTACACGGGATCGTGAAACGGGCGAAAAGGTCAGAAAGTTTCCGCTTGACATCAACCTTGTGGAATTGGCCTGCACCGTGCACCGGGACCTGGTTAGGGGGATGCCCGACCAAGACGACCCGCTCTTTGTGCAATCAGTCGTGGACCGAGGAACCGAGAACGCCGAGGCCCTAGAGAACCTTATCAACGAGGGTGTGTGGCGCCCAAGTCACGGAGGCCCCCTCCAGCAGGAGGCGCTTCTGTCTATGATGATCTACGGCGGCACCGTGCTAAAAGTCTCCTGGGAGCCGTGGGAGATAGAGCTCCCGTATGGCACGGCCATACGGCTAATCAAGAATCCCGGCCACATCATGCCCCGCGCCGACTGGCTCAATCCATGGAAACTGCTCGAGTGCTATGTCGGGTACGAGATCTCGGCCGAGGACGCCATGGCCAAGTACGGTATCGAGGTGGCGTCGCCAACGGCCCTCTACATGGAGCACTGGACTGACTCCGAATACCGGATCACCGTGAATGACAGAGTTGTGAAGATGAAGATCGGGGACGATGCCTGGACGTTGGCCGGCGAGAACCCGCTCGGCTTTGTGCCGATCTTCTATATTCCGCACGAACGTACCACAAAGGAATTGTGGGGGGACAGCCTGGTCGAGGGGCAGACCGAGCTTGTGGAAGAGGTAAACGCACGGACAGCGGACCTGGCGGACGTAGTGCGCAAGTCCCTACCTGGTGTATTGCTGGGGACCGACATCACCAGAAACCCCAGCATGCGTAAGGTCACGGCTGACGGCCAGGTCGTTCTGCGTATTGTGGACCTGGGGAACTCGCGAGCGATGCAGGGCGGCTCAGTCAAGCCGGAGGCGAAGGAGATGCCCACGCCAGATCTCCCCGAGGAGCTCTCCCGGTTCCCCAAGACACTGCTAGACTTCTGGATGATGGTGTCCCGGATCAGTCCTGCCGTATTTGGCCTAGATGATACATCTTCGGGGCGCATCACAGGGCCAGCGATCGCACAGCGCATGTGGACATCTATCGCTCACGCCGTTACGGCCCGCTCCAACTTTGCAGACGCCAAGACCTCGGCGGATAAGGCTGCACTGCGACTCATTGTATCCAAGAGGGATAGCGTCGAGTTTCCCGTTCCTGAGATCACGCCCAGGCAGATCATGACCACAAAGATAATGCAGCGCTGGCCAGAGATGATCCCGCTAGATCAGGAGGTTCGCCACCGCGAGATGATCGAGCGCCTGGGACAATTCGGTATCAGTATCGAGGGCTATCTGAAAGCGATGGGGATCGAGGATGTTGAGGGTGAGCGACAGCGCATCCTGGACTGGATGAAGGAACAGATGGATACAGAGGCGGAGGCCAAGGCTAAGGCCGTCCCGCCTGGAGGGGTAAATGCTGGAAACCAGACTGGAAATCAAGCGCAGAAACAACGGCCTGCAACTAGCTGACGCAGAGGACCGCTTCATCAGGCGCAGTTATGACGAGGAGCAGATCCTGCCGTCTGTATCCTTGACGGCCGGCACCAAGACTGAAATCAAGGTACAAATGAGTACCATCCAGTACATTTACATCAAGGTGTCTGGGAATGCAGCCACGGTCCAGTTGTTCAAGGAGCTCTCGCCGGAGTCGTGGTCATTCACAGATGCGTGGTTGATGATCGGCACGAGTATCACGTCGTTCTCGCTCCAGGCGAGCGTTGACACAACTGTCTACATCTATTTGTGCGGCACGTAAACAAAAGGAGGGCGTGATGCGCGCCATGGCGTTTGTGCGCCATTCTGAGGTTACCGGCATATCGGCGATCAATTACTACCGAGCGGTATCACCCTTACAGCACCTTGCCAAAGACCCCAGGCACAAGATCGAGATCCTGGGACAAAAAGAGATCCGAGCGATCGTGGAAGAGGGGCGTTCTAACGACCTTCTAGGGAGGGACTTGTATCTCACTTCCAGGCTGTTCGCCGGCCGTGCCGGGCGTCACGAGTTTATAGACGTTCTTCATCGGCATGGTGGAATTGTCGTGTTCGACACGGACGACGACCTGACGGACGATTTCCGGGACTTGGGGCGTGGGGATGATTTCAAGGGCGTCCTGCGCGATGTAGATTACGTCACCGTTAGTACGCCGTATCTACGAGACCGCCTGGAGGCGCACACGAAGCACAGACCTGTCGTGCTCCCGAACCATGTGGATGTAGGGTGGTTCTCTGGCGAGAGCTATCATACAGAACGGCAGCACAAAGGGCTCACGATCGGGTTCATTGGAACCGCATCGCATTATGCTGACTGGAAGTTCCCGATGGGGGCACTACATAGGCTGGCTCGAGAGCACCCAGACATTACCATCTTGGCGGCGGGGTACTCGCCGGACTATTTGAGCTCATTGCCAAACTTTCACGAGCTCGATCCGGTGCCATACGTTATGTACCCACAGTTGATGCGCCAATTCGACATTGTGTGCTGTAGCCTGGATGCCGAGGATGGGTTTAACATGTCAAAGTCGTCGATCAAGGCCCTGGAGGCTATGGCGGCAGCCAGGCGCTTACCTAACGGCAAGGTGGGCGGAGCGGTGCCAGCGTGCACCAACGTGAAGGTTTATCGTCGCACCGTGCAGAACAAGCACAACGGACTTTTAATTGACAACAGCGAGTGGTACGAGGCCTTATCTCTGCTGATCGACGATCACAGATTGAGGCATAGACTGGCCGTGCAGGGCCTCGCCTGGGTAACCAAGAATCGAGACATAAAGACGGGGCACCGCAGGTGGGGCGCTGCATACCAGAAGATGCTGGAGGGTAGAGTATGAGAGAACACAGGGATCGCAGGCTACAGGACGGGGTTACCGCAACCGCCGATGGCAAGGAGCTTTGCACTGCTGGCCACAGCACGGCCGTGTTTCAGGTCTGGGGCACATTCGTCGGCACAATCACGTTCGAGGCCAGGCTGAGTACCGGCACCTGGGTGGCTATCAAGGTGACCAATCTGACGACCGGCAATGCAGCCACAACCACCGCCGCTGCCGGACTATATAGAGCGGACTGTGCCGGGCTGGCTGTGATGAGGGCCCGTGTCAGTGCGTACACCAGCGGCACGATCTATGTCGTGGCGCGGGTATCGGAGGCGGGATCGTAGTGGCGGTCACATGGGACCAGGACAAGGGCTGGGTCACCAGCCGCCTGTCTGAACTTACGGAAGATGACGGCCGTCAAGATGAGCGCCTGGATAAGATTGAGGCCAGGCAGCGCGAGCATTCGCAGAAGCTGCACATGCGCGATCTCGATACCGCGACGGAGGTAGGTAGACTGCGCGTTGAGATGCGGGAGATGGAGGGCAGGCTCAACGCAAAAATCGCAGAACTCAATAGCTGGAGAAAGGTGTGGACGCCGCTATTGACGGGCATTGTCGTAGCCATCGTGTCATACCTAATGAACATGCTCACGAAATAAGGGGGTGGCTCTATGTCAGATAACTATTCCGTACAGGTGGTAGCGGCAGTAAAGACCGGCACTACAACCGACCGCACAAAGACAGAAACCGCAGACGACAGTTGCTCCGAGACGTTTTGGGCTGAGGTGAAGCTGCCAGCGGCCGCGGCGGACACCGAGCTTAAGCTGAACCTGCTCACCGATCCCAAGATCTTGGTGGTGTTTGCCTCCGAGGGCGTTTCGTTCAAGCTGGACAGCACTGGTACCGATCCAATCCATGCGGACCCTGTCGCCGTGATCGGGGCAGAGAACGACGGCCTGGGCATCGACGAGATTCTGCTATCCAACGGCGCTGCTGCGGAGGCCACTGTCACCGTTATCGCGTTCGAGTAGCCGGAACCCGACAACCGAATTACAGATTTGGCGTATCGACGCCGCCCACATAGGGTGGCGTCTGTTTGTAAGGGGGAGGGATGGCCAAGTCATCTGGCAAAAAGAAGTGGATGCAGCGTGCCCGCAAGAGCATGGAAAAGCGCGGCACTGTCGGGTCTTTTACTCGGTACTGAAAGAGTAAGGGCTACAGCGGCGTGACCGCTAAATGCATCGCCGAGGCAAGGCGCAGTAAGAGCAAGGCCATTCGCAAGAAAGCGGCGTATGCGAAGGCCGCGAGATCAGTGACTAGGAAAAAGAAGAAATGATCCCAAACATCCGAACACTAGGGCATATTGACACTGTGATAAGGCGTCTCCCTCAGTGGAGGGGTGATGAGCGCACCCAGGTACTCGAGGCGTGCAAAAGGCGCCTCCTGATACTGCGGCGTACGGACCAGATCGACGCCGAGACATTCAAGCGTTACAATGCCCAAGTCTTGCCCAAGTTGGCCGAGGCGCAGATCGCCAAGAGGGAGCGCGACAAGGCCCAGGCGGACCTGGTCGCCGTCGATCAGATGACGGGGGAGCACGCGGCTATTTACCAGGCCTGGTACAACGTAGCCGTACTTGGATATGGCCAGCTATAAGATCGACTCGGATCACGTTGGTTACAGTACCATTCATGCCGCTTGGGTTGCGAATGGCCGATCGGCCCAGTTTGACATCATGTACGAAGCCGACCTGGCTGGGTTCGGTCCTGGCAGCGGGTTATTTCATGTCCTTGATACATCGGCGGATAATCCAGATTTCTACATGGTCGCGTCCGCCAAGGTGACAGACTACAACGACAACGCATCGAGAACGCCGACCCACAAGGGCATGGTGTGGTGGTCAAACGATTATTGGAAGATGCGCGGCTACGCCGACGAAGACGGGGTAAACGAGGGAGATTGGCACATTAAGAAGGGGGAATGGCCCCCTAACGAATTGGTGGAGGGATAACATGCCCGCGTACGACTACAGATGCGAGGATTGCGCAGAGCTCTTTGAGAAAAGGCACCCCATGGCTGGGCCTGAGTATCCGGTCCAGTGCCCGGTATGCCAGTCAGGAAACGTACACAAGGTGCTGTTCTGCCCGGCTATAACGGTGAACTGGCGTGACCCAAGGAGCTCATCCGACGTCTCGGGCCTACGGCCAAAATACATCCCCCCAGCGCAGGGGCGGCCCCGTGAGACCGCCGACGACTTTGGAGGAGTATGAGCGCGCCATTGCGACGTGCCCACGAGTAAGATAAGGAGGACACTATGGCTCTAACAGTAACCAGATTCGTTGAGTCGAGGGTCGTGCGAGAGATCACGTGTAACGTCACGTACGCCGATACAACCACGGCCAAGATCTTTACGCTGCCCAAGGGCGCTCGAATCATCGACATAATTGTCAACGTCAAAACGGCGTTTGCTGGCGGCACCACGACCCTGGATGTGGGGAAGACCAGCGATGGAGACTACTACATCGATGGGGTGGCCGTGAATGCTGTCGGCAAGGCGTCTCCGAGCCTGCTTCACCCGGGCGCGGAAATCACCACGCTTGGCGAAGACATTTATGCCAATGTGGGCGCCGGCAATACCGCGGGCAGCCTGGACATCACCCTGCTCTTCTCGATGGAGCAAGGCGTCTCATTCACGTAGGAAGGAGGATGAAGTATGGCACCAATATATGTCAGATCGCATGATGCCCCCGACACGGTCCTGATGACCTTCCGGGTGGTGCACGATGCGCGGGCCCAGATCGACGGGGATCAGTCCGACTCACCCTTGACAGGGGCGAGCCCGATCTCTCGGTGGCTGGCCTGGGCTGTGGACTATGACGACTTTGTGAGCAATCCCGGCGCTGTGGGGTACATCGCTCGCTGCCAGATCCCGCGCGGAACGATCGCCCTGGAGTGCCTGGCGCGGGTTGACACCGGGTTTACCGACGCGGGGGTGGCCGCAGATATCGACATCGGGGACGAGAACGACACGGACGGTTGGGGTGACAGCGATGACTGGAGCTCCGCCAACACGATCCACGCCGACAAGAGCGCAGCGTACAACAACCCGGCGTCCGATCCGGTCGCGGGTACAGCGGGGTATCAGTACTACCGCACGGGAGACACCCTGGACATCCTTTGGAAGAACGCTACGGCGCCAACCGCCGGATATGCCGTGGTGTTCCTGAAGACGATCTCATACAACGAGGCATCCGGCGCAGAATGGTAGTCTAGGAGGACTATTCGATGACAGACCCGACTCAGCAACCGACTGAAGGAACAACGGAAACGCCTCCGGCGGCGCCACAGACGCCCCCGGCGACGACTCCGCCTCAGCCGCCTGCGAGCCCTAAGCCGGGGCTTGACCCTGCGGTCTATGCCCCGGATGGCAAGACGTGGAAAGACAAGTACTTTGGGGAGCAGGGCAGGCGGCAGCAGGTAGAGAATCAATCGGCAACCCAGGCTGGATCGTTGGAGGCGCAGCTAGAGGCCGCGCAGCGAGACGTGAAAGTTAAGGAGGCCGAGATCGCGCGCCTGAGTGCGACGATCGCAGATCAGGAACAGAAGATCGCCGCTATCCCTGAACTCCAAGGGCAGATAGACGCATTGACTCCGCAGGCATCCCGTGCCTCGCGGCTCGAGCTCCTGACACAGTTCCCATCACTCCTTGCCGTACAAGTCGAGGAGCAATATACCCCCGAGGGGGCAGAGGAACCGCAAACGCGACAGGTCAACCCGTTCATGAGCCTGATCAACAACACCACGCTGGAGGGAGACGCGTTGGCACAAGAGCTACGGCGCATGTCAACGGCGATCGGCACGTCGCCGGACGCGGCGCCTCCTCCGGTCGTGGCAGGAGCAGTACCGCCGCCTGCCGCCCCGGCACCGACATCTGGCGCAGAGGCGCTGCGCGCAAAGGCGATGGAGTGGCACCGCCTGGTTACAAACGGGGTGACGAGAACCGAGGACGGGAAGGATCCCCTTGAGGAGGAACGCAAGGCATGGTCAGCCGTGGAGGAGGCATTGCGTGCAACGAATGAGTAAGGAGGACTACTATGGCAAATGACGTTGAGAGATATCTCGATGTTCACCCATTTCGACCCTGGGACCAGGACAAGTGGGACGAGCGATCGGCCATCATCGACACCGCGTTCCACGGGACGGACGTGTATTTCACGCCGCTCGTGGGAAACAGCATGGTGATGCCGGTGGGCGTGGGGTGGGATGACTACTGGCACGTTGGGGCAGAGCTCGTCCCGTCGCACGTCAACCATGAGCCTATCGGTCGCTACCAAAGGATGATGGGCCCGATCTACGTGGACACGCGGAAGCGCAAGGTTCGCGCGCGCTACCGCTATGGCGCAAAGTGGCAGATGGACGAGATGGATGCCATGATCAGCCGGTACGGGAACGACACCCCGACGTTCATCACGCGGGTGCTCGACGCCCAGCTTGCCGACCAGGTCGTGGGGATCCACGAGAAGTGTGCAAGGGACGCCATCCTCGACTATGCCCTGTTCAAGTTCATGGGGCACGACGGGAACGCCTGGACGCTGGGGACGTACGACTTTTCCACGATCAGTGCGAGCTCGTCCTACACCTTCGACATCACCCTGCTGGAGGAGGTAGCGCTGCGTATGTCGTATCGCGTGGAAGACACCCTCCACAAGTGGGGCAACTACGCTCAGCCGGTCCCTGGCAGCAACTTCCGTGGCGCAGTGCTCGTGATGGTCACGACTGGCGTGTTCTGGGAGTTGTGGAACAGCGAAGCGCAAGAGTGGATGATAGACTTAAGGCAACTGCAAGACGGACGGATCTTGAATGGCGGCAACGTAGTACAATACAGAAACATGGTCATTCAAGACACCGGGCACGCCCTCGTCTTGTGGAACGCCGGCAACATCTCCAAGCAGGTCGCGGTCACCAGCCCGATTCTGTGGGGTGATGGTGCAACCGACCCAGACTCGGGCGCGGTGGACAACGTGTGGTACACCGGGCAGAGCCCGGCATCGACCACGCACTATATCCAGTGCTCCGCTTTCGGCGCGAGCGACTTTGCAGCCGGCGACTTCGTCTCGATCCACACTGCGCAGACCAGCGAGTATGGCATAACCGGCGGCTTGGACCCGTTGCATGGCAAGACCATGCGTGCCGAGGTCTACAGCGTGGACGCGGGGAATAACCGCCTGACGCTGCGCAAGCCTGTGACCGAGGAGTATCGCGAAGCCTTCGAGTACACCAACCTCAACGGCGCTGCTGCGACGGGCCAGGCGTATGCCCTGATCACCAAGGCCCAGCACATCCACCCGACGATCGTGATGGGCGCCCGCGAGCCGGTACAGTGGGTGCATCGGCGCCACGCCGATAGCAGCATCATCCAGTACAACCGACCGGAGGACACTGTAGCGGACTTCCCGAGCATCGAGCGCGTGACGGCCAACTGGTTCGGCGAGATGAATCGCTGGAACCTGGACATCTACGAGGTCTTCTTCTCGGCCGGCGCGTTCGCAAACCGTGGAGGCAAGTCGTACTAATGGCAGTTACGTGGACCGAGGTAAACAGTAAGCTGGACCAGTTCCTAGATGATGCGCCCAGGTACAATGCAGCAGGGGATCTTATCACGCCCCTGTTCGTAGAGGTCCTGCGCATCGAGTCGTGGAACTGGGCCCAGCGCATCCTGGTCCACCACACCCCTCGCGCTCGCACCACACCGCTTACACTGCAAGCAAGCGAGCGCGAGGCAATACTGCCTGACGACTTCTTCGCGCTACAGGGGCTCTATGATGCTGACAATGAACGATGGTGGCGTCCGGTAGACTGGGAACCGGGAGACGTACGCTATGCAGATGATGACAGCGAGCGTTACTGGATCTTCGCCGGTCGCCTCTATCTGGAGAAAGACGTTGATGTAGACAGCACAGACTTCACACTGTACTACTGGGCTTATTACCCTGATGTGGAGTACACCGTAGATGACGACGGAAACGTAGATACCTACAAGCAAGACAGGGTCTACACTCCGCGATGGGCAGAGCCGGCGATGGGGCACCTGACCACTGTACACTGCATGATGCCCAAGGAAGTATTTGCATCTGACATCAACCAGTACAAGATCCGGGTTGACAGTGGCAATCCTATGCACAACCCGCGCCAGCAGAGCGTGTTGCACCATCTCGATATGTGGAACCGCCTGATCGGCCTATTCCCGCCCGCGCGACTGGAGACTGTGAGCTAATGCCAGTCGAGAAACTGGGGATAGAGTCGGTTCTAGCGGCCGCACTCAAGATCGCCATCACAAAATGGTGCATTACAGACGTGGCCTCAAATGACCCGTCCCGTGCGAACTGGGTCGTACTTGGTAAGCCTACCAGGGAGCTACGGGACGACATCGTGGTCTCGATCCACATGCAGCACCCGCTGGGCCTCAACGCCGACAAAGACTCGATGGTCAGCGGCAAGCCTACGACGACCGCTGAGAAGCCCTGGGACTGGCCCAAGGAACTCGGCGGCGGCAAGGTAGAAAAGTATCTCGGCTGCGTCGAGATCAACATACGCGAGAGGGAAGAGTACGAAGATTCGATCTCTATCATATCGTCGATCTATGAGCGAGTGAAAGCGGCGATTAACAGAGACGCAAATCTAATCCCTCTCACAGATGACTGGGGAAACACGCTCATGATACTGGAGACGTGGCAGGCCTACGGCCACGAAAGCGGGGGCGGCGCAGTATCTATCAGCCGCCGCTGGGTAGACTGGCGAGCGTTTGTCTACCGCGTAGACTGTCGCAGTTAGCCCTGAAAGGAGGACCGTATGGCACTAATCATGCCCAATAACGCATTGATCGGGGCCGCCATCCAGCAAAGTGGCGCCGGAACCGACCATGCCAAGATGGTGGCCGGGTTCGAGGTCCCCAACACGACCGACAACCAGTTTTACTACTACGTCGCGCGGGACCTGGCCTTCGGGCCAATGAAGAACCAGGCTGCGCTGCCGCCAGAGATCGGCGGCCGTGCACTGCCAAGCGGCATGTTCGTTGCGGGCGCATGGGGCGCGGGTGGCATCTCGCTTATTCCGCGTCTCGACAACCGCTTTGGATGGCTGCTCCTGGCTGCAATGGGTGACGTATCCACCGTGTCTGACACAACCATCGCGCACTACCTAGCCGGTGGCAGTGGAGCCGATGCCGGGATCAACACTCACATCTTCCGCTTCTACTCGAGCGACCAGTTCTTCATCCCATACCTGACACTCCGGCGACTGCTACCACATCCAACATCGACATACGAACTTGGCGAGATCTTACAGGATGCGCGCGTTGCCGCGCTCACGGTGACCGGCGCCGCTGCCGCGCCCGTGACGGCAGACCTGGATGTCATGGCCCGGCTGTACCAGAGCGACTACGACTTCGACTTCAACCCTGGCTGGACCGCATCGTACGACGAATTTGATCACTTCCCGGTGGCCAATTGCTCCGGGCACTTCAAGGTCGAGAGTACGTCGTTCCAGGCCACGGCTGCATCCGTAACGGTGGTGAACACCCTGCTGCCGCCCGCCCAGTCGCTCCAGATCGGATCCATCGACCCGATCGACTACCCGGTTCTGGGGCGCGCTGTGACCGTGACGGCAACTATCCTGATCGAAGATTATGGTCTGTACGTATCGACATTCTCTGGGGCAACGAACGATGGCCTGACAGACGCCAATGCGACTTGCATCGTTTACAAGGCCGATGTGGATGTCGAGTTCACATCACAGACCTACATCTCCGGTACAGAGCCTTATCGGATTCGCCTGATCAGCGACACGTCCGAGGACAACGTGGCCTGGCAGGCCCGGCCTATCCGGGTTCAGCCAAACCGGCCGATCGTGTTGCAGGTTACGGCGACGGTTTTGTCAACAGAGAGCGGTGACCCGTTCACCATTCTGTTACAGAACGCGAAGGCCGACTACGACTTGCCGTAGGTGGAGATCACCCTTGCTCAACTGCTTGGTTTGGCAGAGCGGGCTGTGTCCCGCTCTGCCCCACCAGGCTTTGCAACAAACGCATTCCTGCGCAGGCTACACCAAGCCCAACTGGTAGCGGCCAACAAGACACTGCGCGGAGTACGGATAGAGTTAGCTGCCGCTGGTCCGGGCGATGCGGGGCTACAGCCGAAAGAGCCGTGCCCGGAATGTGCCGAGAAGAAGCGCAAGCGGGTCACTAAGAGGCCTGCGCTACCCTCGATACCGAGGGACGAACTGTTCTAAGGAGAGAATAATGGCCATCAAGGCCCTTCCAACCGTGTCCGATGTAATATATCTTCAAGACCTCGTTCCGCAAATCGAACTGCTGGAGGGAGAGTGCCCCAATGAGGAAAAGGCATACGTGATCGTGCGACAGGCCACTGAGGCCGACAGCATGGCGATCGACCAGATGTCCTCGGAGCGCCGCGTGGTATGGTCTGAAAACGAGGTGCAGGAGATCCGTGACTCGCGCATGCGCGAGGTATGGGCCATGCAGGTGTTCCGTTGCATGTGTGACGCGGGGAACATCTTCGGTCCTGACGGGGAGCCGCTCTGCAAGTTCTCCAGCGGCAAGATGCACGCTCGCTACGTCGAGGGCACATTCCGTGATTTCTTGAAGAGTTTTGGCGCCCAGAGCCCGCTCGTGACGCGCGCGCTACGCTATGCGGCATGGGAAATGAACCCAGACTGGGACTTGAGGCAGCCGGAGGGGGAAGGGCCAAAGGACCAGACAAACTCCTAGCGCACCTCGAGGAGTTAGAAGAAGCGGTACACAACTGGGCCCTGCAAGGCTGGTACGAGCACGCACACCCAGACAAGCAGCGAGAGATCAGGAAGCAGGCCCTGGTGCCGCGACTGGATGCAGAGATGCCTGAGCCATATCGGCTTTGGAGGCTCTGTGAGAAGAATGGCCCATGGTGGGAGGGAGGAACCTCCGATCAGCCCCACCTACTCCTCATGGAGTTTGCCGTGTGCGCCAACGCATACGCAATGGCACAGGACGAGATAGCGAATCTAGAGACCATCATCCATGGCAGTATCAGCTAAACGCCCATTCTGGGAAATGAGCCAACAGGAATTTATGGAGGCTGCACGCCGCGAGCAATGGCAAGGCGGCTACGGCGATGCAGAGGACCATGCCGAGTATGTAAGGCAGGCCCTGGCGGCGGGCAAGCCGGTGCCACCAGAAGTGATAGCTGAATACCCCGTGCTTCAGGCCCAATTTGCCCCAGCGGCTACACAACAAAACCCAACCCCTGGATCACACGTCGTCTTCGATGTAGAGACCACCGGCCTTACCTCCAAGGATGTCGCCATTCAGCTTGGCGCGCAGATCCACGTCCCTGGTCGGGACCCCATCTCCTACAACACCTATATCGACCCTGGTGGGGTGCCAATCAACCCGGAAGCTCAGTCCGTCCACGGCATTGGCCCCGAGCAGCTACAGGGCGCCCCCTCACAGCAGGAGGCATGGGGCGAGCTAGACCGTCTAATCGCCAGTGTCGGGGGCGTGGAGAGCGCTGTCGGTCACAACTCACCGTTCGATATTGGGTTTGCCCCTCCATCGTCTAGTCTGCATGGCATGCAACTAGTTGACACGCTCGCCCTGGCTCGCAGGGTCGTCAACAGGCAGGAGGCTGGCGGGTCGTATAAGCTGAGTGCTATCAGTAAGAAACTCGGCCTCCCGGAGTTTGGGGCGCACGATGCCCTGGCAGACGTTAGTGCCACCAAGAGGCTGCTCGACCAGCTTGTGCAGATGGGGCAAGCCCGGGGGGCACCCGTTCCCGGCACCGCTGTGTCGTCTCAGATGACGCCGCAGGCCCAGGCGATCTCTAGAGGAATTGGCACTTCTGCATCGCCAGCGGGGAGCCCCACCAACCCCATGATAGGCGTGGTCGGCTCCACTGGCGAGGTGACGCAGATCCCCTATCACCAATTCCAGCAACAGCAACAAGCCGCGCAGGCCGCCCAGGCAAGGGCCGAGACCAGCCAGCAGCAATACCAAACCGTCCTCGCTGATTACATGAGGTACGGATATACCCAGAGCGAGCTCAGGGGCATGCTCAAGGAGGGCCTTGGAGAATCCAGCACGCCGGAGGCGGCCCGCGACTACCTCGAGCAGCAAATGACGTCTCGGTTTGGCGCGCGGCCAAAGGCGCGTTATGATCCCACCCTGGAGAAGATGAAGGACCCGTACTCTCCGCGTGAGTGGCGCTACATGGAGGAGCACCGGAGAGTCCGTGGTAGAGCAGAGATGCCGTGGGGTGCCAAACAGGAGGAACAGTATGGACGCATGCCCGGTGCCACCCAGTGGTCCCAGGCAGAGACGGCGCTGGGTGCAAATGAGCCTATCTGGACGCGCCAGGGGTCCTCCGCTTTCTATCCCGTTAGTACACTAGCAGAATCTGGATATTGGCTACCTGGCTCTACGCCGGGATCCGTTAAAACCCCCGTTGGCGAGAGTAAGCTGGCCAAGCGTACCGCCCTCCTGGGATCACATGAGGGCCTCGATATCTATCAGTGGACAGCGCAGGGCCTTCGGGAGACCTCTGTTCCGGCGGCTATGCGTGGCGGTCCCGCCTCCGAAACGCCTCAGCGGGGGACCTTGTTAAGGGCAGCAATGCCATTGATGAATGTCACTCCTGCCGGCATGGGTATGTTGGGAGAGGGCGCGATCGAGCGCGTGTCACAGCGCTACACCAAGGATATTGACGTCCCCGAGGGATTCCCGGTTGAAGAACTCGCAAAGGTGGGCACCAAGTGGGGCGTCGGTGAAGACATAAGGATGTTTGAAGGGGCGTCCCCGCTTAACCTGCTGCGTAGGGGGGCCTGGGAACAGGCGGAGCTACTCGACATAGCAGAGAGGGAGGGCGGCGGCTACCGGGCCGTATTTGAACGCAGTATCGCACCCGAAAGGGCCGCGCTGTACGGAAAGACGGGCGGCACCAAAGAAACCCTGCCCGTTGGTGATATCCAGGCATTCACGGGGCGCAGTGATATCGAGATGCTGATGCAGTACAAGGAGCCACTGGGCACAGCCTGGCAGTATATGATGGCTCAGCAGCCAGAGAGGCTCCAGGCGCTACTCGCAGAACAGGGGTACACCGGCGAGATGCCGGAGACGTGGAAGGAGGCCGGCGAGCCCCTTGTGCGCGCGTTCCAACAAATGCTTCCTGACATCACCGAGAATGTCCGGTATACCAGGATGGTACATGAGGGAAGCAGAGGGTGGGAGGAGCTCTCCAAGAAGATCCCGGGGGCCACATGGGAGGCTCAGGGTGAGGGGATGTACAAGTTCAGCGCCGAGGTCCCCACCCTGATGATGGGTGAGACGTTTACGCCTATCGGGCGCAATTTCCCCACACGCAGGCCGTTCTACAGTGCGCGCGAGCTCGAGCGTATGGAGCGCGTGAACCCAGAGATGCACCAGCGTGTGATGGCAGAATCCCAGGGCACGCGAGAGACCTATCAGGGTATCGTCAATGCCGCCCTGGCCAGCACCGGCGAGTTCGAGACCCCGCAGGGAACAATTTCCCCGACCAAGGAATCTCTCAGGGAACTCATGGCCGGCGCCCAGGTCCGTGCCCAGGCGCGCGTCGGAATGACAGAGGAAGGCACACCAAGGAATATTCCTCCGGGGATGATGCAGGGCGCGATCCTGGAGCAGGCAGCCGAACAATACGGAACCAGTCCGATCTCGATCGGTGGAGGGCGCTATCTGGCTGCGCCTGCCGTTGCGCAGAGGTTCCGGGCACATGGCGGAGTAGAGGGAGAAGAGGTCACAGCGTTTAATTGGCGCTACGGGCAAGCCCTCCAGGCCCTCGCAACTGGCCGGGGCGGCTATGGCGAGGGAGAGTACGAGAAGATTATGGAGAGGGCCATCGGAGCGCAGGCAGAACTTGGCCTTGGCAGAAAAATGATGCGCGCTGCTACCGGCGCATTCATTAAGCGGGGCGAGGGTGGTGTGATCCATGGTGACCCAGCGTTGGCGCCAGAGGAGTTCCAGGCACCAGTAGAAGCGGTGTTGCGCGGATACGGCATCAAGCCAGGGTCAAGGGAGGCAGAGGAGTTCGAGAGGCGTTGGTACAAGGGCAGCAAGATGGGCATCGAGGAGGCACGCGAGGCCGGCCTGCCCGTCCCTGCCGCGGCGCTTACCAGGTATCCCGTTGTTGGCGACGAGCCGTTCCAGGTTGCCGGTCGCGCGATACACCCACGCGCAGCATCAGAGAAGGGTGTCCTTCTCAGTGAAGAAACACCGTTTATTACAAGCCAGGAACTCACACAGTCCGGTGCCGGCGACTGGGACGCCGACCTGATGATGCGCATGTGGCTGGGCAGGGTAACACGTGGCGAAGGTGGCGGCATGACGATCGCCGGGCAGGAAGCGCCATTCGCCACACGAGAACAACTTAGGGAGATGGCTCAGCAGCAAGTAGGCTGGGGTGCCGGTGAGTTGGCCGGGGAGGTTGGGGCTGGCCCTGGTAGCGCGGCGGGGATGCACAAAGCTCTGGATGTATCTGAGTGGAACGAATACACCCCAGAAGAATTGCAGAAGGCCCTCGCAGGAGATCTCGAGCTCCGAGAGCGAATCGGCGGGATCTACAACACCTACGAGAACCTAATGCGCGCGGCCGGCATGGGTAAGGGTGGTGGCGAGCGGCTGGGCGCAGCACAAGCGCTGTTCAATATGACCTACCAGACCGCACAGCGACCCAAGGAGTTACCCCCAGCACTTCAGCAGTTCACAGACATCTTCCGTGGATACAAGCCTTGGACTGGTGGCTGGAGAACAGCCAGTGGGAAGCCAGGTGGTGGGAGAATGACCGGGCTAGCCGGCATGCAACAGAACCTGCTCAGTTCCCTGAAGAGCTTGGTGCAACCAGGCTCCCTGTCAGAAGAAGAAGCTGCGCTGACGCCACGCCAGGCCGCCGAGCTCATTGCCCCCGAGGGCAACATCGGGGCCATGGAAGAGCAATTTGCTCGCATAGCTGCTGGCGGACTTGGTACAGAGGAACAAGTCGAAGTCGGGAGAATGCTCACCCGCTATGCCGGTGGCGAAGAGAGGATGCTGGAGTCGCCACTTGGTCGCGCGGCAACGGTGAGTGCTGTCGAGCGCGCCAAGACCAAAATGCGCCAACGTGAAGCAACGCCATTCGAGGGGCAAACGCAGGAACAAGCCAATGCGAAATTAGCCAAGGAGCAGTCGGCAGCAGAGAGCTTCCTGGCTAATCTCCCCGAGGAGTGGTTACAGAGCGGGCAACTTGCCGAAGCCACGAAAGATATCAAGTCGTGGCGGCTGGCAATGTCAAAGCATCCCCCAGAGGGGGTGAGGCCCGGGTCCGAAGAATATAATGACTGGGCGGTAGCGCGCGCGAAGGCGGTGCACGAGGCCGGACTAGGGGCCGGGTTCGTCAAGTCCAGAAGCACAGCCCCAGCAGAAGAGCGCGGCTGGCAATTTATGGACGTGGCAAGTGCGCCAATGACGACGCAGGCCGGCACCCCGCTACCAAGGCCTGTCAGTACCGCGGCGCCCTTGGAGGCCGAGTACGGGATCACCTCGCAGGAAGCCGGCTTACAGCCCCCGTCCACAACCCCGCCCGAGGCTACTACATTCTCAGAGCAGGCCGAGTTCGGCGGGACACCTGCTGGCTCAATAGATGCTAGTAGCCCGGAGGCGGCGCAAGCCAGTGCCGCTGCTAAGCAGGCATACGACCGAGCGATAGCGGCCGGGATGAGCGACAAGGAAGCGCAAGAAGAGGCTATGAACGCCCGATGGGTGATCGAGCAAGGTCAGGGTGGCGGACAAAAGCCGCCGAGTAGGCCCGCTGCTACTGCCGCGCCCGCTCCGCAGCGCCCAGTACAGGCTGGAAACCGTCCTGTGTCAGAGACAGGAGAGGCTCAGGGTGGATCGCCGGTGGAGCGCATTCTTGGTGTCAGCGCCCGAACGTTCCGCACGTCCGTGGAAATGCTCGCCAAGAACCTGGATACGTGGAACGAGACGGTGCGCCCCGCAGTCGAGGGGACAGAAGAGTTCACCAAGGAGATGAAGGAGCTCACCAACCAGACGCTCCAATGGAAGAAAAACGTCGAGCGTGGGTTGCGGCAAACATGGCAGGGTGCGGAAATGCGGGAGTTGCGGGGAGCCGGGGAAACGCTGACCGCGCAAGAGGGTGGCACCTACGTACTCCCGGGAATGGAGAACCTGGCCCGCATGGACGAGTTCATGCAGCAGGCCAAGTTTAATCGCCTGGCGGCGGGAGGAGATGGTGGGGACGGCGGTCGGGGTGGCCCGCCAGCAGGAACGCCGGAGTGGCAGAAGGGTGCCCTCGGGGCCTGGGGGCCGCTACGCGGCGCAGACAAGATGGTCAGAGGGGTAACGAGCGGCTGGGAACTTATGCGTCTCAAGCGGCTGTGGGGTATGACTGGCGGGTACGCCATGGGCCAGATACCGATCGCCGCACAGCAAGAAATGGCCGCCGCACAGGTGGCGTCTGTCGGGATGCCAATGGGTCAAGTCGCCAGCGGAGATATGGCCATGCAGCTTATGGCCTACCAGGCCCAGCAGCAACAGTTTAAGGGGCAGGTGGGCGAGGCTGCGTTTGGTGCATGGGGGTGGGCGCAACAGGGGGTAACTGGCGGTGGACTGGCGCAGGCCGCTGGCATTGGACTACCTGCGATCGGGGCCGGCCTGGTGGGTGGCTCCCTTGCCGGCATAGCCGGCCTCTCAGCCACTGGCGTTGGGCTACCGATCGCGGCGCTGGCTGCCCTGTACGGCACTACAAGCTATTCACAACAGGCTATGGGCGACAGGGAAAAGATGGCGCTCGCGGCTGCCCAGGGCCCGTCAGCCGGCTGGGACTACAGACTGGCGGCTATGTCCGATCGCAGGTACGCGCCAGGGGCGCGCCCCAATCTTTCCAGGGGGGCGACTCAGGGCCCGCCAGTCGAACTTACAGCGTACGGAGAGCGACTCAGATCGGGAGAACTGGCAGGCCTGACTGGCGCCGGTCGCCTCGCAGCAGTACAAGAAGCTACTCGCCTCTACGCGCCCGAGTGGATGGCGCCAGAGCAAGCGATGGCCGGGGCGCAGGCCTGGATGCAGGCTACACCCGACGAGACCAATATACGAGACGTCTACAGAGATCCCAGGTTTGCTGCGATGGCTATGCGCGGCATGCAGCCCGGACAGTTCCAACAAGTCGCGCAACAGTGGGGCATGGACCCATCGAACTGGCAGGCTGTTATGGACCAGCAGCTTGCGGTGTCTCCCGGCCAGGCACAGCGCTCTGAATGGATAGCCCGGCAGTGGCAACCCCTCACCCAATTCGGCATGGAAGGCGAAGAAGTGCGCGAGATGGCTTTCGGTCGCCAGCAGAGAATGTGGGACGAAGAAGAGGGGCGCTGGTACACCGGGCGCGGTGAGCCAGAACTCGAGCGCCTGGATGCCCTGGGCCAGGCCGCACTCGGCCAGTGGGGGGCGCAAGCTCAACAGGCGCGCCTGCTCGGCCTTGAGCCGGCCGAACCGGAATTGGGAGAAGGGGCGGCCCCGGTAGAGGAACAGCGCCTTCAGCAGATGCCTCTCCTTCAGGCACAAATGGGACTCCAGGGCCAACTGGCTCAATATGGCCTAACTGGAGCCGGAATTACTGAGGGGTTCGGGGGCAACATCGAAGCCATGCAGAACTTTACTCGCTTCATGCAGGGCGACCAGCAAATGCTCAACCTGATTGGAGCAGGGAACGTCGGTGGCGGCACGGCACAGGTTGGAGCCATGCAGTTCGACGTCGCCGGCCAGATCGCAGAGCCGTTCACGGCGCTCATGGACGAGATTCGTCATACGGACCCCTCTGGTGTACGTGCCCTAGAGGGGATGTTCAAGGAGCTTCGCCCCCTCACTGAATCGAGCGGCCTCAAGATGGGCACCACCGAGATGTACGGCGGGTTCCTGGAGGGGTTCCGACCTGCGAGCGGCGTCGATGTGGGCAGGATGGGTGAGTACGCGGGCCTGGTGCAGGAAGAGGGTCTCCGGGGCCTTCAGCGTGAGCAGTTGGGCCTCCAGTACGAGTACAAGGACTTCCAGTTCGCTCAGGCAGAGCGCAAGCAGCAATGGGGCGAGGTTTCCCAATTCGGCGGCAACTTCGAGGGGTTCGAGACGCGCGGCTCCTTCGCTATCCAACGAGAACTCCGCAACCTGGGTCGGATCTGGGAGGACTTCACCCAGCAATACCAGCAGCAGCAGCGCCAACTTCAGTTCAGCCAGTTTATGGAGAACTGGCAAGTCAAGGCTGAGCGCACGCCGGTCCAGTTTGGTTGGCAGCGCGAGGACCTGGCCTTCCAGGGGGCTCAACAGACCCTCCAATACGCCTGGGGGCAGGAGGACATCCAAGAGAAGATGCGCTACGCCACCGGGCGCGAGCGCAGGGCCCTCATGAAGCAGCAGGACCGCCAAACCATCCAGTACGCGATGGGGATGGGCCGTCTCGAGACGCAGGGCGAGCGCCTGGATGTCCGGGAGCAGTGGGCCAAGGAAGATCTCGAGCGCGAGAAGCGACAGTTCCTAGAACGGTTCAAGCTGCAAGACGAGTACCAGTCCCGGTACAGAAGCTACATCGAGCAACGCAGGGCATTGGAGAACGAGCTCCAGGATATCCGGGAGCACGGGGCGCGCCTCAACATCGACATGGCGCGTGAACAGCTTGACATGCAGAAGCAACTCGAGGAGAAGACCCGCGCGATCAATGCCGTGCAGATGGCGGTCAACCAGAGCCTGGAGAACGCAGTGGCCCTCCAGCGGGTGTTTGCACAGAACCTGATTACCGCTCTGACTCGCGCAAACTCTCTCGCGTCTGACTGGCTATCGAAAATGGGCGCCGCGGCCGCATCGACGCCAAGCTATGACAGCACACTCTACTACCGGCCACCCGGTTACGAAAACATCCCGCCTGGATCTCAGGATACCACCGGCGGCGTGATTGGGGGCAGATAATGGCATACGGCATACAAGATATTTGCTACCTGGACACAGTAAACCCACCCGTGGCAACCTACCACGTGTTACATGACTCGTGGGACCACACGCCCACCGTTCCACTGGTGTCCGAGCGTAGCGTGACTGGCAGGTTGCACGTGCATCGTGTCGTGGACGGCTCTGGAGACCCGTACCAATTCGAGGAGGACAAGGCTACAGTTCGCGTGTCTTTGACAGAGATGCTCACCCTTCGGGGGCTGATCGGTAAGCAGGTCTACTTCATCCCAAACTATCACGACGACGTAAACATCACGGACAACATGGTCACCGGGTACCTCTCGATTGACCGGGGCGGCATCGTGAACATAGACCCGTCCGGCGTGTATTGGAACGTGACATTTCAGATTCTTGACGACTCGACTGTAACATGATCACTCAAGCCGAAAGCGGGTTAAGCGCTGCGAACTACGCGGCGGTACAGGCTGCTACTGGAGACATCTCCATTAAAGTAGAGCTCCAGCGAAGCGGGCCTGTCTGGTCGTCCCATGATACCGAATCCCGTAGCGGTGATTGGTTTGACGCCATCCAGGCGTCTACATGGCTTGTACGCGCGTACAGTGCTGAGCAAGCTGACGTATCCTGTGTCTCGGATTCCACCGTTAGCACTATCGTGGAAACATTACAGTCTGAAGTTGGGTCCGATTACACGTGGCAAGCCGCGACGATTACGCTTACGGGCGCCAAGTATAAGGTTAAGCCATCTCTTGTTGCCAATGGGAGTGAGGTATACCTCTTTTACGTCAATACTAACGACAGAATCTGTTACAGAAAGTGCGACAGCATCGGTGCAGCCCCCGCGGTATTCGGGGCAGAGGTCGATGTCGGAGCCGCAACAAACTGCGAGCATCTCGCCGCGACATCCCACACCAAGGTACACTACGTCACCTCGACGTCGAGCGCAAACCACAAACTGCATTACTACGAGTATTCTGGCGCCTCATGGAGCAATACGGACAGCGACGTCTATTGGCCATTCCCTATCTATGCCATGGATGCCGCAACTGTGGGCGGCAAGGATCTGATCATGTTTGCCGCAGAAATGTCGCCGTACCTGAGCTCCAGGGCAGTAGGAACACAAGTAACGTCCGTGGTCAATAGAGTACAAGGCATCGTCCGGTTTTGGGAGTCCGGGGGGCGCTGGTCAGACCATGACGCCATGGACGTGATCGACAATATCGAAGTGTACCCATCCAGGCAGCATCTCAGGCTCTCATTTGAGGGAGGCTATGCCTGGTGCACGTACATGCGCCGGGGAGGCACTGGGGATTACACTTACACAAAGACCGCCGTCATGAGATCAATGGATGGCGACAACTGGGAGTTCCCGGAGTTTATCGAGGGTGAGGCGTCTCCCTGTGTGATCCTGCCACGTGACAACGACTATTTGTATGTCGTGGGTGTGAATGAGACGAAGCGCAGCCCCATGACAACGTGGGCTGGCCAGTCTCCGACAGCAACGGATGTCACTGACTACGTCATTGGACTTGAGTCAAACGCGGCTAACATTCGTAACACGAGCGTGGCGCTCTCCAATCCGGCAGACGTACTAAGCGGTACGCTTGCCAAGACAGAGGACCGCGTTGAGGCTGTATATCATCTGGGGTACTACTCTGGGTCCGCATTGCAGGTACAGACGTCTACCGAGGATCTGGTACAGTGGCAGGACACACTGCAAATGCCGCAGCGCCAACTCAAGCTGGCCACCAGCGACAGACTGAGCAGGCTCAATCGTATCAGGTCCGACTTCGCAGCAGAATGGCCCGGGCAGCAAGCCGGCCGTGACGCCTATAATGACCCTACTGGTACGGGATACGGGGGGCTGCGGCACACGGCGCCGTACCTGGGATCCTGGAAGGCATCCGGTGGGGAGTGCGACCTCGTTTCTGCGAATATGCAGGCCCTAGCTGTGAGCACGTTTGTGTCTAATGCGCTCAGTGGGTCTGCGCGCACCGGGTTTCAGCTTAACTACACCGACAAAGAAGAGTATGCCGGTGTAGCATTTCACATTTATGATAAGGACAATTTCTTTCACGCGTCCTACTACGCAGACGACGACGTGATCCGCTTAAAAAAGATGGCTGGCGGCATAGAGACAACCCTGGCCGCCTCTGCCGCCATGGGCTGGACCATCGACGGGTCAAATTGGTACTACATTTGGGCTCGTGTGCACTACGGGATGATCTATGTCTACACAAGCACGGACGGTATAACCTACACCGCGCTGGCATGGGACAGCGGAGATGGCGAGTTAGACGGCGTCCTGTCGCCAGAGAGCGAGTTTATCGGTGCGTGGACTGGAAAGTTCGGCCTGGTGGGATACAGCTACTCTGATGCCGATGATTGGCCATCATGGGATCCGATCCCCTGGCCGGTGCCCGGCGTAGAGCACGAATACGGCATGATTCTGTACGACCAAACGTATGTTGGCAGGAGCTCGAATTTCTTCGATGTGGATGAGGACGCGAACTGGGAAAACATTAGCAGCGGACTGTCCGGGACCCTCTATCGCATCGCACTTGGGCCGTCGCAGCAGGCCTGGTGCACAACGTCTGACGGTGTGTACTACACAGTAGATATAGAGGCAAGCCCAATTAGATGGACGCAAATCATGAGCACGGCGGCCGGGCGCGCCGCAGCGACGGGCGATGATGGGAGCGGCACATTCGGGGCCCTGGACATTGGACCAGATGGCACCGTATACATAGGCTGGGCAAACTTCAATTATGTGCTGTGTGGCTACTTCTCTGGAACAGCCGGGGGGTTAAGTTACACCAGGTTTGCAGCATATAGCGCCAGCGTCTGCAATGTCACGGTTAGGAATACAGGCTGCGGCTACGCCGCATACGCAGAGGATGGCGTGCCGAGGTTTGGCTGTTATGCAGGCGGGTGCGCGGACGGGCTGTTATGGTCGGCGGGTACGTACACAGACTGGGTGAGTAGCGGACATAGTGACGGGCAGGTGGTACGTGCTGTATGCAAGGGGTTTGTACAAACATGGAACGGCTATATCTACTCTGGCTATAACCCGGCCTCCTTGGTAGTTACGCCAACCGGGGGCGGCACCGGCGAACATGGAGTAGATGCACTTGGTGGTTTGTTGCTGTATCATAATGACGGGGATTTGTATCTTGGGACTGGGACGACTAGCGTGGCGGCAGCGGGCACCGTGTTTGGGCATTCCGGTATGGGGTCAGGGCGCGCGATCTTTACACGCCAGAATGCCAACGAGGTCGCCTGGGCAACGAGAACACTATACAACATTACAGTCAATCCAGAGCGCAATGTCATCGTATGGACAAATGACCGATTCACTAATTTCTATGACCGAACGGGGGATTGGGCAACGGCAATCAACGTAAATTGGATGGGGGTAGACGGATCCGCGAGGGGGTCGGCAGCGCCGATTCAGTATATCAAGCATGAGTAACTCGAAATACAAGGGACTTCAATGCCATGACGACCGACTGCCCACCACCCAGGAGGTGGGGATCCAGCGCTGCCTGGCATTCGCTGGGATCCATGATGTGGAGTTCGCGACATGGATCAACGAGGCCTTCGACGTCGATACATCCACGCCGTCCGTTGTAAGCCTAGAGGGGGCAGAAGGCACCTGGTACACAAGCGGCGGTCTTCTGTACGGGGTTGGGGGTGGTGCCGCACAGTGGTACAAAGTCAGGTATCGCACGGCAACGAGCGTGGGATTTGTTGCGTCGTTCACGAAGACTGGTGACCGGGGCGCATTTCTCTTCAACTGCGACTCGGCATACGATGGATATATGATATGGTGGACTTCTACCGCGGTTGGGGTGTCGCAGCTTGACTTGGGGGTCGAGACAGTACTTGTCAGCTTGCCAATGGCGGAGACCGGGGCGGCCGCCGTCACCGTGGCTGTATGGCCGCGCCGGTACAGTTCAATAGACACGATCGACGACGCCTCTGTGATGCTTTGGTTTGACGACAAGCACCTTCTCACGCACACGATGGAGTACGACGAGGACCATGGGGGCGCGCTCCTCGGGTTCGCTGTATACGGATCCGACACGATCACCTTCAATGGCCTGGTAGTGCCGCAATTACACCAGTTGATAGAGTGGGCCTCGGTGGACCCGGGAGAGGCCGTGTCGGCCGGGTATGGCCGAGTGGCGGGGCATGACAAGATCCGGGCGCAGGCCCGCTACGACGGATCGGTTAAGGTATGGCGAGAGGCCGGCACGGACTCCGACTGGACAGTTCCTTCTGATCGGCCGGTTACCGTGTCAGAGAGCCTCCAGATCTACCCGCCGACCCACCTGCGGCTAGTGGGAGCGCTGCATGAGATCGAGAACTTTCGCACTTCTGAGGCCACGCAGGGACACATATTCGCCGTCGAGTCGGATCCAAACGCCCTCTCTGAGAGCGAAACGTCTGCGCGGGCGTCCCGGCGCCACAAGCAGGTGTATGAGGACGCACACGCCTACACGTTCAACATGGCCCCAAATCCTGTGTTAGAGCCAGAGGATATAATCACCTACGGCAGCACCAATTGGCGTGTCAGCGTTATATCATACCGCGTTGCTCGGGAAAACGATATCGTCTATGTGCTTAGATCGATCTTGCAGACTAGAGAGTGTCTAAATGCTTAATGCCCAAGACGTAAATGTCATACGTAAAATGATCAGGCAGGAGTCTCCGTCCCTGTTCGACGTGGGGACTGTCATCGCCATGGACTCTCGCGGGTCCCGCACGGTGTCTGTACGTCTAAGCGGTGGCACGGTGTGCCAGCGCACCCGGTCATGCGTAGACCTCGATGTGGGCGACGAGGTTCTGGTAGCGCGCGTCGAACGCCTGGCACGCGTGATAGCCGTGGCTAAGATATCACAAGAGCTCAAGGCGCGCATGTCCCACCGCGGCATACTCGCGCCACCTAACAACTTGGCAGTCAAGGCCGTACCTGGCGCCTTGTGGGTACAGTGGGATACCTACCCCGGCGAGGATATTTGCTGGCAGGTGCAATCGAACTCCTCGGCCGACGCCTCCGGCGCGACCGACGCCCTGGTCACTCGCGGGTCATACTATCGGTATCCGATAGTAGACGCAGACACCGATACCGGCAACCCAACTCAGTACTATTTTCGGGTTCGGGCTATCCGGTGGCTCGGCGACAACGATGTAATGTATTCTGCCTGGTCGTCCTGGACAGACAACACTAGCGTAACCTGGGACGGCCGCTACCGCACCGAAACAGAGCTCGCCTCTACTGCGAACGGAGAGGGCGCCTCCATGATCGGCATCGAGGATGCAGGCGGGCACTTTGCCGGAAATGATGTGGAGGGGGCGCTACAGGACCTGGCAGACGGAACCGTTTTACCAGACCATGACCATAGTGGCGCCGGTGAGGGTGACCAGCTCGACTGGGACGACATCTGGAGTGACGCAGTGCACGACCACTCCTCCGACGCGGAGGGTGGCCAGGACCTGCGCCAGATCAAAGAGCTCGAAGCAGAAGACTTTACAGAACTTACTATTGACGCCGCTGGCGCGGTCACCAGGACCCAACTGTATCATTCTATCGACACTAACGGGGATGCGGCCACTGACAACCTGGACACGATCAACGGGGGCGTGCTTGGAAACCTGCTGATCATCAAGGCTGCCGACAGTGCCCGCACAGTAGTCGTGCGCCACAACCAGGACAATATCTGGTTTCAGGGGGCCGCAAACGTCTCTCTGGACGACGCAGATGACCACCTACTATTGATCTATGATGGCACATACTGGTGTGGCATAGGCGGGGGTGCCGGGGGAGGCTCCGGGAGTGTCCCGGCAGCCGGGACGGCAGGCCACATCCTAGTGGATAGCGGGGCGGCCTGGCAGAGCGTTGCAGCCTCTCAGGACGCAGAAGTAGCGGCCGGCGGCGCTGTCACCGTGAAGGGGATCCGCGGCAATTGCGTGGATAACGAAACTCCATCTGCTGGGGATGTCATGGTGTGGATCTCTGGCGCGGCAGGTTGTGCTGGCGCATCCGACGTGAGCGACTTCTGGGGGATATCGCACCTAGAACACGGCGACCTTCTTGGCCTGAACGATGACGACCACATCAGGTATGAGCGTCGGAGTCCGGGCCTCGCTACAGGATGCGTTGTTACGGATGCTGGCGGCCTGAATGTGGACTGGACTAGCGGGACAGTTTACTACAACAACACAGTATACTCGATCAACTCGGCTGCCGCGCAGGCCATGACCAACAACTCCCCCAACTACATCTATTTTGACGAGGGTGTGTCTCACGACACTCTCCAGGTCTCCACGACGCAGCCAACAGACAGCGACCAGGTGCTGGTTGCCATAGTCTGCGCGCAAGATGATGATATAGTTGGCGTGGTGAACGACGAGGATGCAGACGACCGACTATACTCTGTGTCCTTTGCCCTTGAGCTTATGTTCCCGGTGCGCGTGATCAGTGGTGGCATCGTGTCTGCTTACACCTCTGATCCTGCAAGCGACCTGGATGTCGTCATGACCGCAATCGTGTTCGTGATCGGTGGCCACACCATCAGTTCCCATGCCGCGTCTAACAGCAAGGACACCGCAATGCGAACCCACTTCCACGACGCGGCGGACGCATGGGATTCTGGGTCCGCGAACGACGTGGACACGGCGAATTACGACGACCCGGACGACGGGACCGGCCTGATCCCCATTCCTAACAACCAGTGGGTACGGGGGATGTTCTACTGGTCCCTGAACAAAATCAACTACATCTACCCCATTGAGACGTTCGCCAACAAAGCTGCGGCCCTAGCAGCGGACAACCCCGTAACTCCCCCCGGCCTGGCGCGCTGCATTCCGCTCGCCGCGATCGTCTTCCAGGAGGGCGAGACAGACATCTCGAACGCCGACTTCCTGGATATCCGGCCCGCAAACGCGGTCTTGGAAGGGGTGCCCGTAACCGACCACGGAGACCTGGGCGGCCTCACGGACGACGATCACACACAATACCTCCTAGAGGACGGCACTCGAGCCATGTCCGGTAATTTGGATATGGGTGCGAATGAGGTTACAAACGTAGGCGACGTAGACGGAGTGGATGTCAGTGACCATTCCGCCAGGCACGACCATGGCGGCGCCGACGCCCTCTCAACGGTCCCGGACCATGATCATACTGGGGATGCGGGGGATGGTGGGCAGGTTGCTCACAGCGACCTCTCTGGCGTGGGCACAGACGATCATCACGACGAGGCCCACACTCATGCTGCGGACTCGGGCGGGCAGTTGGACTGGGACGTGGTATGGGCCGACGCTGTGCACAATCACCAGAGCGACGCC